CTTTTTTTGTAATGTTTCTTTTGACCATATTCTATTTTTGTTAGCTTCTCGAATAATATTCCTGTGTGTTTCAGTTATCACGTGTCCGGTATAAACTTCACCACTGTGGTGAGAAGCCAGTCTACATATATTATAATCCCCATCGGAATCTATCCATTTTTGCTCCAAAGTGATTAAGGTGTCTCTGATATTTTCACATTCTTCTAAAATCCAAAATTCGAATACAGACGCTCCATATTTATTGTACGCCCTTTGCAAATGTGTATTTACGTGTTTGTTTTTATTTAAATTGTTGAAATGTTGTCTATATCGTTTACGTAGATTTTCAGAACTTCCTATATACTTTTTATTATTGAGCGTATTTACAATGGCATAAATACCCGAAACATTTTCTGATATCTGAATATGACCAAAATAATAAAATTTAAATTTCAACATAATCTCTTACATGATTCTTTAATATTTGTGCCAGATGTCTCTTGTTATCTCTTGTCATTATCAATTGATATTTTGTTTTATTCTTAGTAAGCATATTTTGCTTATTCCAATAAAAACGATATTTGTATCCCCCAGTATGTTCATTCAAATGGTATATGATCTTATCATACTTCTTACTTTCAGCATAATCCATTCTCAAACTTTTGCCAGTATATTCTTTAGGTTTATGCTTTACTATGGATAATGTACCCATTCTACAAGGTAATCTGACTTCTTTTCCGTTTTCAATTATCTCGTCTCTTAAGTATCTAAAGTAATCTGAAACAATTTGTCTAAATACTTTATAAGAAACCTGATATAGTGGATTGTCTTCTACGTAATTACAATAACCATCATAGAAGTCAGCAATCGTATAAGCTTTTCTATTGTATTTAGTTTCTTGCATTCAGTTCGTTGTTAACGTCGTTTGTACTATTGTTCGTAGTGTCACTAGGGACTCGTAACATGATATTCAATTCTCTTTCAAATATCATTTGTTTAATCGTAGGTATCATATTTGCTGGCACTGGATACGGAGTATCATCTCTATCAAAACACTCACCAGCTTGGGTAGGATCTTCTAATATACCTTCTATTTTAACATATTCTAAATGTTCAGGACCAAGTATGTACAGATGATTACCTTTTATATAAGCGATGTAATCACTACAAGTATATTTTCTACTTACTTGGTATTTAGCTTTGGTTTCTGTACCAAGTTGAATTAAATCGCCATTCATATCTTTTACAGCAACTAAACCTAAACCAAAATGTAAGTCAATGAAATTAGGTATCTCTTCATCTGATTTGTAGTTATAACCGCCAGTACAATTACTTACTTTGGATATATGTAAAGGTCCAATAGTTTGTACATACTCTGGATTTATATCTCTACCCTTATCTAGATCCTGTTTAATTAAATATGCTCTATATTGATGTATCCACTGCTCTATCTGTATACGGGATAGCTTTTCACTTTCGCTAACATCGTTATCCCTCACAGTAAGTATGATATCATCAATTATTGTATTTAATGAATTAAATGTCATAATTAATTATTTTAAATAGTTTCTACATATAATCCAACAAGAGCTGACAAATCGTGTGTAAGAGGTTGTTCACTATTTCTTGTACATTTATATTTTATACCATTTTGGATATAGTATTTGTCTTTGAATATTTCCATAGGTGGAATGTAAACAATAGGATCATCTATAGTACCTTTGTGTTCTTCATCTACTACTTTCCACAAGCTTGCAGTAGCCATAGAAGGTTTCCAATTATCTTGAGTAGTATGTTCTTTTATACATTCCCAAAGAACATTATCAGATAAATATCTTTCTCCTACTTTAACAGTGATACCTGCAACCCATTCTGGATAATGATCTTTAACTTGTAATGCTTCACCCGGAGTAAGATCATATGTATTGATTTCTTTAGTAATCTCTTCATTAAGAACATTCAAAGCTAATATACGACTGAAGTCTCTGTTGATTACAGGCTCTTCTTCTGTACTAGTCCATTCTTCACTATTTAACAATTCAATAAAAGTTGGATCACTAAATGAATATCTTGGAAATGATTCATCTTCGAAAGGTACTAACATTTCTTCATGTAAAATAACTTTACTCTGATCTATACTTGTTCTCATTTCGGGCAGTATTTCAATACCATGTGATTTTGCCCATAATAAATCTACTATTGCGTATTTCATATTATTTTGCTTTTAAAGTTTGTAAATAGTTATATGCTTTGATACAATCTTCCCTGGAGAGGACTGTAGGATAAATCGCTAAGTTTTTGAAAGCAATTTTAGTATATGCGTTACCTGAATATCCTATAGTTAAGAAATTTTTACTGGTAGATTCCGTTTCTTCATTATAAATAGATTCTTTCCAGTCTTTTGAATAAATCCTGCCATCAGAACAAATTGCATTAACGGTATTTTGATCGGGAATCAAAATATTTCTACCATTTTTTATATTAATGAGCGTTGAATTATAATTATAAATGACTATACTATCAAATTTTACAATACCAGCATTGTCATTTTTCCCTGTATTTATAAGCTCCCAATCTCCTATTACAGTCCAATCATTACCCATTTTAAATATAGACGAGATTATCTTATCATCCACCCCATCAGTAACCAGATAGCCAGCATATTCACCTTCTTCATTGTAGCCACTCCCTTCTGCAAACCCAAAATTCGACAACACAAGATTATTACCATTGCCCGTAATGTTGGCAATAGTAGCACGATCTTCGTCCTCGTTGGTTTTGCCTACCACTGTCCATGCCTGGTCGGGGAAGAGCCAGGGATAGGTTTTAACGAAGTAGTCTTTGATCTTGGTCAGTTCTTCTTCGGTGGCATCATGATCGAGAAATACAAGTTCCCAGATAGCAAAATTAGCAAATTCATTTCTTTGAGGATACGACCTGCCTAAAACAAGTGAATTTGTCGCATCTTTGTTTCCATTGGCAATATTAACTCCATTATACTTAGATGTTGTTTGCCAAGAAAAAGGAGATTTTGAATATTGTAATGTTATTTGAGTAGCTCCATACGAAATAGTTTGCTCTGCTCCTTTATTGTAATTTTCAAAAGTGAACACACCATTAAAAGATCGATCGGATGCGTTTGTCGCTATAGCAGATATTGCATTTGGATTATATGTAATCCACTGTCTCAACGCCACAACTGTATATCCCTTTTCCTTAGTCAAAATAGGAAAGTTATCACAGACACCATAATCGTCTACTCCGTCAAAGACAAGTGCACCGGGGTAGAGGGGAAGTTGTTCGATGGTAATTGATCCCACTTTACCCCCAACATTAAGATAAACAGCTAAAAAATCATCTTCTTTTATTGCAGGAATTTCAGTGATGCCATTAGGATTTAACGGTACTTTTACTGTTGTAGCCGTTGATACAGAAGAAGCATAAAATGACAAAGACAGATCACCTTCATTGTATCCTTCACTTGATATTTTTATGGAATAAGATTTATTAAATTGGTAAATATTCTTTGGTATATAAATAGCGTTACTTATTCCTGTGGTTAAAATGGTTACTTTAATAGAATTGCTACTTTGCTCATCAATTCTTACTTTATCTACAGTAGCATTGTTTTTGAAATTATTAAAATTCTGAACATAACCACCTACTCCAGACATTTCACCCCAAAGGAAGTTCTTCATTTGCAAGTCATGTCCATTACCTGTCTTATCTACCCACACAGGATTTTCTTTCATCTGCTCATTAGTAAGACCTAATGCTGAATATCTTGCAATCATACCAGGAATAGATGGGAAGTCATCCTCGTCGCCTTCTGAAGTAGGGGTATAAAGACCATATTTACGTTGAGCTTGTTCTTCCATTAATTTCCTGTATTGCTCATACCAAGACTTATAATCTAATTCAGGACCTGCTACACTTATAAGCTTATCTGTATCTTCTACATGTGTTTCATAATGTTTCTTCATACTTATAAGTTATTTATTGTTATTGTTATTTGTTCTTTATTATCCATCGCCTTCTGAAGTAGGGGTATAAGCTTGTTATAAGCTACAGTAGAATTAGATATCCAATCTTCTTTTATACCATCCCAAGTACCTACCAGTATACATCCACTGGAATCTTTGGCGCTAGAATTGCCCGTATGGATACGTATACCTAAGAAGTGAGGTACATTAAGTATCTCAGGCATAATACGCTTAAAACGGCTAGAATAGCTTAATTTCACCTCATACGTACCAGCAGGTACAGCTGTGTCCCCATACACCTTTTCCTTGCATTTACATGCAATTCCTTTAGGTGTATTAGGACACGTAACAGGTAATGGTCTTACTGGATCTTCAAGTGTATCCGATATATACGCACCATCTACATATAACTCCCCAATAGTATATTCATTAGTACGAAATATTCTATCTAATCTGAGTTCCATTAGATTATACTTTTAGTTACACTTGTTTTAAGTTTAGATCTAAACTCTAAGAAATTCTCATATCTAGTTTTACAGATTTCATCTTTGTTGAGACCCAATTTATATGCAAAGTAATCATTAACCATTTTCAATTGTTGATTCACATCCCAATTATTAAGTAATACATCACGAATAATTGAATCATCATTGATATTGGATTCATTGATAATTACTTGTTCACATTCATAATATGTTTCATCGTCCTTCTTTACTTCTTCAATGTTATAATTAAAAGCGTAAGAATTATTGTCTAACTTTTGAATCATTTCAGGACGTTCACTATAGCAAGATTTCATATGCATTATATCTTTTATGAAATATTATAATCGTGTAAGTATTTATAATATTCCTCATTAATAAACTTAATAATAATTTACTTTTAGATGTAACACTAATTAGTTTATTAGTAATTACATATAATTTAAAATATTTATTATAGATTTTATAACCTATAAACTTTAATCTCCTATTTAAGACATTTAATATAATATCTTTCTTAGGTACAAATATTTCAGGCGTTGTTAGATTATATTTCTTACAAACCCTTAATACTAACTTTTTACAAAAATTGATAGAATTACAAAACTTCAACCAACCAAAGTAAGAACATACTTTACGTCTAGCGTAGGATTTACTATATGTCTTATTGTATAACCTAGATAAACACTTACACATATTATGTTTGATGTTTTTCCTAAGTAATGTATGAGTATGATAGAATTTATATCCTACAAAGTCTAATCCTCTTGAATCTAAAGGAAATACTTGATAATTACTCTTTACCGTTAGTTTTAAATTGATATTTAAATATTCGATTATAACTTTGATTAAAGTATGTAAACTCTCTTTATCTTTACTAAAGATTACTATATCATCAGCATATCTGAAATAGTATTTTATTTTCTTACATTCTTTAATCCAATGATCAAAGTAAGCTAGATATAGATTAGCAAAGTACTGTGATAAGTAATTACCAATAGGTACTCCTGGTGCTGAATCAATTATTTCATCTAACAACTTTAATACTCTAGTGTCTTTTATTTTTCTTCTTACTATAGACTTAAGAATCTCATGATCTATAGAAGGATAGAATTTCTTAATATCTAATTTTAAACAATATTGAGTATTAACTGTATCTTTCCTTAATACTCTCTTTATATCTTGTGCTGCTTTATGAATACCTTTATTTTTTCTACAAGCATAAGTATGTGCAACAAATACCTTCTCCCATATAGGTTCTAAATAGTTCATTAATGTATGATGAGCAATACGATCTGGGAAATAAGGTAATCTATATATTAATCTTTCTTTCGGTTCGTATATTGTGAATAAACTATATTTTGAAGTCTTGTAAGTTAAATTCGTTAAATCATCTTGTAGCTTATGAAGATTACGTTCACGATTTCTATCATGATGCTTAACACCATATGAGTGTAATTTCCCTTTACGAGCTTTCTCATCTGCATACAAGATGTTGTTATAATTTGTTATACCTTCAAATATATTGGAAATTCTTTTCATTAAAATTGTGATAAGAGGAGCGTTCGCCAAAACTACTAACACCGCTGATTTTATTATTTGTTTTTTGGCAAGAGCCAAGGTCATGTCAAAACAAAAAGAAATTTTAAGTGAGCTGTAATTAGCATTCGTATTACTGACTGTATTATTCGAATTACAATAACTGAGACTGGCATTAGTGCTGTTATTAGCATTACTGCTGTTTTTTACTTGACATCAACCTATAAATGTTTACGGTCTATATACTAAACGCGAGCCGTAACCAGCAGCCGCATAACCGACCGTATTACCCGAAAAACAAAAACCGAGACCGGCATTAGCGCCGTTATTAGCAGAACCGCCGTAGAACAAAGTTCTTAAAGAAGAACTAGCTATAATGGTTTCGAAGTTATCGCATCTACCTGTAGTAGAACTAGCTCCTGTTGCTTCTGATGGGATGAATGTACCCAAGTAAGTATCAGAGATAGCACCACCTTTTCTAGGTAATTGTCCTAATTCACTAAAACCTTCAGTAACAGTGTCACCATAATCAGCTTCGGTTTTTGCTAAGTATATAGTACTAGTACCACCATCTGCATCAGATTTAATATCAAAAATAACACCGTCAACATTCTTCCAAATGTGTCCGAATGGATTTTCTATACCTCTATATCTAGGTACTTTTACTACATTATCTGGTTTGAAAGTAGAAGGTAAAGTATATTCAACTTCACCGGTTTTATTTCCAAGAGCATCACTAGTACCACAAGGAATAATTGGATAATAACTATTAAAAGTATTCCAATCACTACCAGTAACATTTGTAACACCACTACCTAAACCACCTTGTTTAAAACCGTCGTTAGATAAATTTTCATTAAAGGCTAACTGAGAATTCCAATTTGCATATTCAATAGAATACAGTAACCAAATAGTATTTGTTGCAAAGAAATCCAACATATTCCATTTAGTACCAGTAGCTCTATTTCTAGCATATTTTCTAAAGTTAGCTCTACTAGTAGCAGTTACAGGCATACCTAATTGAGTATTCTCTGCTTCATCTTTAGTAGCATCATTATTACCACCTCTAAAATTAGCAGTAGTATTTACTACAGAAGCAAGTTTTAAAGTACTAGTGTTAGTTCTATCTATAGTAGCTTCATAAGCAGATACATATTGCTTTTTAACCAGAGTATAACCATCTAATGCATATTCTGAAATACTCATACTATCTATACCATTCTTACTTTGGCATTTTACATAGAATTCAGGTATTTCAATCATTACCATACCATCACTACCATCTTTCTTAATAGGTGTACCATCTTCATTAGCAGACCAGTCATCTTTGAAATAATGATTTACTGTACCATCATCTGCTAAGGTACATCCTCTCATCTTATTCTGGATTGGTAAAGTACGATGTAAATCTAAATTACCAATTCTAGCTAAAGTTGCATTCAATGAACCTGTTTGCCAAGATACACCATAAGAATAAAAACTTTCAGCATTAGGTATATCATTAATTTCAATGTTAGTAGAATCTATTTCTACATAAGCTTTACCATCTTGTACTTTAACAGCCTTCTTAGTATCAGTAGATACAAAACCTGTTTTGATACCACCCAAAGTAGAATCAGAAGCAGTAGGCAATGTGTAGTTATTTGCATTAGCTGCAATACCAGCTAACTTGTTCTTTTCCGCAGTAGTATAATCATTAGTGGATAATCCTTTACCAGATACCTTATCTACTTTGTTTTTAATGTCTGTTTGAAGCTGTTTTACATCTTCTTGTAATTCAGTAATATCGCCAGTGGCTTTACTGTTTACGTAAACCCAATCTTTACCATTAAAGTATTTCAGATCACCACCATTCGGGTTAGATGCTAAATCAGCCCAATACTTAACAGATGCAGGATTAGGTTTAATCGTACTTCCTAATATATCGTATTTATTATTGTATGTACTCATATAATATTAAAATAAAAAAGGTTGACTAAATAGCCAACCTTTGTGTTTTAGATTTCAATTTGTTTCTCCTCAGATGAGGGAGTTTCTATTTTAACCTCTGGACGAACAGTAGTTACATTTTGTAAAAGTTGCTTAAGCTCTTTCACTTCAGCTTTTAATTCATCAAGTTCTTTGAAATCTTTTGTCACATTGGTTGTTATGTCCGGAGTTGTATTAAGTAATTTTAAGATGTCTTCACATCTCCTCATCTCTTCATCGTATTTTAATACGCTTTCCTTTTTAACTTTGCAGTCATTATAGGATTGCTTAACCATATCTACAATTTGAGTTTTATCTGTAGCTATAGTAAGTCCGATGGTAGAATCGGTCATCATTGTTTTATCTTCAGATACTGACAGTTTCTTCTGCTCACCGTCACAAGAGATAACTAAATCTACAAGCTTACGCCTATTTTGCATAGGCATTGGGAATTGACCTGGTGGCAATGGTTCATCGTAGGGTTTTGATACACTTACTACTTTACCTAAACTGTATGTAGTACTCTTTTTAAAAGTACCTGTAATCTCGAGTACGTGTATATTTGTACCCGGCGTTAACTGTGAGAATGTCATATCTTTAAGTTTAAAAAGATATGGGCAGGTATTACTCGCTGCCCATATACTTAGTTAATATATATTAGGCAGCTGGAGCTGCAGCCACAGTGTAATGATTCATAACCTGAATAACATTATCGCATTTATTGTAATAAACCCAATATCTGTTACCAGCAGAGATTTCAGAACCAACTAATGGTGTGCTATCTCCTTTTACTACAGGTATATTATTGTTATTTGAAGCAGTGCTTACTGAACCAGTAGTAGATACAAACACAGGAAGTGTTGCACTAGCAGTGGCAGGAGTATGTCTAACCTCTAATACAAACACACCTTCTCTAGGAAGTCTACACCACACTTTAGGACAGATACCCAGAACTGTAGATTCTGTTGAATCACTTACGCTTATTGTATTGATTTTCGGTATTACTTGGTCTAAAATACGAACGGTATTGTTACGTCCAAAGTAAGGATTAAACATGAAAGGAAACATAATAACCTCCTTTCTTATTAAGCGCAACAGCTATCACCGTAGCCATATCCGTAACCATAAGGGTTTCCATAGCCTGTAAATCCACCATTACATCCATAAGGATTACATGTTAAATATGCAGGAACTGGACAAGGTTTAATCTGATTTACAATATTCTGAGTCTGCTGTTGAGTAATAGCAGAAGTTTGCAATGCGTTCTTTTCATCACGTAGAACATCAATCTTATTCTGCATTTCTCTCATTTCTAACTGACAGAATTTATCATTGATAATCTGAGTCTGAGCATCTATCTTAGCACCAAGAATGTTAAATCTTGTAGCGTTTTCACTAGACAAGTTGCAGAATCCTGAAGTAATAGCGTTTTGCAAATTCATGGCTACATACCAGTCCCACTTATTGTGTTTCTCTGATTTTAAATTTATGCCCATTTGATTGGCAATGGACGTTGTCTCTTCAACTGTCCAATGAGGGCCTTTTGATCCATCCTCATTTTCCATGCCTTCTACTGCGTATTTAGCATGTTCCTCATCAAAGTGAGGGCCATTTATAGCTTCATATACATTAGCACAGAGTTCTGATTTAAGTATTCTGAAGCCCTTTTCCAACAGATTATCTTCATGTTTATCCATAGCTTTACCCAATTTAGTTAAAGCTTCTGTTGGGGAAGGATGGCGTTTAATTTGATCTAATATTCTACTTAAATGCATAGTTTCAATTTATTTATTGATTAATATTAAATTGAAATATTTTGCAAATTACTTTGTAATTTTGATAACCCGAGTATCTAATACTCTTATTAAATCGTTAGAATTGATAATTTTGTAAGATTCGACTTTATCTTTTTTAAAGTCAAAATGTATTAACCGTTGAAACCAGTTTTTATATTTCTTTCTATATACTTTTTCTTCGGTTATAAATAAATCTTGATGATTATATATTTCTGGAATACAAGTTATAACTGAATCCATTCTATTTATTTTGATAGTAGTCAATGGATTTGACTGAAGTTCTACATTGAAGTTTCTATCTATAGGTATTGTCTTTACTATAGTGTCTGTCAATACTGTGGACATACTCATTACTTCTTTTAACTTCTTATTCTTTATTTTAAGTTGATCTTGTGTTTTTGATAACTCTTGTATTAAACTATCTTTAGAATGTTTGAAATCTTCTATATTAAGTTTTAATACTCTATTTTCATTTTGTTTATTACTTAGGATCGATTGATAAGATTCAATATTATTACGAGCATCTCCCAACTCTTCATCCAGTTTATTTACTTTGTTTCTTAAGACATAATTGGATATTCCTAAGTAAGTTATAATGGTTATTATCAATACTCTAAGATAATTCATATCATTTAATCTTTTTTACTAGTTTCTTAATCTTTGGTAAATCTTCTTTGTCAATTGTAATATCTAGATATTTTTCACCTTTTTTCTTCAAGAATTTTTCAAGTAAGTTCCACGGTCCAGTGGGATCTAAAGTGTGTAAGTTTTCAATCATAGACCATAACTCAACACCTGCAATCAATCCCGCAAAACCTTCCACAAGATGTGCATTAAACGACGTAAGAATATACTGGTCTACTAAATGACCGCAACTAATCATTAAAGAACTGAAATACAATTTCTTGAGGGTCGCCCAAGCTTTTCTTGATTGTATCTTATCATTTTTACTTAGGGAAACTCTGATTCCTAAAATCATATCAATGATAATTAATATGCCTACAGCAACAACAGGAATCCAAATTGGTAAAAAGAATGTGCTTATAGCACTGACTAAGGTAGTACTAACACATGTAAAAAATTTAATTGGACCATCATTTATTAGTTCTTTAAAATAATTCACTGTAGAAACACTTGAGGCTTTTATTATAATATCATTTATATATCTAAACATGATTGAAGATTTGTGAGACTTTGAAAAAACAAAACGCTAGACAATCTAAAAGAATGCTAGCGTTCTGAAAATTATATGATACTTAGAGCTTGATATATAAAGTAAACGATTATATTAAATAAAGGTTCCTCTTATAAAGAGGACTATTACATACCTAATAGCGGTTATTGAACCACTGTTACTTTAGATAAATCAATAGGATAAAAAGATCTTATTTGTGAGACATGATCTGTAGGTACACGATCTCCACCAAATAAATGTGGACTGTTTATATGTCCCACAAATGCCCAAACCGATTCTGTATCACCAAGAGTAGAAGACCAATAATATCCATCGACTGGATCTCCTTCTATCAAAGCTAAATATTCATTAACTTCATCTATGTGCTGATACAATTCCTGCCATTCTCCTAAAGCGCCTGTATAACCAGCGGTATTACCATTAGGCCATTCAACAAAAACTGCAAATATCGCCTCATATATTCTATCCCAATCATTGCTTATAATTGTTTCTGAGTTAGAATAACCTTTAAAATCTTTTAAAGCAACTTCTTCATCTGTAGTAGTTACTACACTGGGGAATTCATCAATCAAATGTCCATCAGTAGTAAAAGGATATAACCCACCATCTTCTGTAATTTGAATACAAAAAGCACAATTATCAGTTATTACAGCTACACCCATTGCTTTAGAATTATTTTCAATATCCCATTTATCCTTTTTATCCTTTTTAAAGAGTTTGTTATCTACATCAAGGATATATACTCCATTTGCTATCGTTGGATACACTTTAGTACTACCCAAATACATGGCTTTTACTTCGGTAGTACCAACATATGCATTTTTAATATCTTTATTAGTCATAGTTAACCTGTTATTATATAAAGTGTATTAGAATCCTTAACGGTAAGTTTATCATATGCGGTTTGAGTCAATTTTATTATATTGGTTACAGTGTTGCTGGTTACAGGGGTGCCTACGGAATTTATGTATGTAAGTTTATAACTGTTTGAAGAATCTTTTATAATGAGAGCGACTTGACCAACCTTTTTTGAACTCATAACAGAGTAATAATAGTCATAAAAAGTAATATTGGATACTATGTTTATATTATTGCTTGCATCATAATTTAAAAACGCTCCAAAAATAGGTTCGCTTGTGCCAGATGATCCAAATTTACCTGGTTCTGCTTTATCGTAATTTATAAAATACATGTAATCGTTATTTGGAGTTATCTTACCATCAAAAGCAGATACAATTGCATTATACTCTTGTGCTGTAACTGTAGTTTTGTTCTTATCCTCAAACTTAATAGCATTAATAGCATCAAGAATATTGTTCTGCGTTTCTTGTGGTAATACTACGCTACTAGTTGGTATTGCTTTGTATTGACCGTTGTCGGAGAGGTATTTTGTACCGGAGCCAGTATTTTGTAAACTTTGTCGATTAGATACCGAAGTATAGGTCTTGTTACTCTTATTAATAATTACGGTTGTTACCATTAATCCTATAGAGTGATCACCGGAGTCTACTGTTAAAAAATTTGTTATAATACTATATGTTTCAGTAGAATTACTAATTGTTATCGGGCTAAATCCATCAGGATCCGTTTCAATTCTTGCTGTTGTTATTCCTTTGTTTACTGCATCAACTATCTTTTGATAGTTTTCATCTGATAATGTACCACTTTCACTTGGAAATAAAGTTGTTAAGTCAAGATACTGATTGCTAGCTATAATCTCTGACCATTGTTTATCTTTCCTACCATATATCTTACCATCTGAAGGTGCCTCTGTAATTACTTCTGTTTTTAAAGCATACTCATTGCCTTGTTTACCATCAAGTAAATCAGCATCTAAACCACACCCAACTCCATCTACCGTCTTTACTTTGGATAATACATCTGTAGCAGTATATGCAGAAGAATCTAATTTTGTATTAACCTGAGTAGTAGTAGCATAACCCTTTGCATTTAATTCAGTTTCGGTTACATATTCTTCAGGTACTGAAGTAAGATAATTGCCTTTTGGTTGATAAGTACTAGCTGCATCAGTCTTAGTTAAATACCCACTAAGATCTACTGTTTCGCTTAACTTATCCCAATCTGGAGTAGTTGAAGTAGCTACATAATTAGCCCCTGTATCTTCAAGATTATACACGTCACCGATACTTACATTTTCAGCAGGTAAGGCATTATAATTAGCTACAGAACCTTTTACTCTATATACTGAACCTACAGCAGTATTAATCTTTTGATCTATTTCTTCTGATGTTGGTAATCCAGTAAGTTTATTAAATCCTTCAGCAGTGATTAAACCTGCAGCAGAAGTTGTAGCTGCTGGTATCTCTATTACTTTAGATTGAGTACTACCATTAACACCTGTTTGTTCATTCTTAAATGAATACGTAATACGACCAAATTCAGCTGTGGAAACCATGTTATCGGCCATATTTACAACATAACCATTAAGTCTTGCTAATTTACTTTTTTCAGCCGAAGTAAAATCAGTAGAGCTTAATCCTTTTCCTTCCTCCTTGTCTACTTTGGTATCTAACTTACTGTCTACATAAGTCTTATCAGCTTTACCAGAGATTTGTTCAGTAACATCTACTGCTGCGACAGTATCATCAACGTACTTCTTAGTAGCAGGATGATAATCTGTAGTAGGTGTATATGTACTAGTATTACTTTTGGATATGTATCTACTATCATGATTATGACTAGTAATATCCCCAGTAAGTACAGATTCTACATTCTGTTTAGTTACAGAAGCATCACTACCTGGGTCTCCTTTCTCTCCTTTTTCACCAGTTTCCCCTTTTGGACCTTGTACTCCAGGTGCACCATTAGCTCCTGGTTCACCTTTAGGACCAGGTTCTCCCTGTTCTCCCTTAGGTCCTGTTGGTCCTGCTGGTCCTTGAATACTACCTACATTACTCCATTTAGGATTAGATACAACATTACCATTTTCACCGACATATACATATAGGTTACCAGAAATTAACCAAGCATCACCAGATACACCTTCTTGTGGTAAACCTGCTTCAGAATCTAATTCCCCTTTAATATTTAATCCTGAACCAGTATCTCCCTTAGGTCCTTGTGGACCAGGTTCTCCTTGTGGCCCTTGAATTCCCTGTATACCTTGCTCTCCTTGTTCACCTTTAGGTCCAACAGGCCCTTGTATACCTTGTTCACCCTTTTCACCTTGGACACCTTGTAAACCTCTTTCTCCCTGTAAACCCTGAGGTCCTCTTTCACCAGTAGCCCCTTTTTCTCCAGTATCACCTTTATCTCCTTTAGGCCCAGTTTCACCTTTCTCACCTTTCAAAGAGATTAACCATTCAGCTTCTGTTCCTTCAAAACCATGCTGTACTGCTACTTGATATGCTGATAAACCTTGAATACCTTGTGCACCAGATAAGTCTGATATGAATTTCCATTCAGTATCTCCTTTTAGATACAATCGAGAATCCTCTTCATTTTCAACATCACCTGTATCAATCATTACAAATTGTCCTGTCTTTACTTCAGGATTATTGTAATCATCTTCCATAGCTTGGATTGAAGGGTATGTCTTTACAATAGTAAATGCGTCACCAACTGCATTGATACCACTATCCTGATAAGTATCATTTACATAGTCATAGATATACCAATTACCATCTACAATCTTTGGTGGATTCTGAAGTACTTCTTTTGAGTCTTTTACAGCTTGTTTAGCATCTTTAACTGCATTAGGTACTTCTGCAAGCATTCTACTAAAATCTTCTTCAGTGCCAGTATATCCTTGTTCTACAGCATATTCATATGCAGTCTTACCATATGCAGTAGCACCAGTGTCAGCATATTCGTTTAATGCAGAATCAAATACCCACCAATTACCATTTTCACCAATAATTGGACTTTTACCAGAAGCAGGTATACCTGTGTCACGATTATCTATCCACCAGTTACCATTAGAACCAATGAAAGGAGCAACAGCATCTTCACTAGTAGCATCTGTTAGTTTAACCCAAGACTTAATATCAGGATTATATACTTTAATTACTTTTCCTTTTGAATTTGCTCCCAAGTCTATCCAGTACCCAACTTCATTAGAATTGGGTACCATATAGCTTGCAAAGAATTCATAATATACATTATTCTTTATCATTACTGTATTGTTTATAGATTAAAGGTTCAGTTAGATACATACTGGTGAAAGGATAATCTTCTTTCTTTTGTCTAAGATCATTAATAAGATCTCTAAGAACTTGTCTTCTTTCTGCAACTTCCGTATAATTATATTGTGAAGAAGGTTCTTGTCCTAGTACCATTGCTTCTGCAGCCTTAGTCATTATATAATCAGTAGAAGCTAATTCTTCTTCTGCTTCTTTTAACGCTTCTTCTAGTTCCGCAGTAATGTAATATGTACACAATAATTCACCATTTTTGTAGAAATATCTCTTCATTAGATATTTTATAGCCTCATCGTGCGGATCTTCAACATCTACTACATCATAATAATTAAGATCTAGATTATTTATTAAAACATCTATTTGATCAGTCATGTCTAAACCATTAAATTCATCACTGTTTAGTACATAACCATCACTCTTTCTTACTATTATCGTCATAACTTAAATATTAAATTGTTCTTGCATAATAAGTATCTGAAGCTGTAATTAAAAATCTTCTTGCCATAGCTTTATCCAATTTATAACTACTTATGTTTTTACCAGATTCATCAAACAGCGACATACCAGAACTAGGGAAAATATTATATGAAGTACCCCAGTTAGAAGCATATAATAACACTTCTATATTAAAATAATCGTTGCTCTTTAAACCTAGATGTTTAGCTAATAATGATCTGGATGGTAAATACACCGTACTATAACTAGTACTGTAAATTTCAAATCTCCAACCATATCCTCCCCCACCGGAGCTGTTAGCCGGCCAAACTAATTGAATACTATTGCTATTTTTATTGGGATTTAATTGTGCTTTACATGTATCATATACGCCATGTCTACTCCAAATAAAACCACTTGTGACAGCTAAACCGACAGCCCAACCTTGTGAGTTATTAGCACTGATAGTAGATCCTAAAATATAATCACCATAAATGTTATTAGTATAACTTATAGACATTGGAAGATTTTTACCATACGTTGCTGGAGCAGAATTAATACCAAAACCGGCGTTAACTCCATCCCCCTTACAATAATATCCGGAGTTACTTAATGACCATCCATCTCCTCTTAAACCATTACTAATTTGAACTCCACCAATATCACCACTACTCGCTGATATTGTACCAGTAATATTAGCTTTAGTAGAAACCATACTTCCATCTTTTTTTATCCTAAAAGGTGCACTACCAGGACTAGATGCTGCATTATTACCAGCTGCTAAATGCACATCGCTTAATGGTGAAGTTCTACCATCTAAACGCATAGTATTAGATTGAGCATAAATATACTCATCTGCAAATTCCCAACCTGCAATAGTTGCGGTTTCTGCTAATAATAACCCTGTAGCTATTGATTCAAAAGATGCTCCAAATCTTGTCCAATACCTACCAGAAGTACCATCCACTGTAGTGTAACTATTTGATGGCTTATTACTGTTAGTAGCTACTGGTGCACTACCTCTATAATACTTATTCCACATGTAGTAATAGCTACCATCTTTAACAACATCTCTAACATTACCTGCATTGCCATCAGTCCATCCATAGGTTTTTCCAGATGCCCATTCACCTCTGTAATTTAATCCTGGTCCATCCAAACCATCAGAACCCGGAGATCCAGGAGATCCTGGAGAACCAGCAGGGCCTCTATCTCCTTGTTCGCCATCTTTTCCACTTATCTTTACCGGAGTTGTCCATCTATAACCTGTAGTTTCATCTACTACTACAACTCCACCATTATTTGGATCTATGTTACCATGACTTTCCCATGTAGCGTAACTAGTAGAATATGTAGGATCAGGATACCAAGTATACCCGTTACTGGAAGTACCTGAAGAAGATGGTCTAGTAGACAATAACGGTCTATTTGGGGTACTATTAGTCATACAATATATAGATATTGGTTGATAACCTGCTGCACCACCTTTAGCTTTAGTAACAGTAAAATCACAAACATCTACTTCCTTAGCATCAACTAAGAAATGAATTCTCCACACAGCAGTATCCGAAGTAAGAGATGTTACTGTTACTTTCTTATTGGTATTATCTACATTTACTGAACCATTACCACTCATTAATGTACCGGTAATAGAATAGTTATTATTCTCAATTTGTTCTATACCAAACCACAATCTAGCTTCAGTTACCGCTCTAGATAGTTCCGTAGGATCTACTTCCCCATTAAAGTTAGCTGCAACTGTATGAGCTTCATTGGTTAAAACACCTCTGTAACCGCCTTCACCATCTTTACCGTCATACAGTTTATTGATGGTCATCATATCCATATATGTAGCACCTCCATTAGTAGATGTAACTTCACACTTAAAGGTTACTTCATTATTACTTGAGAAATAATTACCAGTGGGACTTACTAATAGGTTATTACCAGTTTCATTTACTAGTTCTTGCCAATCATTCGTACCAGGTAGAGCCCAGTACCAGTAAAACATGGGTGATTCTACATTAAACGCAGTAGCTAATAAATTAATTGTAGCTGGAACTGGAGTAGTAGCACCAGAAGCATATTTAAATACCTGTTCTCCTGTAACCATCACATACGCGGCATCTATGCCATCGAATCCAGATTCTCCGTCATGAGTTTTATTTATATACCAATCCTTAGTAAGGATAGTAGCATCTGTAACTTTGATAGTCAATCTTATAGTAGCACTTACTGTAGTAATTGTGCTTAACGTAATACGGTTATTTTGTATTTCAACTGTAGCATTTCCATTAATCGTAGAAGCTTCTATAGATACAATTTCTATAGGGTCTATACCATGATATGCATACACTTCTGTATAAATAGTATTTAAATTTACTAATGGAGTATTGCCAGATGAATCATAAGGTATATTTACAGTACTGTTTGTTAAATCTACATAATATGCATCTAATCCTTCAGCACCATTTGCTAATTTAGCAATTTGTATGTCATCATAATATTGACTGCCATCTGAATCCGTAACTACACAACGTACATTAGCTGTTCTTGTAGTAAATATTGTATGTGGTATTTCAGTACTTACATTATTGCCAATTATTTCTATCGGCTCGGTTAACAATCTCCATTCATATGTAGGATTAGTCATACCATAAGTATTACAATACAATACTACAGATGATGGAGTTGGTGTACCAGAGTAATCAGGAGTATCATATAAGAACAGTCTTGTACCAGTGATTTCAACCCATTTAGCTACATCATCACCAGGTTTACCTGAATCACCTTTTGATACTTGTAATTGCCACTCATCATTATCAGGACCTGGTACACTAGTAACTCCATCTTTCATAGCAATCCACAAACTACCTTGATATGTAACTTGATCATAATAGTTATAAGTAGTATCTGGATTCCATTCTCCACGATAAATAGGAACTCTAACTACATCACCTGTCTCTGTGGTTTGCATTAAAGTACCAACAAATTTACTTTCCTTTCCGATCACAGTACGATCTTTACCAGCTAGAGTAAAATCATCAATGTTATCATAGAAAGTAATTCTAGGAGCTCCTTCTCCTTTAGCAGAAATGAATATAGCATTACGTCTATCATTCATAGATGAATTCAATTCAGGATCTGCTTCTACCCTATGACCTAACAATAAAACTTTATCTCCTACTTCAGGATTAGCACTACCAGGTTCACATACACTTTTAGAAAGAACAATATAGTTATTACCTACTTCAGATACCATTCTCCAGTATCTCTTTACATTCTTGCCATCAAATTTCTGGCATATAGCCTGGTCTCTTACTCTAAATTGATTGTATTTAGTACCATCTTCATCATCAAAATAGCAAGTCCAACCGTCACTGCCGTCTACTACTTCAACGATTTCCATATCAGCCATCGTGACTAATATATCTCCTCCAACAGCTTTTATTTCATTTACAATTAGTTCATTTACTGTCAGATTACCACGAACAAATAAATCATCTACTTCTAAATGCCATTTGGTATTTACGGGCCATAAGCTAGCACCTTCACCATCCCAACCAGATCTGAAAGTTTTACCACCCTGTATACCTGCTAAAAATGTAGTATAACCTGTTGCTGTATCACCATCTTTGCGTAGATAATCTTCTTTTACTTTACCTGAAGTATATATTGTACCATCGCTAGGTGCAGTAGTTTGCCCAGTTTTAATTAAAGGAAGCGATCCAGAACTACTCGAAGCAATATTATCTATCTGACATTCCAATTTACCTAAAGCTTGATTTAAAGTATCAGTAGTAGTTAAAGGATCAGCATTTTCACCTTTATAATACCCAGATAGTGGAAATATAGTACTAGTAGGTTGTGTATGAAAACCAGGTGCTTCACCACTACCACCACCATTTGCAATTAAATCTGCTAATGCTGTAATGATGTTTTCATCTTCAATCAACCTATTTAATAGGTTTTGTAATTGTTCTTTAGTAGACTTATCATCAATAGTATCTATCCAACCCTGTACTGTATCATTAACTTCAGTTAAATCTTTATCGTGTTTATCTTCAAGAGTAATGATCTTATTGTTTAGTACATCATAGTAACTATTAATATTACTACTTAGATTATTAGTAACATTAGTATCTCCTTCTACTATCTTGTTGGATAGATCTACATAATTATTATCTACTTTGGTATCAAGATTAGCCACATCTTCTTCAATCCCATCTACTCTCTCATTAGTAGCAAATGTACCAGATAAACTAGTTTCAAAATCATCTTTATGAATTATCTTATTAGTTTTATCTTGTACAAGAGTTAGAATATCATTATCTTCAAAAGATGTGGTAACCTCAAATTGTGATATCTTTTTATTCATATTACTCTTGAATTATATGTTCTTCTACTTCTGTTAATATACAATCATCGTCGATATCTTTTTCTGGATAGAAATTAATTTGTTTTTTTAAACAATGCATACATTCTATAATTTTATCTACATCTTCCTGAGTAATGGGAAAATCTTCATCATCTACTTTAGTACTTGCCCAACTAGATAATTTATCTAAATGTAACAATAATACTAAATTGGTAATAGAAACTCTATCCAGTTTTGCATTGTACTTAGTAGACTGATTAACTAATTCCCCAACCTTATTTACATAATTCACAATATCCATCTTTACAATTTTTACAGTCGTTAATAGTACAATTGCATGTTCTCATATCAAGCAAGTTAAGCATTTCTTTATAATATCTATCTGCATCTTCTGTAAAGTCTAATGCTATGGCATTTTCATATAAAGTTTTCTTGAATAAGAACATCATGATTTTATCTTTCATCTTGTTATCTAAGCAGTTATGACAGTACTTTGTAAGTAATTTTACTTCTGCATAATACAAGCTATCGTTTATGTCATTCATATCAATCGTATATAAAAAGAAAAGGGATTAGGGATAACTTCCCCAATCCCTTTCATGGTTAAAAATTAATTAAATCCTTATTCAGATACTTCTGCACCAGAAATGAAAGATTTAATCATATTCACAAATAATTTATTTGTTTTGATCTGATCTTTTACAATGTACATTTCAACTGCCAGCGGAGTTGTTTTAATATATTGATTATCATCAGACAGATATTTATTATCCCATTCCATTGTAATAGTATCATATTCTGCACTCAAATCAGATCTAAATTCCGGAGCAATATAAGGATAGATACCATTAGCTCTATGAGTAATACCTCTGTAACCCATTGCTGCATCTTCACGATCTCTAACAATGTAAGCGTTACCCTTACCCGGGATACCTTGAGTCTTAGCAATTGTCAGATTAGAAATCGGATACATTACGTTGCTCAGTAAACCAGAAGGAATCGTTGTCCACATGAAAGCTTCTACAGATACCTGAGTATAACCATGATCCAAAGTAATACCTTCATTGTAAGGAATTTCTTTAGCTGTCAAAGTCAATACAGCTGCACTAGCGCTAGCAGTAACTCTAGCTTCTTTGTGTTTATTAATTTTCTTTACAAAAGCATCAACCAAATCCTTCGGAGTTGTAGTCTTAGCGATTACTTCATACGTATGAGTAAACTGACCCGGAGCTTCGTAAATATCGTTATAAACCAAACGTAAAACATAACGATGACCGATTTCCGGAGCTACATTAGTAGCAGTAATAACAATCTTATCTTCAGCTTTAGCAACGAAAGGAGTTACTACCAAAGTAGGATTAGAACCTTTTTGAATAGGCATAGAAAATCTAATTACAGATTTAGTGCTCTTAGCACCTTTCTGATCGTATACATCTTCTTTACCTTCACAAACACCTACATAAATAGATTTTGCTGCAGCAGCATTAGCTGCAGAAGTTAAAATTTTTCTGTTTTCATCAAACAGAGCAATTGCACCATCTGCCAAAGCATCTGCTGTAGAGTAAGAAGCAGGAGCTGTTTTAGCAATCAGTACAGTATTCACTTTCTGTAACATAATATTAATTTGTTTTTAGTTAAACGGATATCCTAGTTTAACTGTATTTAACCCTTCTACTCCTGTGTTTCAAGTTTCCGCGTTAGGTTAAACTAAGAATTTAAAAAACGTATACTTACTCCATTGTTGAAACTTCGTTCATATACGATTGATATCTTGGATTAGCCTTATTTTCTAAGTATAATTCAGCCGCTATTTTTACGATTTCCTGATGAGTAGATACTGGCATATCCGTATATTCATCAAAAGGAGCCGTAGTAAGACTAATCCTTTTAGGAGTCCTCAAGTATGTGAGGATATAATTCTTTATGTTGTAATTACCATCGGTATATAAATGGATTTCATTACCTTGATATAATCTCAAAGGTCTTGCTGAAGTACCATGTAATCTATACTCTGATAATGTATTTTGTCTTTGTCTATCAAAATTCTCAATAGTAGCTTCTAACACATCTGTGTGTTTAGTCCTAGGTTGACCATTTGGCCCCTTAGGCCAACAATTATTATTACTATAGATTACTGCGGTTTCACCTAAAGTAAACATATAATCTGTTGGTAATGTAACTACTTGTTCTTCTGGGAATGTTGTAAACTGATATGTCTTATTGGTTACAAGTGTACGAAGATCATCAATTCTTTTCTGATCCTGTTCAAATGCTGTACGCTTGTAATTAATACCTGAGTATCTAGTTTTAATAAACTTATCTAAACCAGCCATTAACCAATATTCAATATCTGCTGTAACTGGCTTCTCAATATTGTTATCAAGTAAACCTATTTCGGTTTCAAATGCAGTTTGTAATTCAATGAACTTCATAATTATTCTCTATTACTTTGGTTAGATGGTTTAGTTTGTAATCTGTATTTACCTTCTGTGATAAACATATTAACAGCAAGGTCAACTATTTCACTATGAACAGATTCAGGTAATTCACACTTTGAAGCACCAGTTGTAGTATTAAATCTTAATGGTTTTCTATAGTAAGTAAGAATAACACCACTTAAAGTAGTGTAAGCGTCTACTACTACTTCCATGTACATATATTTAGTAGTTGGATCAGATATTAAAGCTACTGCTGGTTGTCTTACAATTGGTGTATTATAAGCAGTCTTCATAAACTTTGGTAGATCCCTATATTTTACTAATTGATTATCTACTTTAGTTTCAGTAGTATACTGCCTATAAGTACCTTTTACTTTACTTACGGAGTGTACGTATAAGAAATATTCATCAGTAGTAGAATAGGGTAGTCTATATCTAGCTATACCGTTTGATGTAGAACCGCTTTGAGTGAGTTCTCTTTCAACCAATAAACTTTTAATAGAATCTGTATTTCTAGTTTGAGTATTGGTTTCAACTTCCATTTGATCATCACCTACATAGTTCATCATTACATAGCGATCCTGTGCTTCATTAAGTATAGAAAAAATCAAATCTGAATTTGGTTTATTTTCTATAGTGAGATCTGGACTAATAAGTTGGAGTCTACGTTCAAACTCCATTTGCATTTCCTTGCTACTCATATTATTCTGCTAATTGTGCCACATACTGTGGGTGTGATTGAACTCTTGGTGATTCTATATTTTCTAATGCCATATCAGCAGCTAACTTAACCACTTCATATTGCATATACTCTGGTATTTCATCCATGCCCGAAGTAATATCCTGATTATTTAATCTCTTAGGATATGCTAGATAAGTTAAGTCGATAGTATAGGGACCAGTCATAAGATCCCTATCCACGAACACTATCAACTTATTATCTTCTAGTATAGCAACAGGTTCTTCTATCCAAGGTTTGTTATTATATGTCTCTAAGAACCTCATTGCGTTTTCATGACTTATTAGTTTTACATTAGCTAATTTACTACCAAAGTGTAATGTACCTTGAATAAAATACATACGTTTATCTTGAGTTTGACTACCATAAGTAATAGTAGATTTAAAGTCATTGAGCATTAATCTATTACTAGTTGTTTCACTCAATAGTGTTAAACCTTTATCCGTTTTTACTAAACCTTCAAGGTCTGATACACGTTTACTATTTTCTTCAAAAGGAGTTCTAATAGTATTATTGCCCGTAAACTTGGTAGCTATTTTACTGAGGTATGCAGCATATAACCAATAATCTATTTCCTCAGGTAAAAAAGAAGGACAACCAGACATACCGATATTAACGGCATTCTTATCAGCTTCTATTTTAAATGCTATATGTAATTCACTAATATTCATAATTATTTTAAATTTTTCAAATTTAAAAAAGAGGTATATAGCAGCCATAGATAACCACCTCGTTTCATACCTTTTTGTATATTTCGGATTGTTTTACAATCTGATTGAGTGTGACCAAAATGACCTGTTAATTTATATATCTCTCTATTAGCACTTTTGTAATCATAATAAAAATTTATAATATTTAAATTATAATCCGTTTGTACTAATAGTGGTGTATAATTGAGAATTTTATTATACTCCTCTTTAGTTACCCAAACAAAACCATTAGAATAAATTCTAGGATTTTTATAAGTGAGTCTTCCAAAATTTCCACTGCCAAATTCATTCACTATTTCTTTTTTTGAATTCCATAGCTTTATAAAATTCAGCGCGTTATCTAATTGAACTATTTTATAAGATGTATTAGCCCAACTTTGTTTATGTGCATTCCTTTGCATATTTCTGTACGCTTCAGAATTCCATTTTTCTTTATTCTTTAAAGAAATTTTATTTCTAGTAACTTCTGATACAGTATGAGCTGTTGGACAACCGTCACCTCCATATGTACAATTATAACCTTTTTCGGCTTTATAGCTTTCTAACACCCGAATCCAATAAATCTCTTTAGCATTCAAATCCTTATTATTACAATATTCTAAAACATCTACACCAAAATTATTTAATCCATATTTTTGTATGGCAAATTGAAAATAATGTTTCCTTGATTTAGTATATGGATTAGCATGAGATATATGTGATAAAATTCTTTTTCTAAGCTTGCCATTGGTTTTACCTACATAAATCTTACCATTAATCAGATTTGTAATCTTGTAAATTACATTGGTTACATTTTTACCAAAATTTGTTGATTTTATTTCAGAAAGTAAAATCATTTTGCGTCTATTTGTTCAAGAATACTTATCTTAATATCCTGATTAGCTTTTTCATTTAAGAAACTAATAGCATCGTCTTGGCTTCTACCAATCACGTCAGTACCATAATAATATACATTCTTTGACTTACGAATTACATTCTTACTAATTGCAGTCTCTAAAATGTATTGAGTATCTTTATTTTTGTTATCAATCCACAGTAAGAAGAATTTACGAGGATCTTTTTCAATCAATTCAAACAACTTGCTTTCTACTAATTCATTACTAATGTTGTCTGATTTGTGACCATAAATACGTAAACATTTACGCATCTCTTCAAGAGACATCTTATTAAATTCTGCAAATGCTTCACGTTTAATTTTGTTAAGTTTGTTAGCGGCTTCTGCTTCCGCATCGGTGTTAACTAACACATAATCATGTTGAGGTCTGATATTGCTTAAACCAGTTGCAACTCTTTTATGATTTTTTAAAAACAGATACGCTAATTCATCTTCAGGTTTTTCAGTATGCAAAAAAGTATCTTTAGCTCCTAATCTTATACTATAAGTTTTCCAAAAAGAACTAGTAGGTGCTAAATGACCTTCTTCATAACCCATAACTTTTTCAAGTCTACGAGCATCTTCTTCATTTAAACCTGTATAAATATTACCAGCTCTTGTCCAATATGTACCAATATAATCGTAACAATTTTTATATTTAGCTATTCCAGCCCACGGATTTACTCGGGCGAATTTTAATACTACTTCCATATTAACCCATTTTTAATTTGTTTTCTCCAACAATCCTGTATCCATTCTGTTTTAATTGTTTTCTTAACCAAGAAGGATCGACATTTATTTCCCTAGCCGCTTCACTAATAGATGCATATGTTTTAATTATATTATCATTTTTATCTACCAAATTTACTGGTAATACTACTCCTTTTGTAAGGACAATGTTTTCAGTTTGTGTTTTTAAATCTATTTTTTCAGAATCTGTCAAACTTTCAGCATCTGTGATGTATTCCCAAGTATATGTGATACGTTCTAGAAAATTTTCATCTAACATTTTGGATTCGAATTTTTTATTGCAATAGTCTCTAATGGTTCTTGAGGATACTCCTGTTTTCGAACTTGCTGTATTCACACTAGAATATACTGCAATTCTATTATGATATTTGTCATATTGCGCAACTGGTTTACAAGTAAAATCAGTTTGTCCAAATCTATATTTCTTACCTGCTTCTATAAACTCTTCAGGAACTTTTTTAGCAGTTTGCAAATATTTTGCAAAATGTTCAGGATTTATCTTTTTTGGTATTTCTGGATAATCTTCTTTATATAACCAAATATATGGATTTACTCTAGATTTGGTTTTAAATGTGTGACGCAAACCCCTTATCAAAGAGGCCTTACTAATACCAGTATGTTCTACTGCGTGCGTAACGCTAGGAAATTCTTGTATAAAATTACCGTCGCTATCGTATTGCAAAACAGCATGGTAAAATTTAGACATGTCTTTGCCTTTGTGTATTGCACTAATTCTTGCTTTCGTATCTTCAGTGTGAAACATAATGTCTCCCCCACAATCACCATTATACCCATACTTTGGATTATTGGCTCTAGACATTATTATCCAGTGCTTTTCTTGTTTTTTAAGATCTTCTACGGTATACACATATTCCAACGTGGATACTTCAAAGTTATTTTCGCCATCTTCTCTAATGGCTTGATGTAAAGCATAATTGGAGCCACTGGTAGCTTTCCAAAGATGTTGTTTAAATCTCTTAGCACTACCTTGACCAGTGGCTCCTATATATACTTTATTGTTTTTTAAGTTTTTAATCATATAAATCTCATAAAGCTCTACGTTATCTAAATCATTAATTCTCATAAGTGTAAATTTTAATTTTTACACTATAACGTGAGAGGTGAGATTTTGTTCCAAAAAATTCAGTTCATTAGTTACGCTTGGACATCCATAATGAGTTCACCACACGCTCTTGGATCGAAAAGACATATACCCATTTCCCCCAGCAGGTGTACACTATAGCCATCCTTTGCGTTTGATCTAACTGTACTTGCGTTCTTACCATAACCAGCACCAGGAGCAACAGAACCTGAAGTATTCCAGATTACCATTTCACGATCTTTTCTAACTACCTTAACGATGTTAGATTTACCATCTCTACGACCCAGATCCAAGAATGTCATTCTATAAGATTCCAGCGGTTTACCAGAAACTGGATGCAACAAACGATTGTAAGTTGTATCATCATACAGCGGGAAGTGTTTCAATGTCAATTCGATACCATTAGTCATTTTGTAAGTAACAAACTGACCACCTAATACTAAAGACTGACCTGAACCAGTTACAAATTTAGTATCAATTAAATTCATAGTAGCCGCTTTCTGTCTCAAAACTCTATCGAATTCTCTCATACCCATTTCACCAGTCAGAGCAACAAACTTACGTTCATTAGTACCTAAAATATTATAAGACAGGTCAAACAAGAAATCTTCCAACAGTTCAGCTGTCAATTCAGTATAATAACGTCTATTAGACGGAGCAATCTGCTGCAACAAACCTGCAGGAATATATACCGGACGACCGTTAGTACCCAGTAAAGAAGTAGAACCATCTTTGTTTACGTTACTCTTGGAGTAAACCAACATACGTTCACATCTCTTAGACCATTCTCTCATAGCTTTCCATTCCTGATAATCAGACCACAAGTAAGAAGTCTTACCTGTTTTAGGATCTTTTAAAGCGATCCACAGTACTGTAGAATAAGCTGTACCTGTAATATCATAATCCAGACGAGTAGTAAACAAGAAGTTTCTCATCTTGAAATGAGTATTATAGTTCAGGATATCACCTTCTTCGCTGTATTCTTCATAAGCAGAAGCCAAACGAGATACCTGATGACCGGATACTAAATATTCACCAGGAATATAAGAACTAGATTGTCCATCAGCAATGAAACAAGTGTAAACCCATTCGTTACCATCCTGATAAGGTGCACCAGATACACGTACCTGATAGTTTCTGTCATCGAATTCCAAGATAGCACCCGGACCAAACCATTTATCTTCCAACCATAACATGATAGGTGTGTTACCCAAACCTGCCATAACTGTATCTGCATTAGCGGCAGTAATTTCTTGTCCATTCCACTTTGCAGAACGAATAGTTACAGCTCTATCGGTATCAATCATTACGTTCCATTCGTAATCTCTCTGATCAATTGACATTACGTTACCAAGACCACCAGTAATAGCGTCTAAAGACGTACTATAACCATCATCCTTAGAACCAAATACATAAGAAATAACACGTGTTACTTCATACGGTCTAGTTAACATTGCATTTGAAATCATGTTTTCATCTACAAGATCTGAAAACCATTTACCTCTACCGATCTGTAAATTATTTAAAATTCCGTTATCCATAAATATTAATAAAATTTATTTAATTAAAGTAGTTGTACTGCGCGACTAAATATAGAGTTAGAGGAGTTGGTATTGATTCTTCTTGTACCTTTACTAACACCCGTAGATCTGAGACTCTGTTTCAGATTTTTAATAGCTGAGCTAGTACCCATTTTCTTAGCAGTATCAAGTAAAGTGTCGCCTTTCATTGTAAAATAGGCAGACTCTATTAAATTTTTTACGCTTTTTGAATAATCTTTTTGATATTGAGTTTTACCATTAGCATCTGCTTTGAATATATATGCAAGTAAAGCTTTCTTATCTTTCTCGGGAACTTTAATTCCACGAATGTCTTTCATAGCGTTTATTTCACCGACAACGTCGTCCATAAACTTTTGTTGACGAGCTACCATTTGCTCATGTTGCTTTCTCTGATCTTCTAATAGCTGTTCCTTTTTAGTCTCTTCTATCTCCTTCATTGCTTCCAGAGCATCTTCAGCTTCGTCTTCCAAGATACCAGCGTCTTCATATTTTTCAATTTTACGAGCAATCTGCTTTTCGTTAAAACCTTTTTCAGCTAATAGCATCTTAACAATTTGCTTCTGATTACTTTCAATTGTAGTATCAAAGTTTTCATAATCGATCTCTGGAGTAAGAGTAAAATAATCATTAAGATCGCCGCCGTTGCGTACAAATTCATCCAGTTTAGCTACGTCTTCATTAGCATACTGAGGAACTGATTGTTCTTTGATAACTTCTTTAAAATAGTTAACCAATTCTTCTACAGTCTTTGGTTTCTCTTCTTCTTCATCGTCATCAAATTCCCATTCTAATTCTTCAGCAATAGCATCGAATAATGCTGTAACTTTAGAAGATTCTTCTTCATCTACATCATCATCGTTATCATCGATATTATTGACATCATCATCTTCTTCTACTTTCTTAGTTTTCTTATTCTTTGTTTTATCGTCGTCGTCGATGTTATCGTCAATATCATTTACATCGTCATCATCATCAACCACATCTTCTTCAGGTTCCTGCTTCTTATTCTTAGCACCTGGAGTGGCTGGTCTAGCTTTTGCTGATTGTCTTTTCAATTCTTCTAACTCCTCATCAGTCATAGCATCGGGATCGTCCGGAGTAGGAGTAATTGTAGTCGTGTTAGAATGATCTTCTACAAACATATTAGATATTGCTTCAAATCCAAATAGTGTATCATTACTATTGTTATCCATAATTGTAATTAATTAGATTATTTTTTCTTTTTACCTTTATTCCATTTAGCAGCGTTTGCCACAATTGCTTCACAAAACTTATAAAACGTCAGATCATTTAGATCTGATTTCATTTGATTTACTGCCATACAAACTAATTGTACATTGTTTTTGGTGTATATTTTATTTGAATCAATTCTATCTACACTCAAATTAGTAGGTACTCTACCACTATTAAAAATATATGTCATTGGTATCTTAGATATAGCGCACAACCCATTTTGTTTACACCACAGTTCTCTTAAAAATTCTATAGTAATATCACACTCCCATCCTTTTCTTTTGGAGCGATCCATTACTCCGTGCCATCTTTCTAATAGCAGTCTGTCTAAATCTTGTTTGCCTCTATTGTTTTGTTTACGCTTTAACATTTGTAATTTCTTACATTCTTTACAACGTTTGTCTTTATAGTTTCTAAACCAATTTGATTTATTTCTATTGGTATCAAATTCAGTTTCTGGTTTATATATTCCACATTTATAACAATATAGGTTTCCGATAGAGTCGTATTGTATAAATTTTGTTCTAATTCTTTGTTCCATTACTTCTTCTTTCTCCCTTTATGTTTCCAATGTGACGCGTTCAAAGCAAATATAGCTCTTTTACGTGTTAAAGGATTTTTACTATGAGTTAATTCTTCAGTACTCTTACCTGTTCTTTTCTTAAGAGCGTTAAACTTACCTTTGTTTTTCTTCTTTATATGTATCCCACCATCTTTATAAGTTGGTATTGGATACAAGGGATAAATTTCTTCCATATTGATTATTCTTTATTTGTTTCATATCCGGCAACAGGTAATAGTAATGGAGTAATAAATTCCATTGGAGTTAAATTATTTATCCTATCTACAAATCTAGATTTATTTCTATACATATTATATTGCAATTTATTGGCATTATTAACAACACCTGTATTTCTAGGATCAAATAAAAAATCTTCAATGGTATTTTGGTTAACTTTTGAACTCCAATCATGTATCTTACCTTCATTTACTAAAGCTCTTTTCAAATGCAACATATGGGATTTTGATTCACTAGGATCTAATAAATACGCTTGCATGTTTGGATTAATATTAATTCCTTTATTACGTAATTCTCCTGGACCCATAATATTACCTTCATCTAGTAAATATGTTAAATAACGATTGTTTGCATCTGATGCCAATTGATCAGCTAAATGCCCTAATTCATGATTTGCTGTTCCTGGTAAATATTGTAATGGATCTATAGTAATAACATAATCATCAACTACAGGTCCATAGTCTTGTACATCTCGTACTCTACTTATTTTTGCATTTTTATTACCTGGCAATTCTGCATATTTAATATATTTACCACGATTTGTCATATCTCTTGCAGCTATTCTTTTGTATGCATCAAGATAATCTGTACCATACGCAGTATCAATTCCTTTTACTAACTCATAAGTTTTCTTATCTGGTAGCACCGCATCTTCTATAGTCTTATTAATTTCTTTTTCATATTTCTTGATATTTCTATCTCGTCTTATTACTTCAGAAAATTCAGAATCATAATCACTTTCCTCTTTGACTTTTTTCTTATTCTTTGATGTTTTACTACGAGCCTTTTCTGCCAAAATAGAAGGATACTCGTCAAACATACTACTATGTATTTCAATAGGGGTATTTAATGTGTTACTTACTCTAGATTTTATTTTTCTTAAACCCTTACCAACACCCCAAGGAATGACATTCATTAATGTACTTACTGCAGCATTACCATAATTACCTTTTTCTAATTCTTCTGCAGTAGTAATTGCATCTTTTATATAACCAACAGGAGTTACATATGCTTCAGGTTGAACTAATTCTGCTTTACCGGATATTTGCTGCTGTCTCTTATAATACTCTGGAGTACCTGGAGTAAGACCCAACTCTTTTGGTGGCATTATCTTCTTACCACCATCTTCGTATGTAGGTCCTTTTGTGAGATCGTCAAAATCAAAGCCGGTAGATATAGTGTTTATAATTTTATTTGAAGTGGTAGTTAGATCTTTAGAACCAACTTTTGATAATCCCACTTGTACTCCGTTAGTTACAGTAGGTTCTTCTATAAAATTTCCAATATCTGCAGCTAAACCGGCTTTTGATCCTGTTAATGCATTTTTAGCTGCAGCTAATCTCCAATTACTACCTTTACCAATATTAAGTAGTCTAGCCGCATTCCATATTCCTGTAGTAGCTAAGGATGCACCAGTAAGAGCTGTACCAATTGTTTTATTCAAACCTGATAATAACTTTTTAAAATCTTCATTTGCTTTTTCCCAACGAGGCATTCCGCCACCTACTGGTTTTCTCCATTGTTCATTCAAATTTATAGATGAAACTCCATCTTCATATTCAGGAATTGAATCAAATTGTGATTTAATATCAAAGTAGCTAGCATTAGGATTTTCAGCTCTAACCGCATCATATATTTGTTTACGCTCTTTTAATGTTAGATCTGACCATTTCATAATTATTTATTTTCTTCAGGAAATAACCAATGTTCAGTATAGAAATGATAATAGTTTTTATCTTTACATACTTTAGAATGTAATCCTGCATGTATTAAACTAGGTAAACCTATTACTAATAAATACAAGGGACCTAAGATTTTCGATTGTCTAGTATGGCCCAATTCGTGACGCAAATGCTTAATATTATTAACAATAATATAATTCCCAAGAGTGATGCCACTCCGCATATTACTAGATAGCTTACATTTAATACACTCACCACAAGTTTCTTTAGTACAGACTTCATAACCTTTATAGCAATGATACAAGGCTAACCCCAGTAAATTCTGGGGTAATTGCCAAGTATACAATGCTGCGTTTTTAATTTTATTTAACAGCTTTTTCATATTACTTACCTGTTTTACCAGTTTTACCACCTTTCTTGCTTCCGCCTTTCTTACTTCCACATGCCATAATTAATTCCTCCTATTTTTTAGTTTTAGATTTAGCCTCTCCTGCCACTTTGTTTTTAAGGGCTGTCTTGGCTTTTAATTTTTCACGTTCCATTGCAGCTTTATCTTTAAGAATCTGCAACTTCTTAGCTTCTTCTAATTTACGTTTTTCTAAAGCTATTCTTTCACGTTCAATAGTAGCTTTAAGTTTTTCAGCTTCTTTCTGTGCTTCTATCTTGCGTTGCTCTATTGCTTTCTTATTATCTTCAGCTCGCATCTTATTTGCAATATCCATTTGTTTAGTCATTGCATCAGATACAGCTTTTTGTCTTTCAATTTCTTGTTTACCTATTTCTACAGGATCAGGTATGCCATTCATATCCTGATCCATATTCTCAGAACCACGATAAGCATTCAATTGAGCAACAGTAATCTTAGTAGCATTATCCTGATCAATTTTATATTTTTCAAGATCCATTTCAGCCTCTTTAAGCATAAGTTCTTGTTCTTTAACTTCATTCTGCATCTGAACAAGTTGCTGTTGCTGTTGTGCTTCTTGCTCTTGTAAAGCCTGTTGCTGTTGCATTCTATTATTCTCGATATCTCTAAGCTTAGATTTAATCATGCTTAAGTTATCCAGAGTAATGATCTCAGCAATATCTAATAATGATGCACCATTCTGCATTGCGGGTTGAATCAAACTATGTAATTGTTCGATTGCTTGATTGTCCTTAGTACTATCAGATACAAATATATCAAAATCTTCGTAACAAAAGTTATCATCTATTTGTAAGAATACTCTTGTAACGTCATCCTGCATATAATGTAAATACTTTTTAGTATCTTTCCAAGCATACTTAGATGTATCTAATAACATTGATAAAACTCTTTTCTTTACCTGATTGTGTAACCAGAACCAAGGTTCAGTAATGTGTGCAGATTGAACTACAGATCTTTCAACATTACCAACTAATTCATTACTAGAAATAGCTCCTTGTCTCTGAGGAGATACGCCAGATAATTCTGATACCATTTGTTCTATCTTATCTAGTAATCCGATATAAGTATTAATAGTATTAGCCATACTAGCATCAATAGAAGCCCATTGATTGTATGGTGATGGTTTACCACCTTCTCTACCAGGAATGTTCCATCCTTCTTCGTAAGGATTAACAAATACTACACCCAGTGCATTCATGTAATGCATCCATTTATCAACATCAATACCCATACTTTTTGGTATTTGAGTCACATCAATCACTGGAAGTTTACCTTTATCTCTCGCTATAGCTAATTCTAAACGATACCACAAGATAATATACATATACTGTAATGGTTTCATAATAGCTACTAGAGATTTAGCTTTACTATTGGTATTACTGTAAGCCACTCCAGTATAAGGTAATTTACCAGAATTTAATGTAGAACTATTTTCAAACTGATATTCTACAGGTTGCATTCCAAAGTAAAGTGCATCTTCATCACCTTCATCTGCGGTTCTATAGCCTTCCCAAGTTTCAGTAATCCATTTCCATTCAATATCTATTTCATTACCTGTTTCTTTATAAGTTTCATCTACTTCAAATTCTTCAACTGTTTCTGTTTCAGGATTTAAAATAGTTACAAAACCTATTTTCTTAAACGATTTCCAGCATACATGATATAATATAACATCATCTAATACTCTGTCTTCTAGATATCCATTAATTGAATTATATCTATTTAAAGTAATATGATTATAATCATCAACAGAATTCTTATCAGGACCGTAGCCAGAAGTAGGTTTCTGACCTACCAATTCTAACAAATGATTTAACTGTTTTTCATCTAGTTTATCATAATAATCATCATATAAACTAGCTACTGATGTACGTATTCTTCTTACACACCAAGATGCTTCATCTACAAATTCAATACCTTCTTCTGCAGGATACTTAAAATCCATAGTATTAACTCTCTCTGCAAATGGATCACCATTTCTAATACCTACATAATAGAATTCTAATCCACCACATAAAGCATCTTTAAATCCTTTTTCAAATTCATGTGGTAAATTTAATTTTTTCCATAAGAAGTTCAAAGAATTGTATGCAGTTATTTCTGCGACATCTTTATAACTTTTGGTAAGATATTCTTGTATTTTTTCTGGTGTCTGTATTTCGCCTGTTTGTAAAGCTTGTTGAAATCTTTGTTGTTCTTCTGGACCTAATTGAGCCATCATTGCTGCTTGTGCATATTCCAGCAACATTTGTTTAGCTTTCTCTTGAATATCTCCAGCAGCAGCATCACTGGTTCTACACACGTTATAATTAAAAGGTCTCTTTGTTTCTTCTCCTAATAATAAATCTATTTTAGGTCTAATTATATTATAATCCTGAGCCATTGCTGGAAAACCATCATCTTGGTTAAAAGGATTTGTAACATACTTAAGATCTTTTTCATTATATATACTATTATATAAATCATAATAACTCTGTAATTCCTCTTCGTCTGGAATCGAGTTAGCAGAAGAAAAACCAGATATACCTATAAAATAGTCTACACAATCTCTACGCCATTCCTCTGTCTTTTTAGACATAGGTAGCTTTTGTACAGGCATGTTTGATATATTTCTTTCCATATTAGTTAGTAAACATATAAGTGGTTGTACTAAAACTGTTATTTATCTGTGGCTCATAAGTATTATCGTAATTTTTAAATAAAGGAGCATTAAATAATCTAATCTGTTTCTCCTTTTCAGTCTTTTGCTTTACTTGATAATTATACAATTGTTCTTTGTATATCATAATCTGTAGTAATGCCATTACTCGGTCTACGTTAATTTTTTCATTATATTTAATTAGTTCTTCGAGTAATGGTTCAGACATAATGGTATTTAACCTTAAGGTATCATTACCAAGATCTTCTTCAAGCCATTCTTTTATTCTATCAATACCCCAAGCTTTAATCTCTTTTGTCATATGACATCCTTTTCCTCTGTTTACTTTAGAGGAATTGGTGATGTCTCGTATGATATCTGGTTGATCTGCTAATAAATAATTACAATGCTTATTATTAAAATAAGTAAAAATACCAGTATTCTGATTTTCTACCATTGCTTTAGCATTATAATACTTAAGTAACTTACGAACATTCTCATAGAACTCTTCAGCTGTTTTAGGTCTACCAGTATACTCTGCGACTATTATATCTTGATAGGATTCAAAATCTTGAAAACGTTTGTATATAATACAAGAACCAAGAGAATTAGTACCTGATTGATCTTGATCATATGGGTCAATGCCGGCAATATATAAACCAAAAGGTGCATCCTTTACTGGATGTTCCCATATTACTATAGCTCCCGTAGGATCAGCAGTTTTAGGTAATGGAAACTCTTTTATATCATTTTTATTTTTTGAGATATTCCATACTATCTCTCCTTTTACCTCAGTAAGGTATCCTACTTGTTTAGCATTAGCTAATTTCTTATTAGTTCTTATCTTAGCTAATTGCTTCTGTAATTCCTTCTTAGGGAATATATTACCTGATAATTCAGTAAAAGCTTCAGCTGGTGTCTCTGAATGTTCAGCACAATATCTATCTACTTGTTGAGAACTCTTAGCGCTTTTTAATTCTTCTTCTCTAAGATTTAATATGAATTCTCTAGCTTTTTCATGTAATGTGTTGCCATCTTCATCCATATATAATCTCTTACCATTCTTATCACGTATATCTAGATTAGTATGCTGCGGTACAAAAAATCCACACGGTTTACCACCTTGTGCTCCTTCATCCCATATATTATCAAATTCTATACAGTTAAATGCTTTAGGATCATAAAACGCATTTCTTAAACCCGCTACATTATCACCTTCATCACCACCTGTACCAAACATAATCATCAAACCAAATGCTACACCATCCTGTTCTACAGAAGGTCTAGCAATTTGCCACGCTGCTTCTAATTGATTATTAGATCCAGCTTCTTCCCATAAGATTAATTTACCAGCTTTACCACGGACTGAATCAGGATTATCTTTAATAGATACACCCATTATCTCAGACTTATAACCTGTTTCTACTTTGTTACCATAATCATCAGTAACAAGCATAGAAGCTCTACGTCTCATGGATGTATTTGATACTTGTCTCTTTTTACCCCAAGCTGTATTACCGTCAATAAAATCCATGTAATCCCAAGCCTTAGTAAGAATACCATCTTCTGTTAAATACTGTTTATTAGCAGCATATACATATGATTTTGAATTAGGTATTAAAAAGAAGTTTCTACATAGCATAGCACCACCTTTGTAACTAAAACCTTTACGTCTAGCTTTTGCTACGCATAAGTGTTTACCTTGATTCTCAGCTTCTTCTATAGATAAGAAATAGTAATAATCATAATCATAAAAATCAGGAAAAGCTGTTTCACGAGTCTTCTTTACTACATCATGTCCTTTTGCATCTTTTGTAATCTTATAGATAATTCTTTGAATAGGACAGTAATTAAGATAAAAATAATTATAACCTGTAATATAATCACCATCATCCGCAGTAAATCCATTAATACATCTATCCATTTCGGTTTCCCAAAACGAGAAGTATTCTGAAGTTCCTTTAGGGTAATTACAGTAAGCCCCGGTCGCTAAAAAGCTTAACGCCGGGGTACGAAATTTATCTGTATTATATATCTTCTTACTGAAATCAACCATGTTACTTTTTCTTAAACCAATTTTTGATCTTTTGCCAGGTTGAAATTTTAACAGGTGCTTTTTCTGGAATTGGCATACTACCCTTACAAGGTGTATCTAAATATTCCTGATGTCTTTTATATGCTTCTGTAAAATCCAGAGTAATAGTACCGTTAGCCTTGGCAGTTTTGCCAGATGTCTTAGTCTTAGCCATATCTTTATAATTTTATGCAGCAACGCTGCTTGGTTTTTAATGTTTTAAATTGTGTTTATATTGTTACAACTACTTAGGAATCTCGAACGGATTCAATTCTCCACCACCTCTTACTTTTGAATTTGTTAATTCTTCTGCTCTTACAGAAGCTTCAAGTAAATCTAGAGATTTTATAGTATTACCTAACGAACCCATACCTGCTAATATATCTTTTACTTTCTTTTCGTCAAGTTCATCAGCTAAGGATTCACTATAGTATCTAGATATACTTTCTAATTTCTTTCTAGCATTTTGCAGTAGTTGTAGTGTTAAGGTGTTTGCAAATGCTATATAAGTTTGTTCAGCTTCAATTACTTCTTTAGGAAGTTTTATATTTTTATCTCCAAATAATTCTTGTTTTAATCTTGGCTCTATCTTATCACTGTCCATACTTTGGACATAAGGACTATCATATTTGTTTTTAAGAACTATATATGAGATATATTTAGTAGCCATTTCTTTATCTGCCTTATCGGCATCCCACACCTTTTTAAAGGCTGGGATACCTAGGGCATCGTTGTGTATAACTACTTTTCCTGCTAAAATATCAAATAGTTTCATTAGTTCGGACAACAATCACAATAAACTTTTTCACAATTTCCACAATCACGTACTTTTAGATAATTGTCTCTCTTTTCTTTTAATTCTACTAATTTATTAATAGCAGAGGCACAAGGTACAATTATAATTTCAGAAGCTTTATCTTTTTCTGTAGTAAACATTTTGAACAATATACTAGGTTCGGTGATTTCATATTTTTGACCCTCGTAATATAATTCTCCGGCTTCAGGTAAAATATAATAATAGTCTATTATATCGTATTTATCAAAAGAATCCTGAATATTTTCAATAGAGCCATCTGTAGTGCTCAACAAACTGTTGTATCTTAAACTGTAAATCATATTAATCAAATTTTAAGTATCTTAATTTATAATGTCTATTTAAAGCATCAATTGCTTCTTGTTTAGTGTAAAACGCATTTACGTACTCCGGATTACGACTGTAGTTATTTATTATCTCCTTCAGCTGCTCCGCTATCTCGTCCTGATTCTTGTGTCTCATTTTCTATTGTATTATCTGATGAACCAAAACCGTTTTCACCTCTGTCACCTTCAACTAATTCTTCAGCTAGAGTAGGTTCAATAGTAGGATAAGGCATAATAATTAATTGTGCAATCTTTTCACCTGGTTGATAAATAGTAGGTAATGCATCCGTAGTAAGTTTAAACTTACACATAATTTCACCTCTGTAACCAGCATCTACTACACCTACACAGTTACACAATGATAACGATCTCTGAGATACAGATGACCTCATAAAGATAAAACCTACATACCCTTCAGGAATCTCTACTGCTAAATCAGTATGGTATACTAGTACCATTTTACCACTCTTATCAAATTCCTGAGTAAACCTAGTAGCGGTTAGATCTAATCCAGCATCATTTGGGTTAGCATAAGTAGGTAATACCGCATCTTGTGTTAATTTCTTAAACTTTACTTCCATGTTATTTTCTTACTATATTGTTTCCTAATATTATTTCGGTCATCTGTGCTGCTAGATTTGCAGCATAGTCTTCAGCAAAATTGCTCTTACTTACTTCTTGATATATTGCTTTTAGCATCTGCATTATTATTGCTTGATTTAGCAAAATCTGATCTAGTTTTTCTTCCATTTTTTGCATAATATAAAAGAGCTAAAGCATTCCAAGCAATTGCTGCTTCGTGTCTTACTTTGGTTTCAGGATCAAATTCCTCTAGAGAAGAAGCATACAAATGTCTTAATAAAGCTCCTTTGTAACGCTCATAACCATTATCAAGATTCTGCCAATTATTATCACCATACTTCTTAGCTCCTTCTGTATATACTCTAGCTATGTCTTCAAGACAATCTAATGGTATTAATTCCCATCTTGTTTTATCATCTTTTCTGTCGTTTTTCTTTCCTTCCATCGTAAATATTCTTCTAATTGATCCACACACCAAGTAACCAAATATGCATATTGTTCATTTCCCTCATCATAACCTTCAGTATTCATTCTAAGAAAATCATAAACTGCATCTGCATAATGTATTGATTCGTGAGCTAATGTAGAACATTCTACTTTAGATTTTAATACTATTAGTATACCCATGCTTCCACTTTTCTTTTCTGCTACCAAATAAGTAACCCCTAATGTGTTATTTGGTTTATCTGGTGTTTCACATTTATCTTCATTTTGAAGATGTTTAGTAGTTAAGAAAAAGTCAAAGAATTGAGTTATTTCATCCCAATTATCTATATCTGATATATAAAGATTTATTGGATATAAATTCTGAAATAGTAGAATATTACGAGGTTTGTTCAATTTCTTTGCCATATTTCTTTTTAGGTTTTATCTTAAAAAGATAACTAAACATTATTGGTTTGATATCCTTGGTATTACTTATCTTTTCATTTGCAAATTTAAATGGATGATTACATATTACTTCTACTACTTGATAAGGTATGTTATATTTGTTAGCTAATTGGGTATATATGCTAATTCTTTTTTGAGAAATCATATGCCATTTTATAATTTTCATTCCAAAGTAAATCATCAAGATCACTATCAATTTCTATAGAATTAGGTCTAACGGTATTAGCAAATATCTTTAAAGAATCTATCCAACGATCTGCATCAAAAACTATTAAAGAATTTAGTAAATCAACCTCTTCTTTTGTATAATCTTCTCTTGGTTCTAAAATTACTAATTCGTCATAATCAATTTTACCCTTAGTAATAGGGAAACACAATGTCGTATGATCTGTAATATAATGGAACTTATTGTATGATAAATCTATATGAAATGACTTACTAAATAGTTTAGTTATTCTCGAATATTCTTTCCAAAGTAAGATGCTACCAGGTTTAATTTTCAGAGTTTCCATATTTTATTTTCAATATAATAGTCAACTGGACTCTATCACCAATAATAATGGGTATTAAAGCTTTATTCACACACAATTCATCTTCTGCAGGACCAGCTTTTAATATCCCTTTATCTTTGAAAGACTTAATGTATCTACTCAGGTTATCTTTAGTAATACCTAGATTCTCAATAATCCATTTTCTATTGTGTCTATTAGCTACATTTTTATTTGTGTTTGGTTCTTTTTCATATTCAATATCCATTCTAATCAATGTAGCCATTAACTCTAATTCTCTATCGGTTAACCTGAGTATGCCATTAAGTGTATGTAAGAATTCTGTTATAAGTTCATCCTTGTTGACTTGTTTAACAAGCTTATTCATTTATAATAGATTCAAATTTATTTAGAACTTTCATCAGATTAAAGTAAACAGTATCATGTTCTACTTTTTGACATGTAGGCATTTTACCTGCTTCATATTTTTCTTCAACTACTTTATTACGTTGATTATATTTATTCTGTAATCTCTTAATTTCTGTATAAAGCTTTTTTACTTTATCAGAATTGTTGTCAATTTTATCTTCCTTAGTAGGAGATAAAAGACCTGCTTTTGTGTAGTTATCGATCACTTTTGCAGAAATAACCATACTCTTTGCCGAATAAGTATTATCTGTAGTTTTCTCTGAACTCATAATGAAATTTTCATTTTCTTTATTATAAGAAAATACATCATCTACTTCTGCACATCCAAAAGGTTTAATAACTTTATACTCTGTAATCATATTACTTATTTTTAAATTTGTTAATTGCAAGTTGTATCCACTTATTAATATCAAATTCAGTATCACCTTCTTTAATCGTAATACCGTTACTAGTATATTGTTTAGGTTGCTGAAAGATATTATATAAACTTAGTGCATCTTGCATGGATAAATCGATAGAATCAATTACTTCACTATTAATATCATTAATGTCTTTAATCACATTCAATCTAATTTGCCCATTTGGAAGGAGAGTTATAAGCTTACTATAATCTCCTAACATGTTTTGTATCATTTGTTGTATCATGACTCTATAACGTAATAGTTGTGTTTTTGTTGCAACTTTTTACAAATAAAAAGGGGTTAAGTAAAACCTAACCCCTAGTGACACCACATACAACCACGATTTAATTAAAAGACTAACGCTTTAGTCTAGTTTATTTTTTAATAAAAGCTACTACATTATATGGATTTACTAACTGAGAATCTTTAAATAGATCAAAATCAATTGTAGATTTTCTAGAGTAAGCTATAATATCACCTACTTCAGGATGATTGTCAGGATCTATCCATTGATAGTTAGCTGGAATTGCTAATACTACACCTTTCTTAAAGGTTGTAGGTACTTTCTCTGTAACTGTTTCACTATCTGTAATCTGATAGCCATTTTCATCTGTTTCCCCAGTATTAATAGGCTTTGTTATTTCTTTTTCAATATACTCTTCTGGTAATGGTTTTACCAAGATATCTTTAATAAATTGAAACTCTAACTTAGACAGTACTGTATTTAATAATTCTTTATCTTCTGTATTCATGAATAACTTAATTTAATTGGTTACTATAACGTAATAACTCTTGAAAATGTTCCAAAAATATTATAATTTGTATTTTAGTATATTACCACCGGTGCAGCATATATCTAAAGCTATCTTTGGACAATGTTCTTTATCTTCAAAGACACATCCATCACAACTACCGTTAGGTTGGGGGTGTACTATGTATTCAATATCGTTGATTGTTACTAAGCCTTTTAATATAGCTTCTTTAGCCTCTGGTTCTCCCATTTCTAATCTAATCATAATTAAACTCTCCATCACAAGGATCTATATCAAGCTCTTCATCATTGCAATAGTTATAATCTATATCATCCATAATAGTATTGAGTTAAGTGATCTAGAGTAAGAGTAGATAGTTTATAATTTATTATCTTTACTCTGGATTATATATCTATTACTATCTATTACTCAGTAACAGATAACGTTTGATATATCAATTTTGTTCCACTTTTAGTAAAATAAAAATAATTATAACATTATTTATGATTATTTAACGAAATTGAGTCATAGATATTTTCTTCAGATTTGTCCACATTTGAATAATATTCTACATTTATGATTTCATTGTTAGATACTTCTATCTCTAGTATATCATCTTTATTGATTTTCTGATATACTAGAGAAGTATCATAGTCTTTTATACATATAAAACCGTGTTGTTCTAACCAATTTGTTAACATAATTTAACTATTTTTAATATATTTTATAATTTAAAAGTGTTAACAATTCATAAAAATTGTTAAAATTATCAAAATAAAGTGTATAGTTTAGATTGAATATCATAACTCCATTGATATAATCACTTATATTTAAGTCTGATATAGCTATACATTTATCACCATTTACTTTGGTATGTTCATCTATAATAAAACTTAATATTTCAAAATCACTATATTCGTAGTACCATAGTTTATTAGATTCATTATAAGTAAATCCTTTCTCTAATAGTTCTTTTTTAATTGCTTCTATCATGTTCGTGTTTATTTATGTGTTTGTAAACTAATTTTGCCCATTCTTTAACTGCTTTTCATGTGAGTCTGCACAAACCATATAGTTTCTAAATTGTATACAATGTTTACGAAAATATTCAACATTACATAACATTTTTAGTGCTTCCTTAAAATCCTTTGCTGTGAAGTCTCTCCAAACTACTGTATTATCAAATTTTACTTGATTGTTTTTCATAAGTGTCTAATATAATATTCATTACTTAAACGCATATGTGGGGATATAGTTCAAAAAATATTTTATAAAAAATTTTGGGTAGTGTAATAGTAAGAGTGTGAACCAGTACTAAATCAAGTCCCCTCTCCTAACAAGTAGGGGAAATACCCCCTTCAAAGAGTTACTGTGTTTAAAAACCTCGCGATGATATAAGGTTAATCGTATAAGAACATGGCTTCTATCAAAGAGCAATCAACAGCTAAGTATCGGCTGATTTCAGCTGAAATCAAAGAATCTAAGGACGGTAAGACTAAATACGTTGTGGCAGACTTTGCACGTACCAACTTAGATAGAATGTTAGCTCCACAAGAAAATGGCATCAGACTGCAAATACTGCCTAAATACGGCATTGCAGAAGATGCAGCTAACGCTTATCTACAGATGTGGGTAGATGAAGCAAAGAAAGGCACTTATGAAACGTACATTGGTACGTATATCGTAGGTGATTATGAACCATTCTTGCGGAAAGATAGTGAAGGTAAATGGCTTACCCGCAAGAAAGACGGCAAAGACGTTAAAATCCAGTTCACAGATGTAACAATCTACTGGTTTAGTGACGAAGACGGCAATCCGATAAAGGGTAATAACTACATTGTACGTCGTGCTGATAACTTATTCCAGAATAGTACACGCATTGTGACTGTTGAGGAGTATAAGAAACAGCAGGCAGCCGCTAAAGCAGCTAAAGAGGCAGCACAACAGGCTAAAGACGCACTTGTTGGTGATGCCGAAGGTGGTGATGACGACTTAATGTAATGTGTAGACTATGACTGATGTAGATTTTACAATGGTTGTAACTGCCATTATGTTATACGCTTCATTTGCGTACATGTTTGGGGCTTTTGTTTATACACTCTATGAGATATATAAAGAGCGTAAAAAGAAATAAAGCAAGTAGGGAGATATGCGAAAAACACACTATCTCCCTACTTTTCTCACACTTTTAACACTCACGCCCATTAAGAATTTATATAATATATAGCGTAATTTAAATTCAGTCACAATATGTCCAACAATAAAAACGATAATACAGGATGCTATTTACAGATAATTGTTGTACTAATATTCATAATATTGTACATACTATCACAATGGCATTTTGGCAAGCTATTAGATAATTTCTAATGAAATAATCCAACGAAGTATAAGTTACATAATTGCCTACTTCTCATCATTGTGTAGGGGCATTTTATTTACTTGCTGGTGGGGTAGTTTAAACCAGTTGTGTGATTGTTTGGCAGTTGTTCGCGCACATTAAATCAATAGGAAGCACAAGCTGTACAGGAAACCAATTCCGATTTATAAGTTTGGTGACAACTTGAAAGAGAGTGACAGCCTGGAAAGACAGGCACTATATTCGTTACTAATAATATAGATCCAGTATCAAAGGGCCGTGGATTGATACATGTCGGATTAATATGACGGTTTACGCTACTCCCTGGGCAAGAATAGTATAACGAAGTCCTAAAAGATTGTGTATACTCTAAACTTTAGAGGATTGTGCTATACACTCTATAATCCGAAGTATTCGCACAGTACAAACTTGGATAGACGAAGTACAAGTCTAGACCTAAAGTTCTAAGTTATCTTAAAGAAGAGGATTATAAGGACTTTAAAAAACTCAATAACTTCCCAAGACATTGAGGGCACCAGTTTCTTATATATTACGCATGAGAGGTTGAACATACTCCTTGCGATATAAGTTTTAGGTGTAAAATGCACGGTTCAATAAGCATTTATTTATAATCAGGCTCGACAGTATACATAGCGTATCGGAGCGACGAGTATTGGGAGCGATACTCCAAACCATTAGAAAAGATATAGGGTATGCTACATAAGTAGTACTATATCAATTAAAGACATAGATTATCATAGATGATGTTGTCAGTGCAACACTCTTGATATATGCTATGCCATACTTCAGTACTTTGTTATATTGGTTCAGCAATATGACACCACTGAAAGTGCTGTTGTATGATATTGTAATGGGTGCCCACCCAGCCATGTAGTGATACTGTATCAATTTCTGAAAAAATACAGAAAGGCTATCACTACATGGTTAATATTAATGTAGCCATTCAATAGAATGAGAGTCCAAAGCCTCTATAAATACAGATGGATATTATTATAATTAACTGTCTTTTGAATATCTACTCCTCACAGTCGATTTCCTATATCGACTTATCATTGTGAAATGATTATTCCTCGCTAAGTAATAGTTAGTAAGTATGCGTTGATGCGCCAAGGTACAGGTTAGGAGACTTGTATACTGAACACTATTACTCTCACCTCTCCAAAGTAATAACAACCTCATCGTAGTTGCTTATTTTGCCATATTCTATGCAACGGGTTTTGGAGTCCAGTAGTATAAATCCAGTGGAACACTAAATGATATCAGGAATCTCCCTGAAATTCTATAGCATACTGGTATCGAAGCTAATAGTTATTATTTTTTAAATTGATATTAATACTAAATTATATGCAATTTAAAAAGAACATTAAAGATGCCTGGAAAGAAGGTGGTCTCGAAAGAATATTGTTAATTAGTAATATAATTGCACTTATTACAGGAATTATATCATTAACAATATCAACAATATTGATCTTAAATTCATAATATATGGTTAGATTAATATTAGAGAACAAGTACGAAACCAATTGGTTTCAACAGTTTCGATTTCTCAAAGCAGAATTGAGACTAAAACTACGAGAATGTATTAAATTGTTTTATCATATTAAAAAAGGAAGAACAATATTAATACAACCTTGTAAAGACGAACTTCCTCTAAATTTAAAGCTTGATGTTTCATATCATAGATTAAAACCTTATTTCTATGTAGAAATGTCAGATATATCTTCAGTATTTAATAGTTTAGTTGATGCAAATCACTATACTTGTTATATTGTAGATTACTATAGAGGATATCGTATTTACATTTCTCGTACGTAAATTTAAAGAGTGAGTATTGCATTAATTCCTATATTTGCTTTTACTCACTCTTTTATCTTGAATATTAATTTAAAACATTCATATTATGAAAATAGAAATCAAATTTGGAAAAGATTACACCTGTTGGTATTTAACTCCAGCTATTGGTATAGGGAATTTTAGTCTTTCTACTATTATTGGTATAGCTTTCTTATGTTTTAGTATAGAATTAAAAGTTTATAAATCATGAAAGCAGAACGTGGTAGTTTAATACAACAGCTTATAGGTAGAAAAGTAACTATCATAAGCCACAATTTAGTGGGAACGATCATATATGTGGATATTGCTAAACATAGCAGATCTGTAAATATACTATTAAGGGTTAAAAGACTTGACAAAATATCTTATAGAAGTATTACTGAAGATAGAGAAATATCTCTGAGTCTTACAGGATTATTAAAGGATGTCAGGTTACACGCCTTAATATAATTTCTTAAGATACTTGTTGAATGTAATTATATAGACTCTATCTCGGATAACATGTGAAATGGACTAGAGATTAACTTAACCATAGTGTAGTAATATAATAGCAGCTTGGCGGCGTTAGTGAAATTATTACTATTACTATGGTTATTTATTATTAATGCGTTTAAATCAATTAAATCATGAGAATAAAACTTTTATTTAATTACAAGAATTTAAATCAAAAACTTAACCAAATAAAATTTATAAAAGAACTATTTGGTTTAGGTTTAAAGGAAGCTAAAGATACTGTAGATAGTGGAGAATTTATTCCACAATGTGAATGTGATGGGAATATAGTTAAAATGATTAGAAGTAATTCTAATGCTAATATTGAAGTAGTAATACTTTCTCCACAAGAAACAGAAAAAACATTTCAACTAACAGTTTATTCACATCTACAAAATCTATTCCCTCAAGAATGTATTCTTCTTAATAAGAAAGAATATGAAAAAGAGCGTAAAGAATTAATGAAATATAAAGATTTATATTTAGATCTTATAGTAAGTATACACAGGGTTATAGATGATTCGTTTCCAAAGAATAATTGATTTATATCAATTATATAGTTCAATTTTTATTAATTAATAAACGTTTATCAAAAAATGGAAAATGAACAAGGTTCAGGAGTCTTTAAAGGCTTCGTGTCGGTAGTATTAATACTACTGTTAGTATGTGCAGGTATTTGCACTTACAAGTATGTTAAGGGAGAAATCCCTGGTGTTACACAGAATTCCACTACTGAGGAATTTATTGAGTCTGAAATGCAAGCTGTGCCTACAGTGGAAGAAGCTATGCAAGAATGGAATGATCTTAAAGAATCATCCAGGTGTTACGAAGTTTATAGTAACTTTCCACCAGCAATAATGCAAGCATTGTTTGAAAAATTGGGTACGCAAGAACCTGTAAGAAGTTATGTATATGAATACGAACGTAATAGGGAGTATTACATATCCTTACAAATTGCTAAACAATTAGAAAAACAAGGACTCGATAATCCTGGAGTAGATGGAAAAAGGATTGAAGGAGTAGAAATAACTACTAAGTTAAAGAAAGAAAAGGAACCTGAGAAGGTACCAATTCCAGCAAAAGCTGCCAAGGATACAATAGTGTATCAATAACAGTTTGCAACTTCATTATTTCTTCAGTGACTGTACTTGCATGTGAATGTAGGTGCAGTCGTCCTCAGAAAATGACAAACCTGTGGGGCGTAAGTAACTAAGTAGTAATACTATAATGTCAGTATGTAGTATTACACTGAAACTGACTGTTATGATCGTGCGGACGTTAAAATCAGGTAGATGATAAGAATTGTACTGACAATACAATTATGCTGTATCTTAAAACAAGTTTTGATAGTCAAATTTTCCTAAACCAATCCTCGTTATTAGGTAAAATTTCTTTTTGTTTATGTATTGCTACAACAATACCCTCACTGTTCATTCGTTATTTGCATTGTAGTTGTAGATACAATGCCGTCATCAAAATGTCAAATTTAAAACAATCCAAAAAATGAAAGGAATTGTATTAATTGTGATGCCAGATGCATCACAACACGTAGAAGTGAAAATACCTAATGGTATTACTCCTGCACAGTTTGATGCGATCATGAATCGTATTAAGCACAACTTTTTTACGGCAGTAAAACCACAAGCTGATGCTGATTCATTAGTTGTTACAACTTATGATGAAAACGAAGCAAATGCTATACTGTCAAATGCAACATCTATTAATGCTGCAAAAGTATTAATTGACGTTGTAGGTAATCCTAAAGACTCTGATTGGAGTGGAAGATTCTTTACACTCTATGGTAACGGAGATCCAAAAGTAGCACAAGCAATCTTATTCTTAAAACAGAATATGGATGCTTCAGCACAGAATTATCTTAAATCTAATGGTTTAGGATGGTTATGTGACTTCTTAGGTCTTGGTATAACCAAATTTAGATTCTAATGGGAAAGACATTCAAAGACATGAAAGCATCCAAATCTTTACGAGAAAATAAAAATTCTCATAAGAAGCGGATGCTTCCTTACAAAAGAGAGAATAAAAAATATGATGAAACTCGCCAGTAACATCAAATATTTTTATTATATGGTGGTTATCCCCAAGAAAGTGTAAAAGTCCAGAGTCCTAAGACAAATCAAAGCTGTATGAAGATATATAGTACGTCGATAAAGTAGTTGGGATATTGTCGAAATAAGTTAAATGAATAAGACAAACACTTTCTTTTTATTCGCATCTTAAAACAATCAAATATGAAAAGTAAAAAGAAATTATTTTTGTGGTTATATATACCACAAAATAGTAAAGTACAGTTTGATCCTTACAAGAGTTCTGTAACTCGAGTAGAAGTAGAATGTACTTTTAAAAAAGTGATACGTGATAAACATTCACCAATGGTAGAGTATACTTATACTCATCCACGACTTAATAAAAAGCTTACAGGTATAGTACCTATGGCTTTGTGGGAGGCATAATATGTTAAGAGAGATTATAGAATATATAGTATTCTTCATATGGATCTTTGGCTTTGTTATGTCATATGCGTTTGGTGATATTCCTGCGATACTATATATCGTAATCTCTTTTATTATTATGGCTCGTATTCATATACGAGGCTTAAAAAAACTATTTTTATTAATAATTAAATCAATTAAAGAATGAAAAATAGAAGTTGGAGTGATGAATTTGAAGAACTAATTCTTCAATATTCTGGCTCTGGTAAAGATCCACCAGAAGAAAGAAAAAGTAAAATTAAAAAATTAATACGAGAAGAATTAAATAAAAATCCAGTATTATCTAATGTCTTAAGAGAGAATAAAGCTGAAGGTAAATTCATAAAAGAATATACAGACAAAATTATTCGTTATGGTTGGTCCGACAGAGCAGCAAGAGAAAATATATGCTATAATATTAACTCTGGGTGCCCTATTGATCTTGCATTAATTTGGAGAAATACTAAACAAGGTCATGAATACTGGAGAAAAATTAATGATATCGTAATAAACGAATTATCCAAATAAACTTTATTTATTAACAATTAAAATTATCAAAATTATGAGCGAAATTAAAGACGAAATCCGTAATGGTAGAATCATCAACAAAGAAGTAGTAACTGCAGCAGCTGAAGAACTGGCTAAGAAACGTAACGCAAAATTGACAAAGGAAATGATGCGTATTGCCGTTGATTCCGAATTTGAACGCAAAAACGCATTGTTGAATTTGCAGCGCAACCGTGATGAAGAAGATCCAATCAAGGCTTGTTTGAAGGCTAAAGAAGCAAATGAAATTGCAGTAAAAGAAGGAAAGATGACACCGGAAGAATTTCGTGAAGCAAATCGTAAAGCCGATGATGAAAAAGCTAAAGCTTTACGTAGTATTTCTGATGAATACTACACTCTGCGTAACCAGTTGCAGAAGCAATGTTATGACGTCCTGAATGATTGGGATGATTAATAACAACTCCGAACCTGTGCCGATAAGTACTGTAAAGCTTATCAATTAATATTAGTGTCTTTACAATAGAAGCTGCTTCAATAGTCTTTGTAGAGACACTAATACTAGTTAGTGTCGAAAGTTATTAAACCGAATGGATTTATAGTAGGTAATTAAGTTGAATTAACAACTTCCCTCAAGTGCTATATGCCGTAGGGTGGAAAAACAACGTGCCACTGATCATGTGCCGAAGATCATTACTATTGTTTTAGCTATTGTACTTTATGTCTTGCATAAAAACAATAGGCTCTACTTGTAGAGTTTTATAGTAATGGTTATCAAAACACATATAGAAATTGTGCTTTATGCCGAAGTTTTATTTTTAATATATAGTATAAATGTTAAGTAAATCATATTTATATGATTTTTAAAATATTTATACAAACTTCAATTTCTATCAGTCTATCAAAGGCACAGAATCCTAAGTAATATAATGCTTTATGCTTAAATATTATTTATAGAAGACGGAAATGCGTAAAAAGTCACATTCTAATGGAATCGTCTTTAGACGGTAGAATATAGAATTCGATAACTTACGGTCGCCCTATAAACGATATTTAGTATTACTTAGGATAAACTCTTAAAAATTCACAATTATGGATTGGACAAGAGAAGACTTAGAAAATAAGTCAAAAGAAGAACTTATAGACATCATTATGAACATTCAGGAAGATTTAGAGTATTTTCCAGATCTTTATGACGATACATATAATGACTATGAGGAATAGGAAGTAAGGAGAGAAATCTCCTTACTTTCACGACCTTTTGGTTCATATTATTAAAATTATTAAAAGTAGATATTCACAGTATAAGAACTGTATTGTGTCTTATTAGGCTTATTAATCATTGTTAGGACGAGGGTTCGACTCCCTCCAGCTCCACTAAAAATTAGATTATGGATGAAGATATATTAAAACTTTTTATTGAAAACAATGAAGATGGAGAATATGATAACATTCTCCTAGAAGCTATATTAGTTGACGAAATATTTTCAGATGAAAACATGGTTTAGTAAAGATGAACAAAAATGGGTTAGTGATATTCCAAAAGTCTTTTGGTTAGGCATATATGATGCAAAAACTAAAGAAAAATTGTATAGCGATGATATTTTATACGAAGTAACTGAATTAATATTAGAAATATGTGGACAACCTTATAATGTTACACCTGTTAATTATAAAAAAGATTGTTCTAAATGTGAATTTGGTTATTATGAAATACCGTATACATGGATAGACTTAAAAGGAAAATACACTAAATATCCAGAATACTTTAAAAAGAAACAAAAGATTAAATAATTTATAATTATCTAAAGGGGCTGCATGGATTTGACTAGCAATTAGAGAGATAAGATAGGTTCATTGTGTGTTTAAATGGCAACACTATGTTTGTCACTGATTATTCTTGCGTAGCGTAAGAATATGATGCGTGCTAAATACGAAAGTTAGGGATACTCTTTAGTTCAACAGGTTAGAATCGTAATTTTATTACGGAATGTGGGTTCGAGTCCCACAAGAGTAACAATTAACTTATGTTTAATTTCTTAAAAGTAATCAGATGAAAAAGATGACTTTAAGCCAATTACACGGTAATCTAAAGACTTTCAGTAAAGAATTTATAGGAGCTGGAAGTAGAAATAGTGTAGTTGGATTGTATCGAAAACTTATTGAGTTAGGAGCAATTCCATCCAGTAAGGAAAAGGATAACAGTCTTATTAACTCTAAGCAAAAGATTGTTATTCTATGTGTTAACGATGGAATTAGGAGTAAATTCGCTCGTATCTCATTGCATGAAAGATCATGGTGGGATTATTGGCATAACAAAGCACACAAGCATTGTAAGCCAGCTTATATTACTTATAATGTACCAAAACAAATGAGTACAGTAATAAGTAACTTAAATATTAAAGAATTAGAAACCCTAATCCCAGAGTAATATGGAACTATCTTATTGGATTTATTTTAAACCAGGTGAAAAAGATAAGCTTAAACAGATTATCGATGAAAATCCTAATCCTTTAATGGCAAATATTGCTATTCAAGAGGAATTTGGTGTATCTCTCACCGAAGCTGAGAAAATTATTGAGGTGTATAACAATAAAATTAATAAAACATGTCATCAAGAATCATAACGCTTAATAAACCAGGTTTATATGTTGCAGAACACAATTCTACTGGTAAGCAATTTTTAGTAAGTATAGGTGGTGAATTACCTATGTTGCGTGTAATTAATATAATCAATTTATCTGATTTTGTTAGTGGTTTTTATGCTGATAATAAAGATAAACAAAAATTACAAGATGACATGGAAGCACATCCTAATACATACACTTATACTCCTATTCAAGTTAAATTAGAAAAAGAGTCTAAAGATGTAAAAGAAGATGTTCTTGATTTATCTAGATATTCAACATTAGTTGAAAATAAGGATAAATTATTAGGAATGGATGATAATATGGCAGTTATTACTATATGTAAAGATGAAAGTCTTGATGTAGCTATTGCCACTGAGATTTGGAAACAATTCAAATTATCATTACGACCGTGACTGCGGATGAAGTAAAAAAACATATTTACGATAAATCTGCAAAGCTATCACAGCAGTTTATTGACTTCATTAAACATGAAGGTGTTCCTAATTATTTATTACCATTATTTGACAATAATAGTGGTTATAGATGTGATTGGAACATAATAGGTGGAGAAGAAGCTAAAGAATATTTTAAACCTTATTATAAACCAATAAGTGATAAATTCATTCTTAGCTTAGAACAAAGAAAAAACGTACAAACTTGGTTATATAGAGTTAGTACTAAACTTTTTCTACCTGAATTGATGGTAGGAAGTCCTATCGCAACCGATAAAGTGCAGCTACGAATAGCTACATCTTTAATCGACAAATTAAATATTCCAAGACAATATCGAGATTATCTATTTGATAACACTATATATTGTTTTTGGATTCGTAAACGAGCATATAGTAATTTCTTTTGGCAAGAAATAGTACAGCTTCCGTTTGCGCCAGATTATCGTTTAAATATTAAGTATTAAATGATAATAGGGTAAGAGAGATTGGGTTCTCTCTTACTCACTAATCCGTAGGCCTATGAAAGAAGAAGAAAAAATTCTAATTGAAAAGGCGAAGCACGGTGATGAAAAGGCCTTTAAGCAATTATATGATAATTATTATCGTTTAATACGATATATTATATACGATGCAATAAAAGATGAAGAAGCAACAGCTGATTTATTATCTGTTACTTTTACTAAGGCCTTCAAACGTCTCGATTATTTTGTTGAAACTATTTCTTTTGAAGCATGGTTAAAAACTATTGCAGTAAATACAGTCATTGACTATATTAGAAAGAATAAGAATCAACAAGATAATATCTCTATAGATAATGAGGATAATACAATTCAAATATCTAGTGATAACGATCCCGAAACTGATTTAATTAAATCAGAGTCAATAGATATTCTTAGAGTTGCATTAACTCGACTTAGAGCCAAATATAGGAACCTTCTAGAACTCAGATATTTTGGTAATCTAAGTTATGAAGAGTTAAGTGCTGAGCTTGGTATACCGGTTGGAACTGTAAAGTCTGACTTAAACAAAGCTAAGCATAGACTCAAGTATTATTTTCAAAAAATTTCAAAAACTAACAAAACATGACAACATTCATTGTATCTATGCTAGTAATTATCGGTATTGTTGCAATTGCACGATATTACGGTAGTTCGTCAATGGCAAGCAATTTATTGCTTACTTTGGCATTTTCTGTTGTCGTGGGTCTTGGTATTCAATTTGCTACTAAGGGAAACCATAGTAAAAAAGAGAATACTAAGATTGAAAATTCCATTGCAGTTAGTAATCCTGTATCCACACAGTCTGTTTGTACAGTGTTGGAACCTGTAAAAACTAGCCATTCTGGGGCTGTGAGTCAGGTACAGGATTATAAAACTGTAGTAAAGGAGTTTCCACGATTAAATTCCAAAAAGCTTGCGTATACTGAACGCATAGCTCCCCCATTCCCAGATTCATCCTAGATGAATATAACGGGATCACATTATTAGCTTTATAAAATAATTTATTAACTTTTAATATTCGAAAAGGCGAATTAAACATTATCAAAATGGGAAATAATAAGAACAAAGGTCAGAAGACTGACGATAAAACAAAGAAAACTACTGCCGCTCCTGCGGCTGCACCGGCTGCACAAACTAAGAAAGAACAGCCGAAGACTGGATTAAAGGAAGATAAAACTCCTAAACCCGCAGCTCCTACAGCTCCTAAGAAAGAGGAAAAGGAGACAAAAAAGCCTACTACTGATGCTACTGGTACAGTAGAAAATGTAGCAGCAGAAGAAGTAAAGAAACCTGTAGCTTCTCCGTTAGAATCACCTAAAGTAGATTCCCTGATTTCACTTATGGGCCCTAATGATCTGATGGATGCGAATCATGCTGCAGAATTCTTATCGGCGCTTGAACGTCGTACTGCCCGGATGGATCGTAGTAAACCTATTACGATTCAGATGGAATCCATGCTGGATTACAATATGATGTGGTATGCTGTACGTTTGTCTGTACAATCATTTGCACAGAAACGTGAATGTAATATGCTTACGCCGAACGATGAACTTATTGTTCAGCAAGCTATTGATACAGCTGCATCTATGGGTGTTGCTCTTGAAGCTCATCCTACGGATGACCCTAATCAGATGCGTCTTGAGTTTAAGGATATTTCTCCTGAAACAAAAGCAGCAGCTGATGCAGAGAATGCCGCATCAGGTTTAGCTTCAACAGTTAGACCACCTAAACATGTAAAACTTACCGAAGAACAGATGAATCCCCTGAATTGGAAGAATGATGATGAAGCGAAAGCTGCAATCACTCAAGATCTTCAAGAATCAGGAGAAACTCCATCTAACAAATTCTTACGTATCTTGGGTAAAATCAAGACATATCGTGAGAATACTACGGAAGATCCCGTTCAGAAGGGAATCTGGAGTAGTGCTAACTTAGGAACTCTTGCAAAAGAGTATTTCAACATTATCGGTAAGAAAGGTATTGTTGTACTCTCTGGACTCATGTCTTCTACCACAACTTCGTTGAAGTTAGGTCAGACTATGATCTTTGCACATTCTCTCTTACGGAAGAATATGAAAGGTCTGAATGATCAAGATGTAGTAGACTTGATTAAAGCGTTTATTGAAGTAATGCACGCAGATCCTGCACAGCCTATCGAACAAGATCCTTGTGTAGTAAAGGGTATTTTGGCTCCAACTCGTGATACGTTTGTACGCATTGCGTTGCAAAAGCCGGCAGAAGATGAACTAATGGATTGGTTCAAGAAGATTATGGGACCGTTCTATGATATCTATAAAGATGAAGTAGGTTCTAAATCTGATGAAGATTTTGCTCTGAAAGCAGCAAACAAAATGATCGAAATACGTAATATGTATGTCGATAAAGAAGCTGCATTCCCGCTCTTTACAAAAGAAGATTTCAAGACTGTAATGGGTAAATAACCTATTATATCAAATGAAAGGTAAATTTGCTTATTTAGCAGTATTCGTTGTAGGTCTTATTATGTCCTACAATACTAACATTTTCAAACCCGAAAGTGTTACGGCAACAGAAACCATTAAAACGGTTCAGTTACCCCCAATTCCAGGTAATTTTAAACTTAACCTGGATTTAGAGACAGGTAAAAGTATCGTGGAAAGTAATATACCCGTTACAAGTACTGATATAACTGTCAATCACCCCACGAAAATCGTGGAAAAGGTAGTGTATAAAAAATCTAAACCCAAAGTAGTATATGAAACAAAAACTGAGGTACAAACGAGACCGGTAATGTTCACTCTACCAACTCCCCGCTCTCACAAATTTGTACCTGAGTATCCTAAAAGTGTAGAGAAATGAAGCAAAAAATAACTAAAACTAATATAGTATCATTAATTGGTATTATTTTATTCTACTTATTTTGTTTATTTTTTGCTTATTGTATTAGTGATTAACTATGTGCTTACCGTAGAATGGCATCGGGGAAAACGAGTCTCTCCCCCGTAGTAAGAAGCAGGGCATTATATATAGTGGTATTGTAGCTGTACACTCTAAAAGCAATAAGACAGCATATATATATTAGGAATATCAAAGGCCAAGAGGATTCGTATATATAGATAAGTAATACAGGATATGAGAATATGATAACAGCTAACACTGTGATTCAAAAGGTAATATGATAGCTTACTATGGATTTATTACTTTATCCGTGAAGAATTAGTAAGAAAATGGGATAGCGTGCTAAACCCATAAAATCTCAGAGAACCGTCTGGCGGAGATTTAAAAAACGCGATCTAGGTCAGCAGACACGAAGACAAATTCAGCAAAGGTATCGGCATCCTAAAGTAAATATAGTTATGAGATATATTTATGAGTGTATTGAAGTCTACACAAAGGAGAAACCTATGTCCGTGGGTACAATCATGTACGAAATCAAGAAGGGACTAAACACGAGTTGCCCCTTAGTAAATATCCAAAAGTTTACTAAGTTTTGACTCCTGACTAACGTTTCTGGGTGTGTCCAAAGCATCCATTCTGAATCTATTATTGGAAGATATAGATAAGATAAAAATGCTACTGTAGTGTTCTCTACAAGGTACCAAATGGTTTAAATTGGAACGTATGTTTAAATACATATAAAAGTAGGTATGAAGGCAGAGAGATTAATCGAGGGTGCTATTAGGTGCTACGTAAAGAAGTAAAACGGTACGATTCCGTAGTCTTTTACTCTAAGAAGTAAAGGATAATAGTTTGTATTATTACTTTAGAACATATGGCTGAGAGGCTATGATCCATACAATGAACTTTAAATTCATTAAATATAATAAGAATTCGAGACTTTTATTATATTTAAGTATGACAGATTATCCGGATTAGGTGCCAAACCTATACTTAATAGAACGATTAATACAAATGTGTCAGTGTTTGCTTCAAGTTATGACACAATAATATATGGAAAGAAGCAGGTTGTAAAACGTGTCCTATAACACTACTACAGAATAACGACACCTTTTAGCAAGGTGGTTACTTCGCAAGAAGTGAGAGGGATCTCAATAATTTACGTTATCGAAAAGTTAAATACGCCGGTAGAAACACCGTTACCTGAGAAGAAAGGTAGAAGTTCAATCAGATCTCAGTCGGCTTTCCGAGAGATAAAAGGCGAAAGTTGGGCTAATGTATAGTCAATGGGCTAAATTCAAGTCTGTTAATCCAGAGAAACGTAAATGTTATGACATTTACCTGAATCCAACGATTCATCACTGGCCCGAGAGTTAACGTCACTCTTAAATAAAAGCGTGGATAACATGTCTAACCTAAGTAGTGGCTACGCCCACGAAATAATAAATCCAGGGGAGTCCCCGCTAGGGATAGTAGAATCTGCTGTTGTATAGTAGTATATGTTTCCTGACTGCGTCCTTGGCAAGCCAACCGTTATTGCTAAATAAAACTAATAGAGTATATTGCGCAACAATATATGTTCATTAGAAAGCGTTTCATGAATCTTCATAGACTGGATACCTGTCGTGCGGAAAGAGTAGTGAAAAGTAGGTGGAAGTCCTCAATATTCGTGCTTGTAAAACAATCCTATGGACGGTTATATAATAATATATATTATTGTATGTAATTCCGTATAGGAAACTTAAAACCGTTGCTGCATTTGTAGGGCAGAACTAGTTAAGTAACGTTAGAAAACGACCGTATCTGTAACGGATTCGATAAAGTGGTAAGTATTAACTTCTGGGTAATCATAAGCTACATGACAGGCCAATCTGCATGTGCAACTGTCTTGCAAACAGTTACTTTGTATTTGTGATTACTTGCTGAGATTAACCCCGAGACGCCGGGAAATACTAAGTTAATATGATGAGCAATAGTTCCTTTCTCTTAAGCGTAAGAGAATTGTAAAATCTAAAGTAATGGTATTATAATATGTATATTAAATGTCTTAGATCTCATTAGTCTTAAGAAAAAGCTGTTCAGTATCAATAGTATGATAAGCTATTAATTTATTATATGTAGACACTCGTATAAGTAATATTAATTCTGGTATCCGAACTACTCTGTAGAAGCAAGGAATGCAGAAAGGAAGAGGAAGTATCTACCTTGATTTCGATGTAAGTAAATCATTAATATGAAGATTATGCGTTTAAAACGAAAATATTTATACTTTGTAAAGGATTGTACTTGAATGTACGTAGACGATTAGACACATCCTCTATATAATAAAATCTATACAAAGAGAGCAAAACTCGTTAATTTAAACTCATAAAATATGTAAATCAATTGTTTAACATCTCCGTAGGTGGAATCAACCACGGAATCAAAAAAGGAATTTAAAAATGGATAAATCAGTTATTTTGGCATCACAGTGTGGTGCATCATTAGGTAAATATATTCTCACTATAGAGAAGAACTCAGTAGATCCGAATTATTCACGGAAAGTACAGAACAATGAATTACGGACTAGTCAGCAGATTAATCTGTATTCAATTAAACCTATTAAGGTTAAAATGGCTCAGGAAGTAGAAAGTGCTGAAGGCACTAAATTTGTAGAGTATAACGGCGATTCGAAGTTACGGCTTCAGATTTCCGGTATTAACGACATTGCGGATATTATCCCGAAGCCCAACGCAGAAAGCGTAAAGAATGCGATTACTCGGTTCGAATCAACCGGTGAGATTACAATCTTTATTGATTATCCTCAGTTGACAAAAGAAATAGTTGCTCTGAATATGGAATCACGGGCTAAACTTACAGCGTTTGTCAACGAACAGATGCGGTTCATTAAAACATTTGAAACTGCAAACGAAACTGAAATTGCTGCTTGTAAGACGGCAATGGCCGCTGAAGGTATCGAAATTAACAATTATTTCGGATAAAGTAAACTATGAGTACGCCTTTAACGAAAGAAGCGTTCCTAGACCTTCAGCATATGTTTGCTGATAAAGACTTTATATCTTTGCTATTTATGGATGAGAAAGAAATAGCTAGATATATTCATGTCGAAAAAGACGGTAGTGTAACGTTAGGCAGAACAAAATACAAATTTATCAATAGACTCTTTAAAGATGAGAAAGTATTGAGTACTAATGATATTTGTTTACGGCTTATTAAAGTCATTACTGGAAAAGGAGGAACGCGAAACAATGAAGCTTTTGATTGTCTTGTAAAAGATTTTACTAAAGCTTTAGATAAAGGAGATTACTCCTATGCTATTACTCGGATATTTATTGGTTATCGTCTAGGATATCTAAACGATGTTGCAGCAATGCAAGCTTCTTCGGAAAAAGGTGAGGTAAGACTTCCGAATAAGCGAGTATTGGTACAAGATGGTTTCGGAGATTTCTATGCGATTAAAATAGGTAAGTATCCTAGTTAATTAAAGTTGACTATTCTAAAGTAATAAGAGTATCAAACATATAATAGCAGATGTAACGCAAACAATGTAGAAAATATAATTATTACTTTTCAAGATATATCAAAGGACTTGCAGATGTAAGTCAAGTCCTTTCTCTTATATCTTATAAGGCTATGATAATGTATCTGTAATGGATACTAAGTGAAGGAAAGCTTCAAGAATAAGACGAAGATGTCATATCGGGATGAACATAGCCACAAAGTACAGGTAGTTGATCATATTTAAGTATACTTTTATGTTTAATCAATTAAAATCAAAAGTATATGAAGAAAATTAAATCAACTGAAATTATTGAAAATCGTAAGAAGTATGACAAAGAGATTAAAAAGATGTGGAATATTATTCGTACTGAAAATTTGATCGATAAAAATGCTACACGAAATTACGATATGAAAGCTTTGTTGGATACAATTACAGAGATGTCCAATAATCGAATTCAGACCAAGCTGGATTCAATTGCTATTAATCTAGGTTTTAAGAGTCGTAAAGACTTTCCTAAAGAAAGTATTTATCCTATCATTTATACTCTATCTGAAAAGAATGAGTATTTAGTTCAGTTGGGATCTATTCCGACTATTAATCCTGGTTTAAAAGCTAAACTTGGTAAAAAGAAATTGTTTAAAACTGAAGAAATTACTGCAGATTATATTACTAAATTAAAGAATAAACTGCAGCTGGAAATCAATGCTCTGAAGAAGAAGCTTGAAGATTTCAACAGTAATGCTGAAATAGATATATCTACTGCATATATGTATTTAGCGGCATAAGGTAAACTGGTCTCCGTAAGTTATTTTGATATTTTTAAATTGTATACCTTCTTAAGTTAATAATTCTCTTCAAAATAACGAGTGGCAAGTGGGGTTCGAATCCCCGGAGACCAACAAGTCTCGAAATATTAATATTAACATTTTAAAAAGTAAAGTCATGAAAAAAGATATCAAATCTCAAACAATTGACAATTCTACCAAAAAATATCCGGTAGAAAGTAAAACATGGAAGTCTGATGTATATCAGGCTTTGAAATTAGGTTATAAAGTAGAAGCTTTAAACGAAGAGCAGGCTGAATATATCAAGAAGATTGAAACTAAGCTTGCAGAAAAGGCTGCAAAAGCCAAAGTAAAAGAAGAGGTGAAACAAACTCTTCTAAAAAAGATGTCAGATATAATGAAAGCTAAAAAAGCAGCAATTGTATCTACAGCTAATGATCTAGCTGATAGAATTATTCTTCGCGCTATCGAGAAAGAAGAGCAGAAGAAAAAATTCGATGAAGCCGACAAGAAAATTAAGGAGAAAGTCAAGAAGGACAAAATGGCAATAGCCGAAAAGAAACGTAAACGTAAAGCAGAATTACGTAATAAAACTATTCCTAGTCCTGAAGCTATAGCTAATGCTAAGAAACAACAAGATTTTCTTGCAAAAGCTCACGCCGCTAAACGTGAAGAGATTGAAGCTCGTCTCAATAAGAAAGAAGAATTTATGGATCAATCTGTAGAAGAATGGAGTAAGAAACGTGAAGAACGTATTAAACATAATACGGAACTTGCTCTTAAACGATTGCATCATAAAGAAATTAAACTCAAACGTACCACAAAAGCTGAAAGAATTGAAGCAATAAAAGCTAAAAAAGAAGCTGGTAAAGCAGCTTTTAATGCTGAAATGAAACGTCAAGCATCAGAAATTGCAGCAGACCGTCAAGGTTATGCTAATCGCGTAGAGAAACGTAGACGTACTGAAACAGAGCGTCTTGCAAGGATTGCAGAGCGTAGAAAACTACGTAAAGATAAGATTTTTACAGAACATCTTAAACAACAAAAGATTCAGCAATTGAATCTTAAACGTTTTATAGAGTCTGAAAAAGCTCGTCTAGCACGAAAAGAAGAAAAACGTGCTAAGTATCTTACTATGGGTGGAATAAAAGTTCCCAAAGTAAAGAACAATGTTGCTGTAGATAAAACTAGAGCAGAAGAATATATTAAAGTTGCTGAAACAAAGATGAAAGATGAAAAAGAACGTTATTTAATACGTATTGCATCAATTGCTTCATCAGAAATTATAAGTGATTCTGTTTGTGCATTCATTTGTAAACCAGAAGAACTTAACAAACGTATGAAAGAAGCTCATAACAAACACATGAAAGAAGAACCTGATACATATGTAGGTATTTATGCTTACTCTGGCATCGGTAAAGATCAGAAATGTATAAGTGAAATGCTAAACGATAAGTTTAAAGATCGTAGTAGACTTAATCCGAAAAGTGAAGCAGCATAATATACAACAGGGGTGCGTCTGTAACGCACAATCTAGCGGGATGGCGCAAAGGTAGCGCGTAGCTTTCACGAGGCTGAGGTTGGTAGTTCGAATCTATCTCCCGCAACTAATTAACCATAGTACTATGAAAATTAAAGGAAAAACTTGCATAGTCTTTGATATTGAAGTTTTAAAAAACGTATTTACTTGTACTTGTAAAAATACTGATACAAAACAAATAACAGTATTTGAAATATCTCCAAGAAGAATAGATATACAAGGATTAGTTACATTCTTTTATGAAGATTATTATTTTGTAGGTTATAATAATATACATTATGATAATCCTATACTAAACTATATCATAATGTTATATAGAGAACATTATTTTGATAGATATAGTACTAGAGAATTAACTGAGTCAGTATTTAGAATGAGTCAATTAGTAATTGATAAAAATTCTGATTTTGATTTATGGAAAGAGTATAAATACGCTAGAAACTTCTTATCAATAGATCTATTAACAATGCTATATTCTAAAGCTTTACGAGTATCTTTAAAAGAGATGCAAGTAACAATGCAATATAAGAATGTAGAAGAATTCGTAGTAGATTGGCATCAAGACCTTCCTGAAAAGGATATAGATAGATTAATATCATATAATATAAATGATGTAGAATCTACCGAAGAATTACTATATAGATGTAAAGATCTATTAGAATTGCGTATAGAAACTGAAAAAGATTTTGGATTACCTTGCTTAAGTTTAGATCGAGTAAATCTAGGAGATAGATTACTTCAATTAAAAGTAATGGAAAAGACAGGATTAAATAAGAAGCAATTAGAGAATATGAAATCTCCAGCTAACTATGTAGATCTTGAAAAAGTAATATTTCCTTGGATAAAATTTGAATCTCCAATATTGCAAAAAAAGTTAACTGATATGAAAAATCAGCATAATGTATCACCAGGTAGAAAAGGATATATAAATACTTTTATGTTTGGTGAAATGAAAGTAACTATTGGAGTAGGTGGAATTCATGGTGATAATGGTACTTGTATTATTAAACCAAATGAAGATGAATTATTATTAGATAGCGATGTTAACTCACTATACCCATCTCTTATGAGAATGTATCATCTTTATCCACCTAAGTTAAAGAATGTATTAGGACAAATATTTCCACAAATTATTGATGATCGATTAGAATTTAAGAGGACTGGTCAAAAAAACAAAAACGAAACATATAAATACATGTTAAATGGTGTATCAGGTAAAATGCAAGATGAAACATCTTGGTTATTTTCACCGTTTACTGTTATGCAAGTAAGAATTAATGGTCAATTATTACTTTTAATGCTCGCCGAAAGACTCCTAAAGTTAGGATGCAAATTATATCAGATTAATACTGATGGTATTCTATATAAGCTTAAAAAGTCTAAATATGAAGAATTACAGCAAGTATTAAAAGAATGGGAAAAGCTCACTATGCTTACTCTGGAAACTGAAGAATTTACTCAGTTTTATCAATTGGCAATTAATGATTATTTTGGAGTGGAACCTAATAATAAAATAAAAAAGAAAGGATTCTTTCTGACTGATATTGAATTAGGTAAAGGTTTAACTCCTAAAATTATACCTGAAGCAATTATAAATTACTTTGTACATAATATTCCAGTAGAAGATACAATTAAGTCTTGTAAAGATATATGTAAATTCTTACAAGCTGAAAAAACTGGTAAACAATGGACAGTTGAGTATAATGAACAAATTCAACAAAGAATTAATCGTTTCTATGTTAGTAATAGTGGATATTATTTATGGAAATGGAAATTAGATGATACTGGTAAAAAGTCTTATCAAATAATGTTAAAAGATCATGGAGTAAGATTACATAATAAATTTTATTCTGATGAAGATCTTCAATGGAAATACTCTCAAGGAGAAACATTCCAAAGTATTTATGATATAGATTATCAGTATTATATTAATCAATGTATAAAAGTAATTGAAAAACTAAAACCAAAGCAGTTAAATCTGTTTAATTTTGACGAATATTAACAAAAACTATCATACTCTAGAACAGATGAATTAAATTAATTCATTATGATACTAGAAATAGATACAAGTCTATTGAAAAAAATAGACAATCTTTCATTAAGTCAGCTAGTATTTTTAAATCTTGTATTAGACAATAATCAAAAATCTATCAAAGAGGTCAAAGACATCGTTAGCCAGGTCAGCGACAATGATATACAGGATTTAATCGACAGAGGATTTCTTATTAGAGAAGAAAAAGCTAAAAAAGTTTCTTATAAAGAAACTGAACTATTAGTAAACATTATTACTGGTAATGCGGATTTATTTGAAGAATTTAAGAAGCATTATCCTATAGTAGTAGTAAGACCTGATGGTACTAAAGGCTTTTTACAAGGTAATTCAAAGAAATGTAGAACATTATATAATAAAATAGTTAAAAATGATACTATTTTACATAATCATATCATTCAATGTCTAGAAAAAGAAGTATCTGACAAACTTATGAGTGGTAAGATAGGTTATATGAAAACTATGTGGAAATGGCTTACTAACTCTGAATGGGAAATTTATGAAGAACAAATTAATGAACCAATAAAAGATAATCTCTATGGAACAGAACTTATCTAGTCCCTTACCATACAAACATATATCTGTAGCCGCTGATGAAGCTGTTACCTATATAAAACAGCGTAAGAATCATGAAATTGAACCACTTAAAAGTAGATGGAATAAATTTAATTTTATGTGCTGTGGTGGTATTGAACCAGGATGTGTTTATACTATAGTAGGAGCTTCTGGTACTGGTAAATCATCATTTGTAAATACGCTTGAAACTGACTTAATTGAACTTAATCCTGATAAGGAATTAGTTGTATTATCATTTTCTTTTGAAATGCTCTCTAGTAGACAAGTAGGAAGAAAGCTATCTAATAAGTTGCGTCACACAACTTCAGAGCTATATAGTGCATCAGAAGATGTTTCTGATAGTTTACTACAGGATATTGAAAAAGAAGTAGAAGTTATTAAACAATATCCCATCTACTATGTAGATGAATCAGCTACAGTAAGTAAGATAGAAGATACTATAACTTATTTTCAAAATACGATTGCAAAAGATAAATGGCTTATCGTATTTCTAGATCATACATTATTGGTCGAAGGAAATGATACTAATGACGAGCGTAAAATTATAGCAGCATTAGAAAGAGTATTTATCAGAGCTAAGAAAGTTGGCAAAACAAGTATAATTCAACTTTCTCAAATGAATCGTAATATTGAAATGCCTGAAAGGATTATAAATCCATCAAGTCATTATCCTATGAGAAGTGACTTATCATCCTCAGATTCTGTATTTCAAGGTAGTGATGTTATAGCAGTTTTATCAAGACCTGAAACATTAGGTATTACTGCATACGGACCGTCACGATTACCTGTACAAAATAAAGTATATCTACATTTTTTAAAAGTTAGAGAAGGCAAATTAGCCATACTTGAATATGAGAACGATCTGCAATATAACAACTTAATTGAAGTAGATAGATCTGAGAATAAACCACAGTATTAATTTAATTTTGGCTAACATGACTACAACATTTTTGAATAAAAAGGGTAATAATAATAACTTTAACTTTAACACTTACGATTTCTTGAATCCGTATTACGAGAAGATCAGTAAGAAAAAAGATGATAATTATATTGATAATCTTCTGACAAAAGCCTTTAAGAATCTGGTTCCTTGGGCAAAGAAAGAAGATAAGAAAGATAGTATTTATATCATCTTCGGTGATGAACCGACGAAGAAATATACGTTTGAGAAGCCGAGTTTTACAATTACAAATATTTCTCCTACTTCTCTGAATCTGGAATGGAATAAAGCAGCTACACATTTGTTAGAATGTGCATATTATGCTAATAATCCTACTTATGATTTTATTATCTGTAATACACCGATTAAAATTCATGGTAATTATATTCAGGTAGGTTCGGAAATTATTCCGACATTTACCCGTTCTGATTTCTTTACAACTATGAAGAAAGAAGATCAGATTAACATTTATAATATTGCAGTAGAAATTAACGCTATTTTTACTGCGTAATTATTAACAAAACTTTTCAGATTCTTTCAAATTTTATCAAATTCTTTCGTAACTTATCAAACTATATCTGAAAAGGTAAAATTATCTTAATATGATAGTATTACCTACAGAAAAAGTAAAAGCAAAAGTAAATAATCCTAGATTTTTGATTATTTACGGTCGACCTAAAACTGGTAAAACTAGTTGTGTAGCAGCTCTGGAGAATAATTTAATTATTGATCTAGAGGGTGGCTCTGAATTCTTAGATGCATTGGCAGTACAAGCGAGAACTGTTAATGATTTTGCTGATATTGCAAATGCAATCAGAGAAAAGATCAAAGAAACAGGTAAAAAGCCCTATAAGTATATTACTATAGATAATGCTACACGACTAGAAGAGATATGTCTACCTTACGCAGGTACTCTCTATAAAGCTCAACCTCAAGGAAAATCTTGGCAAGGTACTGATGTTAGATTGCTTCCACAAGGAGCAGGATATCAATATATTAGACTTGCTGTAAGAAAAGTTATCGATATGTTTAAAGAACTTACTGATAACTTAATCCTTATTGGTCATACTAAGGATAAAATGATTAATAAGAATGGTGAGGATATGACAGAAATGTCCTTAGATCTTGTAGGTAAACTAGGAGATATTATATGTGGTGAAGCTGATGCAGTAGGTTTTATGTATCGAAAAGGTAATGAAACAATTATTAATTTCGATAGTAAAGATGAAACTACAAAAGGAGCAAGAGCACCACATTTGCGTGAGCAAAAAATAGTAATTGCAGAAAGCAATGAAAACAATGAATTAGTATTTCATTGGGACAGAATTTATTTACCAGAAGTTTAAGTTAACCAAAATTAAAGAATATGTATAGTTCCGAAAGAGCCAAGACTATTGTAAAGAAAGACGTAGCACACTTGTCAGCAGGTATTGAAGATAACGTAATGTTAACTGCAGTAAGATTTGATAAATCTATTAATGGTAATAGTTTTATTGAATTTAAGTTTGAAAAAGAAGGTAAATTGCTGACGCATACTGAGTGGGAACCTTCTAAGAGATCTGATGAAACTGAAGAAAGTTTTCAGAATAAATGTGATAATCAATTTTCAAGAATTGAACAAATTTTGAAATGTTATTATCCTAATGCTGAAGATCGTAAATTTATCGGTGAAAACTTCACTCAGTTTGCTCAATGGGTAACAGAAATGCTGAATAAAGCAGATTTGACTACTCCATTAAGAGTTAAAATTGTATATAATAATAGTGGTTATACTACACTACCAAAGTATGCAAAGTATACGTTTATTGAACCAATGTCCTTGGTAAACGAAAATAAATCTGTTATTGTAAAATTAGGTATCGATCAATTCGAGAAGCCTATTGTAGCAGATTTAGAAAAATCTAATCCAAGTCCTTTCTCTATGGGAAGTTCTATGGATGAAAATAATAGCGCCGATCCTAATGGATTGCCGTTTTAAGATATAAGCTATTCTGCAGATAGAACGAAGACTATACTACCTCTGACTTTTGTTATGTAAGTATACCAGATCGTAGGCTGGCACTGACCACACAGGGGGTATTGTTAAAGGTGGAGCAATGTCTAATGGTTAGATTCGTGGGGATCGTTACCCCACATTGCACTTATTTAAATTTATATCATATGTATGACTCTACAAAAATAAAACAGCAAGATACTCCTATTACTTTGGACTATATCTTATCAAAAGTCACAGAATATGATATTTATGCTAGATATATCGGACAATTTAAGATTGGTTTTATATATAATAGTCCATTTAGAGAAGATAAAAATCCTTCATTTGGAATATTCAGAAGTAGAAAATCAGGTAAATTACTATTTAAAGATCATGGAAATGGTGAATGTGGAGATGTTATTAAATTTGTAGAGCTTTATACAGGTTTAACAAATTATAATGACATATTAAACCGTATAGTAACTGATATGTCTATTACTAATAATACCAAACTTAAAAGTACAAAGCAATATGAATCTAAAGACACTGTAATAGGTGTTGTTAGACAAGATTGGACAGATGTTGATAAACAATATTGGTCACAATTTAGTATTACTAAGGAAACATTAATTAAATTTAATGTATCTAGTATAAAATATTATTTATGTGACGGTATTGTTAAAGGTATATATAAAGATAATAATCCTATGTATGCTTATAAAGTATATGATCATTTTAAGATTTATAGACCATTAGCAGATAAATATACTAAATGGCGTAATAATTTAGCTCCTTATGATATTCAAGGATATGAACAATTACCAGAAAAAGGTGATTTATTAATTATTACTAAGTCATTAAAAGATGTTATGTGTTTATATGAAATGGGATATACTGCAATATCACCATCTTCAGAAAGTACTTTTATATCAGACAAAGCGTTAAATCAGCTTAAGAGACGATTTAAGCGCATTTTAATTTGTTTTGATAGAGACGTTTCAGGTATTAAAAATATGCGTAAAATAAGCCTTAAAACAGGCTTAAATGGCTTTTTAGTTCATAAGAAATGGAAAGCTAAAGATATATCTGATGCAGTAAAACTAAACGGATTTGAAATTATTAAAAATTGGTTAAAAGAAACACTATGATATGGTTTACTTCAGATCTACATTTCTTTCATGATCGTATCTTAGAATTCCATCCAAAACGTAAAGAATTATTTGGAAATACTGTTGAAAAGGCTAAAGAAGCTATGATACAGTTATGGAATTCTAGAGTAAATAAGAAGGATACAGTATATATTCTTGGTGATTTAGCATTTGGTGAAGTAGAAGATAAAAGAAAACTATTTCAAAGACTAAATGGTAATAAAGTATTAATACTCGGTAATCATGATAAAATACCAGATCATTTAAAATGTTATTTTAATCATATTACTCAAATCAAGAATATTAAGTTTAAGAAATCTGTATATAATTTCTTATACAAAGATTTAGAAGTGATAATGTGTCATTTTCCAATGTTAAGTTGGGAACACAAAGATAAAGGATCTGTTATGATACATGGTCACTGTCATGGAAAAGTAGATCAAATAAATATAGATTCTAAAGAACTAAGAGTAGATGTAGGCATAGATGGAAATCTAGCTAACTATGATTTAATATCTTTAGAAAAACTTTCTAAACATTTAAAAAGAATAGAAAATGACAATAACAACATTTGAATTAGCACTAATTGTATTTATTTCTAATCTTGGTGCTACATTGGTCTGTGAAGGAATCGAAGCTATATTAGAAGCGTATGAAATCTATAAGAAGAAAAAGAAAGACCTCACAGAACAAAAAGGTTAAAAATGCTACACCTAATGTATATGATGGAATACAATTTAAATCACAATTAGAAACTTATGTTTATAAACAATTAAAGGCTCATAATCTCAAAGCAGAATATGAGCCTATTAAGTTTGAATTAATTCCATCATTTACGTTTTGTGGTAAAAAGATTCGTGCTATGACTTATACTCCAGATTTTGTTGGAGATAATTTTATTATCGAAGCTAAAGGAAGACCTAATGATGTATGGCCTTATAAATGGAAATGGTTTATGTGGTCATTATTAAATAAAGGTTTAGCTGATAAGTATAAGTTATTTGTAGTACACAATCATAAAGAAACAGATGAATGTATTAGACGAATTCAAGAACTATAAAAGAAAATTCATACAAATATCTCATAGAACTGCAATTTTAATGCATATATTTGAAAAAGCTGATGATGATTTTGAAGATATGATTCTAAGTGATCATAAAGAATATTGTAAACAAAATCATGGTATAGATATATACAAAGAAGCTGCAGATCAATTCTTTAAACAATTTGAAGGAAATGAATGTCTTATTTTCGTAGAATGTTTAAGAGATAAATGTAATGAAATGTTAACCGAACATGAACGAGAAGTTAAAAAACTTAAAAGTAGAAGAGATTAAATTTATTTCTACTAATACTTTCTTTAATGATAAATTTAACGAATATTTATTTATTAAAGATAAAACCAAAACTAGAAGAAAAGTAGGATATGAAAGTGACAGCAATTAGTGATATACATGGTAATCTTATTGATATAGAACCGTGTGATACACTATTAATTTGTGGAGATATTTCACCATTAGAAATTCAAAGAGACTATATACAAATGACTAAATGGTTCTTTAATGAATTTCAAGAGTGGATTATGAATCTACCTTGTGATAGAGTAATACTTACTCCAGGTAATCATGATTTTTGGTTTGAAAAAATGATTACTCAATCTCAGACATATTTATTTGATAAATTAACTATTTTAATTAATGGAGAAGTAAATATTTATTCAGGTGTAGATGATAAATACTACAAAATATTTGGTACGCCGTATTGTAAAGATTTTGGTTGTTGGGCATATATGCCTGGTAATACTATATTACCAAGTGTTTATAGTACTATCCCAAAAGATGTAGATATATTGATGTGTCATGATTCTCCCCAAGTAGGATATGTAGCAAATATTATGGAACATAAAAGTGAGACATACCCCAATGGTATACCAGCAGGTAATATCTACTTATTTGATGAAATAGTAGAGAAAAAGCCTAAATATGTATTATCTGGACACATTCATTCCGGAGATCACACATTACAAGAGTACGCAGGCACAAAATATGCTAATGTAAGCATATTAGATGAATCTTATTCGATTAAATACAAACCACTAACATTTGAATTATGAAAAATTACGAAAAGATTAACGTTAAGTTAGACGAACAGAATATGGTAGAAGAATTCAATCAGGTAGAATTAGATATTATGTTATCTTGCGATGAATATAATGATATGATGACTTACGCTAGTATAAATGCATATGAAAATCTAATTTTGTTTGAAGAATAATGGATACATCTATACCATATTATGAAGATCTTACTCGTATAAGTAATTCTAATATCGGATGGTTCTTAAAAAAAGGACCAAGATATCTTAAAGAAATGCTTGACGGAAAAGAAGGTCTAAAAGCTAGTTTTCTGGATAAAGGTACTATGATACATGAATATATTCTTCAACCAGAAGAATTTTGGAAAGATTATATTATATTGGACTTTGCAGTACCTAAAGTAAAGCAACAAAAGGATTTACTCGAATTCTACGCAAATGCAAAAATGGTAGACCCTCTTGCATCTGAAGATGACATATTACTTATGAGTTATAATTCTGCTTATAGTAATAATAAATCAATAGATAAAAGAATACAAGAAGCAAAAGAATTAGTAGAAACTTATCAAAATTACATAGAATACTTTAGAAATAAAGATTCTAAAAAAGTAATATCATTTGCAGATCTTAATATGTTAAAAACAATTAAGAAGAATATGGAAGATCATAAGAAAGCAAATGAATTATTATTTAACTATCCAGAAACATTTGAAGTTCATAATGAATTTCATATTAATTGGGAGTATCCTAATGCTTCTTCATTGGGAGATCTTCCATGTAAATCATTACTAGATAGAGTAATGATAGATCATACAAATAAAAAAATAATATTAGTGGATATAAAGACGACAGCTGATGTTTATAATTTCAAACACTCAGTAGAAGAATTTGATTATTGTCGTCAGTTAGCCTATTATTGGTTAGCTATCCATTGGTATTTTAAGAACGAACTAAAACTTAATATTGAAGAATATGAATACGAAACTTATATTGTTGCAGTACAATCTCATGATGGGTATGAAGTTAGAGTCTTTAAATTCAATTCTAAAGCAATTGAGGAAAGACTTGTAACCATAGATTATGCTATAAAACGAATTGCTTGGCATAAAAACAATAATCTATGGGATCATATGAAAGAATACTATGATGAAGATGGTGCTGAAATAATATGCTGATAGATAAATATACTAAACATAGTATATTTTCACTTCCTCAGATTTTCGGTGATATTTTAAGTAAACGTGACTTGGATGATAGTGAATTTGTTAACATGTACATGAATGATGTTAATAATCCACTTCTTTCAAGTCACGTTTTTTTAGTATTTCATAATATAAAACCTTATTTATTAAATACTTTAAAACAACATCATTTATTTCATTGTAGTTATACTATAACTATGAATAAGATTAAATATACAGTTCTAGCTTTTAATAGAGCTTATTGTATACATGTCATAACTAGAAAGATTGAGTACGGATTGTACAAATCACTTGGTTATGAAACAAAAATCAAGATATTGAATTTTTGGAATGCTGGAGTAAATGGTAAACTACATAAGTATTTGTTTGATGAAAATGCTAAAACGATAAAACCATTAAGTGAAAATATTACACTACAAGACACAATAAAGCCCCAATAGTATAATACTAAAGGGGCTTCTTATTGTTGCCTTTAAAAAATTTAGGGCCGTAGACTAAAAAATTGAAATCAAATTATCATAATATTCTAACTTTGATCTTGGATCTTTTGCTTCATATATACTTCTTAAAGGAGTTGCCTTAATTAAGGATCGTTGTAATCGGTTCAAACCTCTATATGGTCCTTTATTTATTTCTTCTGTAGGATCTTGCAAAGCCACTGTGGTTAAATCGCCCCAGCATTGTAATGTAGACCATGCAGCAGTAGGAGTATTAAGCATGTTAAACACTTCAATAGGCAATACATTACCACGAGTTTCCAAAGAGGCTCTTAATGTAAGATATGCAGCTTCCTGTTTCCACCAGTTATCTCTGTCTTCATCCGCCATAGCACGTATTATGGAAGAAATCAACCAAAAACCTAAAGTCGAAAATAAAAATTCATATGTAACTCTCTTTAAACAACCTTTTTCATAATCATCTAATTCATCATAATGATCTTTGTATAATTCTCTTAATTGATCTATTTTCTTTTGATCAAAGAAATGTTTCCTTAGAAAACTTATATTTTCTGCCCAATGTCTACCTAAATAAGAAAATGCAGCAGGTATTTGTGCTTCACTCCACATACCGGTAGAATAATTGAACTGTCTCTTAGTTAAGAATTTAGTTTGTAAATTAACCAATATAAAATTACGATAAATAAGTAATAACTGACCAATCAAAGTAGAATGTAATTTTGATTTATCTAAATCAGTTAACTGGGTATCAATCCTAGTAGCAATTTGTTTAGTAGTGTTCTTTATTTTATTTATAGTTCTTTCATCCACTATATTAGCATACTCTGGTTTTACTACTAATTGATTGTCTTTAACTTCAAAAGCATCAAAGAATGTAATATTTAACGCATTCCAGGCAGCTTTACCTTTCTTCCTATCTTTGAATTTTCTTAAAAATTGATTTTTATTTACAAATTTACCAGTTTCAGGATCATATTTATTGAAAAAAGCTACAGATAGAGCTAATTTACCTTTAGTAATAATATCGCTTATTTCATGACCAAAATACCAGTAATGTTGATTCAAAGCTCTGAGTAATCGAGACTGATTCAGTTTGTTAAATGTTTGTTCATTGTCTCTGACTACACCTAAAAATTCAAGATAACACAGTACCTTGTTTTTATTATTAGCTTTACCAATGTTCTTAATAGCATCTGCATAAGCTGGTAATAAAGTTTTAGTTGCTTTAGCAAGTTCCTCATTTCCAAAGTAAATACCAGACATTGCTTCCAATCTGTTTTGAATCTTGTTTGTAATCAAACCAGTTAAAATAACATTAAGATTCTGGGATATACCTTGTATTCTTGTATATGCCGCTAAGTTATTTACTAATTTATCAATACTTAATTTAACGTGTTTGCCTTTTGGTAGTTTTACATCAACTTCTTTAGCATCTTTTTCCATCCCATAAACAAAACGATCCATTAAGTCTTTCATTTTGTCATAAGTTTTACTTTCTACTCCAGATATTTTACCACCTTTTTTATCTTTAAAATCCATTCTACTAACGAAATCTAAAGCTAATTCTAATTCAGGAGCAGCTTCACTCATCTTTTCGTAGTTTACAGCCATTTTGTAGTAATGAATGATAGAACCTACTACATCGTTTGTAATTGCATCAGGATTATCCAGCATTTTAATATATCTGGTAGGTATTAATTTAACTAAAGATCCATCAGATCTTTTAGCGTTTTCTATCATATATCTATCATCATCGTCTTTTACTGTATATAAATCCTGTGCAGCATAAGCTATACCTTTTAAAAAGTTGTCTTTACTACGGATTTGGGTCCATGAACCCCCTTCAATTTGAGGTAATTTATATTTATTAGCATATCTCAGGAATCCAATTTTAGAATTAGCTAAGGCCATAACATCTACTAAAGCGTCATATAAGGTTTTCAATTTAGGATCACTAGTAATCTTTTTATAAGCGGCGCTATTATCAAAGTATTTGGGATTTGGTATTACAGTTTCACCACGATCTTCATACTTAGTAAATCTAGGATCATAGAATGGAGATTCCCTATCGATTTCTGCCCAAGATCTGTTAGGTATTCTTTCTACGTATTTTGATTTAAATTCATCCTTTGGAACTAATTTACGCCAGAAAGAAGCTGGTACAACGTCACCTCTAGAAGTGTATCTAGCATTTACAGAGAACCACGCATTAAATGCTGCTTCACCCTGTTTTTCCATACGTTCAAATTCTTCATAGAATTTAGGATTAATTTCCCATTTAGCTATCTCCATTACTCTAGATTTCTTTGATTTATCTCTATTGGCAATGGCTTCATCAGATATCATTACATCATATGTATTTATCATAGATTTAACGTTCTCAGGCATAGCATCAGTGTTGAATGTACCATCTTCTTTAGCATACAGTTTTAAAAGATTCTTTCTAGCATTTTCATATAATACTTGATTATCCGATTTAATTGGATTAGAGGATAGCATTTTAATATCTTCCCAGAATTCTTCTTTGATTCTTTCAACAGAATTTCTCTGTTCCCATTTCTTGAACAATTCTGGAGAAAGATTCTTTTTAGCAGCTGCTTTAGCTTTATTGTACTTTTCCATATTAGGTTTATAGTTCAACTTAGTTCTAAGCTTTTCATTATATTGCTGCATTTCTCTAGCTATTTCCAAATCTAAACCAGCTTTTGTAGTACCATTTGCATAAAATGGGTTTGCTAAATTACGTCTACTATTTTCTAATTCTTGTAATTTACCATAATCTTCATCAGATAATAATTCTCTATGTATATCACCATTTTCATCTCTAGTGTTATTAAGAAGCAAATTAATTTCCATATTAATTGTATCTCTTCTTGTTCTAGCTTCTTCACTAAGACTGTTTGTTAATTCATAATACTCTGGTACAAATCTACGAATACTATATTTAGCGTGCCATTTATTGTTCTCAGTATTCCAAGTTTTTAACTGTTCTTTATTTAGTAGACCTGGTACTTCTGATATATCTTTATCTCCAAAACCTAATTTATCTGCTAAATCTCTTTGATATTTAAAAAGCTTTTGATAATGTTCACCATAATTCAAATCTCTAGTCATAAATCCTGTTTTATGACCGTCTTTTGTTTTCTCATGAAAATAAGCCAATTTAGCTTTATCTACTTGATCTAATAGGTTTAATAGTTCTTTACCTTTGATTCTCTCTTCATCTGCCACGGCATTCTTAACAGCTATTATTTTATTCATCATAATTCTAACTAATTCACTATTAGAATACTGTGTACTACCTATCCATTGATCCCACAAGTTAATATCTAAATCGCCTTCTTCTAGAATGTTTTTCAATTGATCTACAGTATAAGAACCAGCTTTAGTAGCTTCTTTTATGAAATTATCTTTGGCAATTATATCAACAACGTTGTTAAAATTTCTAACGAGTTCAGCATAATTACTCATTATTCTTTTTAATGCTACTTTTGTGTCATTTATCAATTGTCCATTATTGAAATAATCAAAAGTAGTATCATCATCTAACATGTTCTGCAAATTAGTGGCAACGTTATTGTAAAATCCTATATAACCTTTTTTAATTAAATCTAATTCGGCATTAGAAATCTCATGATCATTACCATATTTAGCGGCTTCTTTTACTTTGGATAATATTCTTAAAGTTTCATCTAATGCAGAATTGATATCTTGATCCATGTAATCTATGAATTCTAAAGTAGCTTTATCATTTTCTAATTGATTTAATCTAAATTCTAAAGCTCTCAGTTCATCTAGTTTATTTGGATCTGTATATTTAGAATATTGGATGTCCTTCATTCTACGATGAATAGAAGACATTAATTTGTCATACGTATCATTCACAGCTTTTGGAGTTTCAACAACTTTTTGGTTGTGTATTTCTTTACCAAAGAAATAAGAATTACCCAATGTGCGACCAGATAAAAATGCTTTTGTGATTTCGTTTAAAGTGTCTTGTTTTTCATTAAATAATCCTTTTATCCAATTAAAAAATCTATTATACCATTTTAAAGCTTTAACAGAATTCTCACCTATTGCTTGCACTAAAACTTCTTCACTACCAAATTGTTTTATACCTCTTTGTACAATAGGCGCATTTCTAAACCAAGCAATGTAATGATGAGCATATTCGTGAGGTAAGGTGTCTTGATTTTCTAATGCAGCATTTAATAATACTCTACCAGCCATATATCCTTCTACTTGGGCTTGTCCCCTAAGATTAGGGTTTGTTAATGCATCTATTTCAATGTTTGGATATATCTCTCGCAGTAATAAAGCTAATTCTTTATTTCTACCAGTAGCGTTTTGAGTAGCAGCTTCTTGATTATAAATATTATTATCCTGAGTAGAGAATGTACCTTGATTATCTATTGATTTAATTTGATTTGAATTAAAAACCACAATTTGTTCTTGAGAACCTTCATAATCTGAAACATTAGTGGCAATTATACCATCGTTATCAGCTGACTTAAAATTTTCTAAGGTATTATAACCAATATTATTAAAATATTTTGGATTCTTTAGAGAAAGAAAAACAGGATATATATTATTCGAACTGTCTAATCCTATTTCATCACGCATATCTTGGTCAAAATTAGCATATGCTTGAGCTGTAGTTTTATTTGTAAACCATATTTTATTATTTTTAGGTTTAAATTCTTCAATTTTGTTAGGTATACCAGTGCCATGATACACTACTAAAGGTTCACCATTCTCGTCTACTACTTTGGATACACCAATATATTTATTTAAATAATCCTCAAAATATTGATTTTCATTTAAATATTCTACAGGTATCCCTGTAGTATTTGAAATTGTTTCATTTATTCCTTCTTTCCATAATTTAGATTCTTTTTCTTTTCCACCTCTTCCAATATTTCTTTTTATAAAGTCATCATCTTTTAAATTTATAATTCTATTAAAATCTTGTGGAAACATTTTAAGTAAATTATGTGGAGAAGCAAATAATATTTTACCTTCTTTTTTAGTTTTACTTTTTACTCTTTCCCATTCTTCTGTAAGAAACTCTACATAATCTGGATGGTTTTCTGGATAAATTAAATACTCATTTCTAGCTTTTTTATATTCTGGAGTTCCTTTAACAGTATTTGAATGATCTTCAATCCATTTGTCTCGTTTTTCATTGAACTCTACATCCCAATCGATGATTTTATCTTTATATTCACCAGATTCCAATGAGTATGTTTTACCAATTGCAGGGTGACCAAAAACGATATCACCAGGTTTTAATGGATTAACCCAATCCCCAAACCAGTCTTTAAAGCTCTCAGAGTAAGTTCTAGCCTTAGCTTGAATAGCAGCTACTCTATCACCATTATAATGCTCTAAAAGGTCTGAAAATAGCTTAGATGGCTCCCCATTGGGAGCCTTATCTAAACCATATCCATTGTTTTCTGAAAGAACATAATATGCAGCATTCTCACTACCTAATATTTCTGTATACTCTTTAAGTAAAGCTGCAACTTCTGGATTTTTAATATTTAAACACTGCATAATTATTCACATTCTTTTTTACGTTGTTTACCCATTTTATCTAATTCTTCTGTAGCAGAATCATTAGCTGCTTGTTTCAAATCAGCTGCAGTAGCAGATACAAATTCTTCATCTAAATCATAATCCTCTACTACTTGTTGTTTTGCTTTTTCTAAAGTCTGAACCATTACATAGTTCTTTGCTCTAGATACTGCCACATACTTCAATTCTTGTCTTACTTCTTGACCATTTTTATCATTAAACCCAAAAGTATTTATACTACTGTCGTTAATTAAAACTTTACTATAAGTACCACCTTGAGATTTATGAATTGTGTGAGCATATCCGTAATCAAACGATTTTCTAAGCTTTAATCTACCGTTAGCGTCTTTGATATCTCGCATAGTGTGAATTTTATTTTGTATCCTATTAATTTTTTCAACAACAGATCTAGCTGCAGTCGGATTTCCCTCAGCTAACAATTGCTTACGCATACTCCACAAGGTCTGTATATATTCTTGAACTTTTATGATATTTTCATCTGTTTCAAAATTAGATACTACATCAATAGTAAACGAAGAAGCAGAAGTATCTATTGCGTCTTTGAGAGTAACTTTATATCCTTCCATACTTATACTTTCTTTTCTGTCAGGATATGTTAAATCAATTTGAATAGTAGTGGGTTTAACACTTTGCACTACGTAGTCTCCACTATTCATTAATTTGTATTTCTTTCTTAAAGAATCGTATTCTCTATTAGAATAACCCATTACAAGTTCTCCTTCATACAGTTGTGCTGGTCTCCTACCATACAGAATTTGTCTTATTGCAGAGTTATAAGCTTCTACAGAAGCATTTGTTGCAGCCAAGACTCTAAAATATAGAGGATCTTGTGAATCTTTCATTTCTTTTAATGAAGTTTTAACAAATTCTCTAATTCTAGTTTTGTCTGATGAATATTCAACTCCTTGACCATTAGGAGCAATGTCTGTTTCATAGCTAAAGCCTTCCCCATTTCTTACTCTAGTAGATTCTTTTAATATAGGATTATCTCCAGTTCTTTCTACTTCGGTTAACTGCAATTGTGCACCATCATTTCTAAATACTTTAGATATATTATTTGCTTTTACCGGTCTTAATTGACTTTTATCCCCCACGAATATGATCTGAGCACCTTTTGCTGCAATTTGTTTAAGTAAGAAATCGTATAAACTATCTTGAATCATTGAAGCCTCATCAACTATAACTATTGAAGCATCTTCTATTTTAACAGCAGCTACTTGTTCAAATTTCAATTTGTGTAGATCAAATACATCTTCAGTAATGTCAAAATCAGGGCGTAATCCCAATAAACTTTGAAGTGTAACCACTTTTGCATTTGGGGTTTTCTGTCTAGTTACAGCGTTCGCTCTATGGGTTGGAGCTGAGAAAATAATATCTGCCTGTATTCTACGCTTCAAATATTCATTAAATATACCCATAATAGTAGTCTTACCTGTACCAGCATAACCAGACAAAGTAATAGATGTATCATCTCCATTAACAAATGCTTCTAACTCTTTCAAAGCAGATTTCTGTTGATCATTCAATTCAAAATCTAATTTAACCTCTAAACCGTCATCAAAAGTATATACATATTTATCTTGTATTTGCTTAGTTTCTTCAACAGCTTGTTTTACTTCTTCTACTTTAGGTAAAGCCTCTGTTAAACCTACTTGATTAGCATATTGTTGAAGTTCAGTAAACTGAGTAGGAGTTTCTGAAGGTTTTACTTCCATGTTAATGGTTTCTGAAGATTGTTCATCTGCAAATAGATTCTGTTGAGTAGGAGATTTAAAGGCACTTCTAATAGTTTCCCTTACTTGAGAATCAAACTCAGGAGACACTTTAGAACCACGATTACCAGCTACATTCAACGTATTGATGTTATTATCTACAAGCCACTGTGCCAGTTCTTGACTAGTTGGATTTAATAGAAATGGTTTATTATGCGCCTTAGCAAATCTTTGTGTTGCAATTCTACCAGCACTATCTTCATCTGTGCTAAAGTACACTGTTCCATCAGAATTAATGACATTTTGTTCAGTTCTTGGCAAATAGAATTCTTTACCTTTTTTACCAGCTTGTAATTCAGGAGCTATTTCAGTTACACCAAACTCTTGTAGACTAATATCTGGTCCATTCTCGGTGTAGTAGCCTGGAGTAGTAGTACCACCTGTTTCTAATCCTAACTCTCTACCTATTTCCAAACCTAAGCGATCTATACCTGTTTGACCACCAGATATTATCTTTGTAGTGGGAACTGTATTGGATTTTTCTGTTGTGGCTTGAATAGGAATTAGCTTATTAAATTCTTGTTCAAATACTATGTTATCAGGAATAGGTTCACTGCTAAACATATCCGCCATTTCTTGATTTGAATACGCATTCAAATTTTGTCCAGTACCAGAGTAAGCTACTAAAAATTCTTTATCTGGATTTTCTCTAGCGTACTCATACAAATTGTGAATTTGTTCTTTTATCTGTTCAGGAGTTCTTGAAGGATGTGTTCGTTTAGTTAAATCCTTAGTAACAATAGCATAAGACTGACCCTGAGGACCTTCTGGATTGCCATATTCAGCACCAAATTTATTTTTAGCAATTAGTGCTGCTCCTTTGCCGTGTCTACCCTGAGTATTACTGCCAAATACAAATATTTGATTTGGCTCTAGTGAATTTATCATCCCAGTGTAAGTTTTTCTAGATTTGGTAGATATCTGTCTTTTTGCACCATATTCAAAATTATCAAGATACTGCTGATAAGCTTCTTGAGATGCAGCTTCACCATTTCTTGATTGATAAGTCTTAGACCATTCTTGATAAGCTAAAGGTTCAGTATTCTGTAAGTCAACGTTTTCAGTAGCTACAGTCTGTAAAGCGTTTTCATTGAATTCTCCAGCTTGATTGAATATCTTAGTCTGTAAACTAGCTTTAACAGGAGTTAAATCTTGCACATATGTTATAGCCTTAGACGGAGTAAAATCTAAACCTGTAGGTACTACATTATTATAACCTACAGAAGATTTCTTAAAACCAAATTCAACAAGTACGTTACCCTTATAACTTAAACCTTTTTTATTAATTAATTGATATACTGGTACTTTATTTTCATCTATACCGATGTATTTGTATAAGAAAGTAGTTCTAGGATCATTATTCTTATCTAATTTAACTTTCTTGTAAAGATAATGTATAGGATTACCAGCTTCATTATAACCTACAATGCCCCTAAATTTACTAGATTCATCATAGATTATAGACGGTATCTCAACTTGTTCTCCTTTCTTATTGGTTACAAACAATCCACTATCATCGTGAGCTACAGGTCTGTATACTGCTCTACCTTCTTCTTCAATAGTTTCATAGCTAGAATCCAATTTGTAGTATTCAATAGCAGGAACTACATGATCATTCCACCACAGATTTTTAATTACCTCTTGTAAATCTATTTGGGATATAACATTTTCAGGATGTTTTTCCAATTCTCTAATATAATCAAAATACCCTATTTCTTCTCTTATGGAGTTAGGAACATATCTAAATATATTATTTTTACCAAAAGCATCTCCAGAAGTGTAGAAAGAATATATTGCAAGATCTTTAGCAAATTCTCTTACTTCTTTATAATCACTTTCGTAAAGTTCTTCCCAAGCACGAATTATTTCATTTTCTAAATTATTATCACCACTCTTATTTGGTTTATATGCAATGAAATCAGGTCCTTGTAATTCTGCATCATCTTCTTTAGGTCTGCTAAAGATATTGTTAATCAACACATTTGAAAAACTACCATCACTCCCAAGTAATGAAGGGTATTTGCCTTGTAATATATCGGATTTAAGTCTATCTAATCTTCTAGAAATACTATCCTTACCAAGTAGCATACCACGGAATCCCATTTGATTATCTTTAACGTACTGATTAAAGAATTTAGTCTTATAGGATATCTCCATTGCTCTAGTGATATTGTTAATATAGGTATCATCACTTACCGCATAGCCTTTAGTATAATATTCGATTAATGATCGTAAAGTTTCAAATTCTGGAGTAAGTCTAATCATAATATTCTGGAATGCATTTCTAGGAAATACTAATCCATCAATCATTTTCTTACCTAAGAACGTATTAGTAAACACTTTTAAAGGATTGTTGAAAACAGCCTGTTCAGTCATATACTGTTTCCATTTATCCAAGAATGCACTTTGTAAACCAAAGTTATTACCAAATCTCTTAGTATCGATCTGAGATAAGTTAGTTAATTCTGACAAACTCTTAGAAAATGGAGTTAATTCTTCATAAGCCTTAAGAATTAATAACTGATTATAGTACCAATCAAAAGTTTCGGTTTTCTGCAATTGTTTTCTAAGATGTGATACAGTAAACATAGTTTTTCTTTGATTGGTACCTACACCTTTATCCTTAAGATAGTTTAAAAGATTCTCTTTCTTACCGTCAGATAACTCTTTTGCTTTCTTATAATAATCATTCCAAACTTTAGTAAATGCTAACCTTTCAGGATTTTTACCAGCAGGTATTTCAACGCCGTAAAAACCAGAATATTTATCATATTCAGTTGCATAATCTTTTAATATCTGTTGAGGTAAGAAATAGAATGTACTTTCACCTTTACCACTTCTAATTAAGAAGTTAGTCATGTTAAAAGTTAATTTACGTACATTCAAACGAATAATATACGGGTCTTTAGCTACGTCTACGTGAGCATTAATCAAAGCAGATAACCAGTCTAAAACATTGATCTTATTTGTATCTTCACTTTGAATGTGATGCAAATCACGTATACCATAATCGCTCAATACTTTATTTGGTTTGAAATTCAATTTAACTAATTGAGTTAATACTTGATGAGCATTAGCTAATGCAAACGGACCAATACCAAACTTACCACCATTCAACTCAGCTTTAGTCCTACTCTGGAATGCTGGAGTAGAGAAATATAATTGAGATTTACTAGTTCTCTTACCTTGACCAGTTAATTTATCAACATCTTTAAGAATCTTATCCTTTAAATAATCTGTTACAGTATCGAGAGGCTGTCTAGCTTCTGCAAAGTTCATAGGATTACTAATCACTGACAAGTACATGTCAAGAAGCATGTTCTCATTTGCTTCTCTACTATTTGCTTCAAAATCAGTTTTACCATTATATCTTTCATAAGCTTTTCTTACTACAGTTTCATCATCCAAACCAGTAGCTTTTAATCTTTGAACATACTGGTCTTTTGTTTCGAATTTGATTCTATTACCATTATTATCGTAGTTATATCTAGCAACAAATAGTTTATCGATATCAAAGTCTGAACCAGTCAAAGCAGTAAATTCATCAGGAAGAGTAATAGTATCACCAATCTGTTCAGGATAAACGTCTATCACTTTTAAAGCCGCTGTAGAAGCTTGACCCTGTGCAGGGATACGATAACCCATCGCTATTGCCTTTGTATCTGGACCAATTATATCATGTTTTACTAACCAGTTTTTAGCTTGACTGAAAGTCATTTTATCATAATTAGGTATGATGTGTTTCAATAAGTTAATTGATATAACACAATCCATACTACCATCATTATTAACAAAATTAAGCTTTCTTACATTGTTGATATCAGATGTTACAGCTAATCTGTTATACAAAATAGAAGACATCTGAATAAACATACCACCAGGTAGATTGGTATCTACTATGGCTTTGTTCAACATTGATATAAGACCACTTTCAATCCAAGAGTTATCAGACAAACCTGAAATAGGAGCATTAGTATTGCCATCTTCTACAGTAAGACCATTCAAAACATTATCGTTCATATTTGAATTTTCTGCTTTTCTCTTAAGAATGTTGGCAAACTTAACAATACTAGCTTGTGGATTATTGGCATCAATACCGAAGTCTTTTTCTATACTCTTTCTACCAAATTCAGTAATAGCATTATGTGCTCCATTGAAGTTATCAATAACTTCCTGTCCTGAGTAAGATACACCATCGGGAGTGGTATACTTCCAGGCTGTTCTAATATTACCCATAGCTGCTTTCTGAGCTTGAGATACAAACATCTGTCTATCCGCATGATGGGGATCTGTTACTAACTGACGTCTAAAGTTAACTAAAGATTGCTTATGGGTAGGCATGTTCATTAAACCTTCTACATCTACCTTAGTATTTGATTTATCTGTATAGATCTTAGATTTAACTTCTTCAACTCTTTGACCAACCTTAACTGCAGATTCAAACGCAAGCATGTGTATGTTTCTGGCTTGCATTACTTTTAATACTTCTCCCATATCCCCTGTAGAGAATATTCTATGAACTGGGAACATAGCCATTTTGTCAAATACAGGTATGTCTCTTTTTGCATTTATATCATAATGATCTCCGAAATACATTAACTTCAAAGGTTTTAATGTAACGGCTAACGCTTCATTATAAGTATCTGCATCAGCTTCATAATCTGTTTCGGGGTTATTTAATATATCAAAAGCTTTAGCTACTTCGGGAGTCCACCCATCAATTCTTCTTACTAATTCTTTATAGAATTCAGGAGAGATAAGTACAGTAGCATCTGTTTGGTTTACTTTGGTATAACCACCAAATTTACTATCAACTACAAGATTAGCAGCGTCTTCAACGTCTTGAGGTAATGCTTCACCACTCTCATACATAGCAAGAGCTTCTTCTTGAGTCATGTCATGCATTTCCTGTAACAGTCTTACTGCAGCTGATTTTTTAGCAAATTCATTAATTCTATCAAGCTGTCTACTAGGTATTACATTGTCGGATAAAGTACCTACATTAACTTCAGTTAAGTTTGATAACTCATTACCTTCTCCGTAATCTATTCTGGGAGTAACACCAGTTGATAATACTTCACGAAGACGTTTAATTTTGTCTACAGGATCTTTATAATATGCAGGATCTTTAATAAATAACTTCTCAAATTCTATTACTGAGGATATAGTATTAGCAAAATAATTTGCCATCAATTCAGTAGCAGCTAACTCTTTGCTATATTTTGAGACTTCTTGACGTTTTTTATAGTGATTTTCTGCATCATCTAATGCCTTTTGAGGAAGTGCTAAACTCTTTACACTAGCAAAATCTTTGCCATTCCAATCAATGATACCTATTTCCTTTGCATAATCTAATTCATCTTTAAAGGCATCTGTTAAATACTCATTCATTAACAAAGCTTTATCAGAATTACTCATCTTAGCCCAAGAAGCTTTTATCTGATCTACTATAGATAATGCTAAATCATTACCACCAATATCTTCAGCAAGTTTAAGAGCTTCATTGAAGTCAGAGAAGTCATCTACAAATTCAATGCCCCCTAAAGTAGGTTGTTCTTTCAATTTAAAGAATCCATTGAAATATCTAAACCTGTAACCATTTCTATTACCAGTATCATAGTTTTTTACTTTTTGTTCCTTTGTCAGATTACCTTCATTCTTATAGTTGAATTCAATAGTATCTAATTCAGTTTCAAAGTAATTAATAAATCTAGTTAATACTTTGGCATTAAATTTAACTTGATTATTAGTAGTATCTAAAGGTTGATTGAAATTATTGATAGCTGTACCATGTAAAGTATTATATGTCTGAGAGTCACCCATAGTAGGTAAAATAATTCTACCTTTTTGCGTGAGTGTCATTTTAGCAATATAATCTTCCAATGGTGAAATTTCTGTATATTTACGCCCTTTATCACCACTACCCTGTTCCTTGAAATAAACCAAAGTTTCAACACCTATTTTACCAGATGTAGTAGGATTATTATAAAGATTTGTAAGTAAATAAGAACCTTTAAAGTAATTAGGATTAGCATTATTACCAGTATTATACAATACTTTAGTAAGAGCTTCTACTGTGACTGGATCGTTATCAAGATTCTGAACCATATCTGTCAAATAGTTATGATCAGATATGGGGTATAACAACTTACCATCAGTAGATAATACGGACAACTCATCTGAATTAGGATGTGTCATACCATAAGTCTCAGACAATCTGCCTAAGAATTTAGAATCATCATAGTATCTGCTGATATGTCTATTAAATGTACCGGGTACATTGCCAGATGGTTCAATCTTCAGTACATCTTTTAACTTGTTGCTGAATAAGAATGATAAACCAGCATTACTACCATCAGTAAACAGGTTTACTAATTGTTCTGCAGTATTTGAATCATAGTATTCTTTAATCAGAAATGAGTTTAATGTAGCCATATCCACAGATATACCTGCTCTACTCAAAAGTGATAATATATGTTCCTTTATTTTGATGACATTGGCTTCTACGTACTCTTTATAAGTCTGGCCATTCTTAAGCTTAGCATTTGGTTTATTCTTATAATTCTTGAGTAGATTATCAATCTTGTGATAATCATCTAATAATAATTCTACATTAGTTTTATTATCAGTAGTTTTCAATGTATAACTATCACCATCAAAATTTATTAACTCAGTCATTCTAAGTAAACCATAGTTCCAACCTTCGATTATATTCTTAGAAATCTTATTTGCATTCTCATCCTTTACATACAAGTTAGTCTGATCATTACCATTAGTATTCTCAATCTTTTCAGACAAGATGCCAATAAGTTTATGTTTAGCTTTTCTAAAGGTATTTCTAAATTGTGTCTGTAAATTCTCTCTAGCTATTACTTGGGCTTCTGATTCTCCTGGAACGGTCTTTGATATTTTATACAATTCTCTGTATAATGTGTCAAAGATAGGTAATGATTTTGCACATTTAGCACATTTATTCATCATACCTTCAAATGTGTTCTCTGAATGCAATTCATTGATTATAGTATTCCATGTAGAATCAAAATCAACCATAAGAGGTAATCCTGTAACAGGACTCAATACAGTTCTAGTTTTCTGTACTTTTGTAATAGTGCCATCTTCTTTTTTAACATCTGCCTCATAGAATTCTCTTTTGGGCATAGTAGCAATGAAGATCTTAATAGATGCCAAAGCATTATCTTTTACTGAGGTTTCTAATGACTCACGAATATAAGTAGCCATTTGATCTCCTACGGCTGAACCTTCGGCTTTTTCATCTATTTCCTGATCAATATTTTCTTGTTTATCTATAGCTCGGATTTGATATTCGTTCAGTTTCCTAATAATTGTTGGTAAGAATACACTATCAAAGGTTTCATATATTTCTTTTCTAGCCTCCCCTTGTTCTTTGGTAATCTTTCCATTTTCTACAAGTTTATCTGTTAATGAAGGTTCTAATGCGCTCTTTAACAAGCTGTAATTTAAACCTGTTAAATCATCTCGCATCTTTATGTTATTCAAAGTAAATAAAGAAGCAACTAATGAATTAACACTTTCTTTAAATTGTGTATTTGTGATATTCTTGAAATTGTGACCACCCAGTTTAAATGGAGCTCCCGCACCTTTATAAGCATTTAAGAACTCCTGTACAGCTGCAGAATTCTGTTTAGATCTACTATAATATCCTGTATTGATCCTATCAAAGATGTTGTCAATAGTAGTATCAGTTCTCCAAACCCACTTACTAATAAAGTTTTTAATTGCTTTCCAAGCTCTTTTGATGATGTTTAAATCTGGTTCAACTTTATTCAGCATGTACTGCCTAAAGTCTTCTGCAAGAGCTTCTTCAATGTCTTTATCAGTACCGATTAAACCAGTTCTATTTCTATAAGCTTCGTATATCTTACGACGTTCTTTAGGTGAAATAGTCAACAGTGATATTCTATGATACGCTTCATGATATAAAGTACCAGTTTCTGCACCCTTCCACAGTAATGTAGAATCCTGTCTAACAAGACCCATAGCGTACACATTATTACCTAGTGATATAGCATCATCTACTATTGTAAGAGAATCGCTTTGGAAACCTAATTTCTTTTTGAACCATTCTATTTCCTCGTTAGACACCTCTTTAGTTACTTTACCAGTAAGACGTCTCATAGGAATATCAATGTCGTCGTCTTCTATAGCAAATGGGTCAATTGTGCCATTCTTGGTAATTTCATTAATCTTTTTTGATTCTTCTGTTAATTCTTCTGGCTCTACTGCAGGAGTACCTGTAGGAATATTGGCTACGTTTTCAACCTTATTTTTAGTTTCTTCAATTGCCTTATCACTTTCTACTTTCTTAGATATAGTTTGAATATCGTCCGCATAAGCAAAAGAATCTTTGAACAATTGATCTTGTAAATCACTCTGGATTAAATCGTTTGTAACAAACAAACCCATTGTATACAAAGGGGTATGTTTTGTATTACCTAAGAAATCCTCTCTACGTAATATTACGCCAGGAATAGCGTCTTCCCATATATAAGAACTGTTTTTTGTAAACGCTTCTTTTAAGGAAGGTAAAGCATCACCTATAGGACTAAAGAAATTTTCTCTATTAGCTCTCCAGTGGAATCTCATCAAATCGTTAATAAGATCTTCCTTATCTTGAGAAGACATATTACCTACAGGATAAGATTTTTCTCCTACTACAAGATCACCTTTTTCATTTACATAAAGCTGTTTCTTTTTCATCCAATTGAAAGTAGGAATATTGGATGTAACTCTGGTTTTATCACCAAAGCGAACCATAAAGTCAATCAATTCCCCAGCTACAATCTCTGTATTTTTGTAGTAAGACTCAGGAGAAGCTCCATAATTCAAAAGCAAATCTGCAAGAAACTCAGCTTGTTTTCTATCAAATCTTTGTAAATTAACTTGTACTGGTATTTCTGAATTATTGAGTGTACTAGATTTAGGGGGATAAATAAACAGTTGACCACTACCGCCAGTACCATTCAATATTTCACCACCAGCACCAAGAATCAGACTGTCAGAAATAATACCATTACTAATACCAAAGGTTACATTTTCTGGAGTAATATCATACATATTGCTCGGAAAAGCAAAACCTTTTACTTCTTGTACAGGTCTAAATACCGCTTTCTGACCATTTCTATTTACATTATATCTACCTCTAGTTCTACTGATAGTACTCGGTACAATAGTTTCATTTTCTGTCTTATTTTCAATAGCAGTAATGATTGCGTTTCTAAAAGATTTTAAGTCATTTATAGAAATCTCATTAGCTTGTTCAATTGTATTAATATCTTCTACTGTAGCTCTATCGCGAATACCTGCAACATCTGCATCAAATTTAGTTCTAGCTCCTTTGGGAGTTTTAAGTGCTAAAGCGTATTTACCAGTAGGATGTTCTACACTTAATATGATAGAAGCACTATCATATGTAGCTTTATTACCTTTTTTATATGGCTCACTACCTTTTTCAGTGTAAGATTCATTAATAATAAATTCACAGAAACTGTCTGTAAAGAAATTAGGATCTTTGATTCTTTCTGCTAATTCTTTACCAGACTTGTAACCTGGTAATATAGGAGTAGTAGAATCTGGTGAGAAGAATAGTGTGTGTGATACAGTGTCTTTGGCTAATTCTTCTATTTCTAAAGAATCTTCATATTCTCTAGACTCAGAATCCATATCCGTTTTATTATCATATTTCTGTTCAGTAGCTAATTTCTTTTTAGCCTGTTCAACTTTTTGTTCTACAGTAATATCTGGAGTAATAGTATCTACTGTTTGCGATACCTTTTTATCTTCATCTGTAGCAGCAGCTAAAGGATCTGCATCAGCATTAGCAGCTGCTCTCAAATCTTTATCTGTAGCAAAAGCAAACTCTTCATCCTCTTCTTCAACATCTTCTACTACTGGAGCTTTTGTCTTACTTTCTTCTGCAATCCTTTTACGTTCTGCTTCAAATTCTGCAGCTAATTCTTCCAAACTCTTTGTAGGAAATTCTTCATCATGTTTAGTTGCTGGTTCTGTTTTTTCTTCAGGCTGCGTTTTAGGTGTTGCTTCAGGAGCAGTAGGTTCTGGTGCAGGTATTTCTGTGTTTACTTTGGATTTTGCTCTAGAATCCATTACAGGAGATTGTGGTTTTTCAACTTCTTCTCTTTGTACTCCTGGAGCAATTTTACTTGCTGCTACAGTTTCATTGTTATCTGTACCATTATTAGCTACTTCTTTTTCTGTAGAAGCTACATCCTGTTCAACAATCTGTTTAGCGTTATCTTCTGCTATTCTACTAGATTCGTCAGAATTGTTCAGATAATTCTCAATCCTTTTTTTGATATTGTTTAATACCTTTTTCTTTGATTTGTCTGTAGCTTTATCAAAACTAGTAAGCTTGCCGTTTTCCAAAGTATTACCGAAAATCTCATTCATTTTATGCTCTGATACTAAAGCGTCATATTGAGCTAACATTAAGTTTGCATAGCTATCTACTCCTGTTTGCATAATATGAGGAGCTGCTACGAAATCTGTATTAAACTTTGTATCAGCAGCTACTTGAGCTAATTGACTATCAATATTTTTAATGGCTTTAGGTATAGTTTTTAAAATAGATTTAGCTACAGAATTATCACCATTAGTAATACCAAATTTAGATTTACCATCTTCTGCTGGAGCTTCAATTGCATTTTTTAATTCCTGCAGAGCTTCTTTCTGTACATTCAGTTTAGTTAAAGTAATAGCTGCCAATTTTTCTTCTGGAGTATAATTACTTAATAGAGTATCTTCAGAAAGATCTGCATATAATTTATTATCGGCTTCTTGGGCTGATTTTGCATTGTTTACAGCCTCTTGTAAATCTAATTGAGCCATGTGCTGTAAACCAATTAAAGTATTGTATTCTGTAGTACCTGCAGAATAACCTAATTGTTTACCAATGCTTTTAGTAGTTTTAGATTTAGCTAAATTAAATATATTGTTTGCAGTTTTGATTTCAGCATTTATGTCTTCCTCAGTAAGACCATCAGGCATATGATATTTAAAGTTCTCTAATACTTCAAGTACACTATCTTTGTAATTGAGCATAGATTTTGATGCTTTATCAGCATATGTTACTGCTTTATTCATAGCATCTTTCTTAGCTATATTATCTGCTACCATATCTCTAACAAAAGTATTGGCAACAAAGTCTTTACGCATATCAATACCAGCATGATACGCAGTAGTAGGACCACCTAAGTACATACCTAATGCGAAACCACCCTTTACATCATTCCAGAATTGAGGATCATTGGCTAATTCTGATTCAGTATCTATTCCTGATAAAATTTTTGCAGTACGGTAATTAGCTTCGGCTAACCCAAGTAATGATGAAAATACACCAGAAGAATCTTTATCGTACTGATTGTGAATATAATCGTAATCAAATATATCCTGATTACCTTCTTCAAAAGCTTCACCAGTAGCAGCAAAACCCATACGAGCTAGAGCTTTAGCACCCTTGCTCAACATATTCATTTTGGGACTATTGTAAGCTAATCTAGCATTAAATCCGGTGTAAGCATCAATAAGCTTATTATAATTCTTAGTAGCAGTATCAGATAATTTAACTAAAGGCTTTAATGCGCTAGCTATAGGTTTAGTTATAATTTTACCCATAGCTTTACCTAATGGGGCAAATATCAAAGCTGATTGTGCAGCATCCATTGCAGACAAAGCCATGTTATTATTGTAAACATTTTCTAAGCCATTATCTGCTGAATCTTTTAAAGAGTTTAGAACTTCATCGGAGATTTTAATCTCTCCAGATAAAGTTCTATCTATAATTTCATCATCTGAAATCTTTGTAACATCTATATTAGGATTCTGTTGTTTCAATTGATCTCTACCCATTTGAACATAGTCTTGGATAGATACACCTTTACTTTCAAGATCTTTTTCAATCTTAGAACGATATGCTCCATATACTTGCGCCAATGATTCTCTATGTCTACTATAGATATTACCTGCTAAACTTAGTGCTGTAGCAGCAATAGCTGAGCTCCAACCAATAAGATTAGATGCTGCACCAATACCAGGAACTGCATTCAAAGCGCCAGTAGTAGCATAATGTCTACCAAGATATAAAGCACCTGTTGCTAATGCGTCAGCTACATAGGATTCAACAGTAGACATTGATGAACCTGTTAAACCAGGTCCGGCGTATAATACATAATCAGAATCATAGAAAGGCTTATCTTGAGCTTTCTGTTCTTTTATTTGAAATCTAGCAGAAGGTTTGTATCTTTCAGATCTAGATGTGATAGAATCATAATAATCTTGAATGCTCTTATTTACTTCGGATTGTTCGTTTACCCACCAATCTCTTACCCCATTTAAGTATTCAATTCTCTTATCAACATCTGTACCTTCTGAATCATTGTACTTTGCTAATATTGCGTTATACTTTTCAGAATTGGCTTCTAAATTGTTTTTAAGAATTTCATATTGCTGTAAGGTATTTTGATATTCTTGAGAGCTCTTATCCATAGTAGGTAAGACGCTTTCAAGATTCAAAAGCATTTTCTTATCATTTAAATATTGTAATTCATAATCAATATCTTCAATAACAGGATTAATGTCTTTTACTAATTTAGCTCTTTCAGACATCAGATTAATTTGATCTCTATTATTAGCAAAAGTAGTCCAAGCATCCCTTAAATAACTCTTATCCTTTAGTGTTTCTTCTGGAGTTTCTTTATTTAACAGATACGCATATTCATAATCATCTAATGGAGTTGTTTCTAAGTTCCTATCATAACCCGTTTTAATATTAGTGATAGGAGAATACTGAGCATTGACCGTATCCATAGCCTTACCTAATAAGGCTGCTTTGCTAGGTGTATTGTCAGTAGGATATTGACCTAATATAGATTTTTCCATATATTATTTTAATAAACTGTTTATTAAACTATCATAAGCATCAGTAAATGATTGCTCATAATTATCATTCTGTAATTTTGAACCACCATGAATATCATTAACTTCCTGATCAAATGTCATTCTAGTCATACCATATGGATCAATTGGCTCCATTGTATCAAATGTAAAATATTCACCAGTTAATGGTACATTCCCACCATAAGCATCATCGTAATCTTTTTTATCAATGGGTTTGACATTTAAGCCTGTTTCTGCAGATATACCCATCGAATTACTAACCATAGATTTAAAGCTATCTACATCATAACCAGCATTCTTAATAGCTTGTAAAGGTATTCTCACACTCGCTCTTTGCATTAATTGAGGAATACCATCCACTACTGATGACATGATTCTACCTCTAGGAGTTTTGATAACGTCTTTGAATACTCCAGATTTTAAATCTTCTGCGAAGTTTCTTTCTAATCCATTTGTAGTTTCTACATTGTATTTAATAGAAGGAACCTTCATGATTTTACTTACAAAATCAGTAGCTAATATTAAACCACTTGTGTCTGGTGTAACATATCCTTTAGTTACTGAACCACCTAAATTAATATCAATTTCATTAGAACTCTTAACTTTATTGTAACTATTAAGAATCATACCAGAAGAAGGGTAGGTAATATCGTTCAGTACTCTAGTAGCTGCATCGTAATATTGAGGTAATTTATCAGCTCTTACTCCAGTTTTAGGAAATATTTCTCCAGCTTTGGTTGCAAACAGGTTAGCAATATCATTAGCAGTTGCATCTGACATTTCTTTTTCATAATCCTTTACTAAGGAATTATATTCTTCTGGAGTAATATTACCAGACATTAAGGCTGATGCGGCTTCTTGGAATTTATTAATTACAAATCTAGTTTGTGAATATATTGGACTATTTTCTAACTGACGTTTTTCAAATACTACTGCGTCATTATACAGCTTTTTATAAGCGTCAGGGTAATCTACAGATTCTTTTTCTGTACCTTTCTTCTTTAATTTAGCGGTTTCTAATGCTTGCTTATATTTCAACGCTTGCATAGCATAAGGATCTACGGTGGGATTTTTACGAATGTATTCTTGATTATCTGTATAAGCTCTTTGCATGAAAGCATTAGCTGCATCTTCTTCTGTTGATCCAGGATGATTTCTCATCCACGTTTGCATATGCATTTGCGCTTGTGGAGTAGATAATATTCCACTTCTATTAGCGTCCAGTATGTCTTTAATTTGCTGTCCTGTAACACCGGTCCAAATAAATTCACCGTCTCTACCGAGATAGCTATCCTTCAAATTATTTACATATTCATTAGTTAAGTCTTTTATAGAAGAATAAGCTAAAGGAACTTCATTAAATAATCCTGAAGTAGTAGTATCCCAGTTAGTAAAATCTCTATCGTGCCATAGTGGATTATATTTGTCGTGCAACATTAAAGTTTGAACTTGCTTTGCATATTCATCGAAATTGGCAGCATTCTGTTTTAATGCAGAAAGTTTAGCTCTATCTACATTATTTATTGCAGATTGTAGAGCCATTTGCCATTCCATACTTTTTATTGCTTCTGGATTCTTAGCAGCTTGATCAATAATCGGAAGTACTTTACCTCTAGTTTCTGCATCCCACGTTTGCATATCTTTCATAGACCTAGAACGAAATTCAGCCCACGTATTTGCAGCAGTTCTATAATCTGCTAAAGCTTTGTCAACTCTTTCATTTGCCTGCTTACCCAATGTATATAATTGTTCAAAAGGGATTGGAACATAGGTATCTATAAATTGAGCTTGTGCAGGATTGTCATATCTATTTACTGCCATAATTATACTGTTAAACTATCAACTAAACTATTTACTGTACCGTATCTTAAGAAATTCTGTAAGTAAGGTAATATCTGACGATCTCTACGTGCCTGATTACGCATCTTTTCTTTAGTCTGAGACCATTGACCCAATTGACCAGCAGCAGTGGCACCAAAGTTTCTTGCAGCAGCTCTATTACGAGCGTTTAAGTCATTAGTAAGTACAGTATTCTGTACATATTGTTGACCTAAATTGTTCATCATATTTGCGTATTCACCTAAATATTGATTATTAGCATTATCTCTATTGGCATATACTGAAGTATTCTGAGCATATTCCCCAGTAGCTAATTGATTTCCATATGCTAAATTCATACCAGTATTAGGATTAAGTCTAGCCATGTTGTTACGAGCAATTGCTCTAGATCTTCTATTAGCCGCAAGAGTAGGCTCTATGTTAAGTCTACGACTAGCCATAGCTCTATTAATAGCTCCAGAGTAAGGATTAAGAACTTGATCTTCTATTTCAGGTCTACGTCTACTTTGAATCCAATTATATAGTATAGGAGATAAACCAGACAGACTATCAAATGATGGTTTGTCTTTTGTATTGGAACGTTTAGGAGCCGCTGGAAGTCCTGCATTAATTTTTTCTGCAGTAGGTTTATTGGCTACTATACCCAAAGATGGTGCTTGTAATAATTCTGGAACAGGCGCTTTAAGAAATACTTCGTCGGGTTTATTGATAGGAATTTTAGATTTTGCAGTACCTGTTTTAACTGTATTTGTAGATTTTGATACAGCAACTGCACCAGGCAATGATACTTCAGGGAAGTCATATATAGGTTCATTTACACCTACAGGTATTGTCTCCACAGTAATAGGGTTTACGCCTTGTGTAGGTACAGCTTCTCCATAAGGAGCTGCAGTCATACTAGAATTAGTAGAATTCCAATACTTTCTACTACCTAAACCACCTCGTTGATTTAAACTATTTACGTCGAATGCTTCATTCATTGCACTATTGGCAGTTGTAGCTTCTGCTGGTTCTGTAAAGAACTTTTTTAAAGCATCAGCATAAATACCAAAAGCTTCACCACTCAATAAAGGTATTTCTTTACCCAGTTTTCTAGATTTACCATCGGCATATGCCGGTATTCCCTTTACTTTGGGTTTAATACCTTTCTTAGCTTTAACTGCTTCTTGTTCTGTAAGCAATTGTTCATACATCGCATTTGCATTCATCTGATTTAACTTATCAGCATTACGAGCAAATCTATCTTTTCCTTTACTTCCTTTAGTCATATTAACTAATTTTTTACCTTCTTGCGCAAATGTTTTGTTTGTACCAGGTCTTTTGATCTTATCAGATAGAACAGATTCAAGATTAGAAGCATCTATCAAATGATTGTCTGTACCTGGTTTACTATTAGGTACTTGTTCAATATTACCAAAGTCATCTCTTATTACTTCATTATTATCTACATAAGCCAAATCTGGTAATATACCACCATTTTCAAAAGTATAAGCTAAAGAATTATCATCCCAATATTTTTGTTCAAGTGTGGCTGCGTTACCTTTTCCCATTGCTATTTCTTTAGCATTTGCTTTAATACGCTTCTGTTTATTAATTGCATTCTTTCTAAAGATAGCTGATACAAGGTTTCCAACACCACCTACAACTCCACCTACCGCTGTACCAATACCAGGAAGAATAACAGAACCTACAGAAGCACCTTTGGCAGCACCTCCTAGAGTACTGCCAGCAATATCTGCACCAGATCCTTCTTCTGTAAAGCCTTGTAAACCAGCTCCCAATATAGAAGCAACCTCTAAACCTTGATCTATACCAAAAGCGTAAGCTGGAACTTTCTTTTTATTTATTTTCTTTTTCATATTATATCAATGAATATCTGTATGCTGTACTAATATAAGGAACTTTAAACGTATTACCACCATTGCAATCATATTTGTAATGACAGATTAAATATTTCCCTTTCATTCTATCTCTATAAGATTTGTTTACTAACTCTTCAGCCTCATTTAATTCTCTACTACTGCGAGGGATACAGAATTTATAAGTATCTTCTCTATAATCTATATCATCCTGAGTAAGAGTAAAGCTAGTTTGTCTTTTAGTTTCAAAGTAGATGTTATCAAAGTTAGTATTGTAAGTAAAGTCACCACCATATTCAACATTATCAAATGTTTTAGTTTGAGGATATTTATCATTTACTATAAATCTAACATAAGATACTTTATCTTTACCTGTAAACATATCTAATTCATTACCTGAATTATACTTATATACAGATAAATTCTTGTATATCATTAATTTATCTGTAAATTCAGCATACCAATCAGGTCTATAAGTATAGAATGAAGTAAAAGCTCCAACTTGTTCATTAAACACTAAAGTCTTATCTTCTAGAGTAAGAAGAACTTCATTGTATTTTTTATCATATACAGATATAGGATCATTTGTAATTATGTCCTTATTATCGTGTAAATAAGATTGTACACCTTTTAATTTAGATACAGTACGTAATTGATTATCAAAACCACATATTTCATTTCTATCAGCATCATACCAATATACTGTACTATCTGATTGTGTTGCAGTTCTTAATTGATTCTCTTTAGAACCATTCTTAGTAGTAAAGTAATCAAACCTAGTTAATACACCTCCTGTACCTAACGTAAGTGCACCTGCATTATTATCTTGGATAAGAGAACGTTCATTTACAGCAAGTGTGCCAAAAGCGTCAGTTTGCCAGAACAACAAGTTATTCTTAAACAGCTTTAAGTTATTTATAGAACCAAATCTAGTATCGACATCTAAGTAATTAGCAACTCTAAATTTAGTCCACGAATCTGTTACTTCTAAGTTAGTCTTAGGTTCTGAATTCATTACTCTGGTATCTGTATGTAAATTATCTATACTATAGATTGATTTACTAACATAGTTTTTAGCTCTGGGTTGAGCAGAATAAGCATCATTATAAGCATATAATGGCGTATTCTGAACATATATAGAACCTACTTGTACTATATCATTCTCTACAAAGTGATTTGCATAGCCTGTACCAGATTCATAAGTCTTAGCTGTACCTACTGTATCTGTTCTTAATGAAAGGTTGATAGAAGATTCTAATGGTATATAAGCACCATTATATGCTCTAATTCTTTCATTATCTGGTTGTTCGTAATTATCACTAGCATTGTGGTATGCAAACATGCAGTTAGCATAATCTAATACACCAACATATGTATCGCCACCGAATACATTTACTTTAGTATTACTGTTGTCTTTTACACTAATATAAGATCCTGTACTAATGTATACAGAGTTTTGTCTTGTAGCATAGCTATTACCACCATAAGGTGTTACAGACTGTTTTAAATTGGCAATGAGGATTGTATTAGCACTTTCAGGTCCAGCAGCTAATTCTGGTACTTCACCAACCATAGTATTACGAGAAGTCATATCCGTACTCTGAAATATTGCACATACCCCATGAGGTCCAACTTTCCTAACGTTGTTATCATCATAATCACTAGCCTTAGATGTATCTCCGTATACCCAGTTATAGTATACCATGCTACCTACATTGGTAGCTTTAGTTCTCCATGCGTCGTCATCTAAGTCAAAGGGATCTGTATTAGTAGCAATTGTAATGTCTTGAATTGATGCTGAATTATATCCCCCTGTAGTAACTTTATTGTAATACTTAGCTAAAGTGGCATCATACCATGATTCTGCACCCATATAAATTGCATTATTTGCAGTAGACTGTTTTATAGAATCACCTATAGCCGTAACCGAAGTATAAGCCCAACCGCTATTCTTAGCCCAACTAGTACCAGTATTCGAGGTTATATTCTTTAAATCATGTTTTGAAGCTTTTGCCCCAACCAATACTTTGACTTTATCACCTTTGGGTACAACCTTATCATTCGCAGGAGTACCGTTACCCATAGATTCATCAGGAGATATTGAAGATCTTAGTCTATATATACCTTTAATCTCTGTAGCTCTGCCTGTTACTTCAGATGCATTTGTTCTATTGACACATATTTCTGGAGATATAAATAAGAAATATTCATTAGCATTCTGACTACTAAAGTCAAAAGCATGTGCATATTTATTATTTTGTGACACCATACCGTGAGAAGTAGAATAAGTAAGATATGGAAAAGCAGTTAATTGATTTGTATTATCATAATTACAAACACAACTAACAGCTCCTTGCATCAATATTGTTCTATCTGAAATAGTTCTTTCACATCTTACAATCTCATAACCAGTAATCTTCTTACTTTGGATTAAATCACTTGGTATATTAACTGTGAATTGTACACCTAATGGGTGTGTAACTACTTCTAGACTATTAGTAGTACTACCACCAATATCTACTCGCATACCTGAAGTAAAGATGTTATAACCGGGTGCACTAGCTTTAGGCATTCTTATATCTGCGATCCAGCGTGCAGAAGATACTACATTTTCTTCATTGTGGAATACAATAGCAAAACGATATATTTCATCTCTCATATAACTCCTTGCCATTGATTCTACTTCACTATTACTATAGTTTAATACTTTAGCAGTAGCATCAGCAAAAGATAAAGACCCTGCATCTGACCAGGAACCATCTTCCTCAATGTTATATAAATCTAGAGTAGATGTAGAGCGTGCTTTAGAGTTTAATGAGAAAGAATCTTCAGCATAACCTGTCCTAGATGTAGGGGCATCACTTTCAATTAGATTTGTTTTTATAAACCTATATGAAATATTTTTACCTATACCACCATATACATACTTACCTGTAGCATCTGGAGCATATAAATACTGACTATTATCATCATAGTTTGCAGGACAAATACAGTCGTGATTAGTTGGTATATCTTTAGTACTTATTTCTGAAGTAGAAAATGTTATAGAATCCTGTCCAGATGTAGAAGTTAATAATATTTGACCATTCTTATTGCATCTATATGCTCTAGCATCAAATTCATCATCACTAATATCCCAAGTCTGTTCAGTGATATTAGCAGCAAATAACATGTTATCTTTAGATTCTATTACTTTGGGAGTAAATATATAAGTACTTAAACCATTGAATTCTTCCAGAGTAAGTTCATCAATAACTGAACCACCTTTATCTTCATAAACTAGAGTATTATTCGAAATACTTATTTCATCTATCACTGTAGTAACTGGTTCTGCAGTATTACTAGAGTAATATATAGAAATTATTCTAGCTCTACTAAAAGAGTTAGTATCCACAGTAGTCTGTAGCTTAATGGATCTGTTGGTAGTCTCTTCTTTAGAACTACCATAAATATCTTGGCTATTAGTATTTTCTAAACTTCTAGATACTGTAATAATTGGAGATAAAACAGATATAGATGTTTCAGATGTTCTGGGATTAAATAGTTGATAGCAATATTGATACTTACCGGCTTTCAATCCACCTGTACCTAAACCTTTAAAGAATAAAGGTGGTAATTGACTCTTTGGTGATATATTTAAAGAGTCTACATTAAGATTAGGATGAGTTGTGGCTACATTTAATACTCTAATTTGATGTACCCCATCACACCAGTATATCTTAACTAGATCATCAGATTCCCATTTACAAACACTACTAACAGCATAATGACCATCTATAATAGGAATGTCTAATGCTATGTTAGACGCTACTGTAGTTGCTATAGGTTCAGTTTCAGATGCACCAAAATCATATCTATAGATATTGAAGTTACTACCTTTCTTAGTAAACACAATTGCCCAATCCCTAATTGTATTTGTATGGACTATTGTTTCACCATTCAATGTCAATGTAGGATTGAGCTTACGCACACCTTCAATATTCTGCATTACTCCAGTAGAACTATTATCATTGGCAATAATACGTATGTTTTCTGCCCATTGATATTGTCCTGAATCTATAACTGAATAGTCTAGATCACAGTTCATTCCCTTCTGAAAAGTATTTGTTTGTCTTTGTGCATTCATTATGTAGTAGCATTATAAATTATTTGACGTTCCCCAGTATGACTATAGAAGGAATTATGATCTCTAAACTCAGGAACAATCTTATTCCAATTGTTCTTTATAGATTCTAAACCATCTTCGTTAGGCATCAATGCTTCCGCATATGCTTGATTCCTATAGAAATTCCAAGATCTACGAATATCATAATATACTTCCCTATTCATTCTACCATTAAGATACTCTGGGTATTTCATTTTCATTGTAACATACCAGTATAGAGCTTCAGTATATGAGGTCATGTCTGGTATTAAAGCATAACCTTCTTCATCTGTATAAATACCACTGTATGATAGCTTAAGATAACCACATGGAGCGTTGCACATAATATAACCAGGTTTAACAGTATATTGTATACCTAAACTTGGATTTGCTGTATCAAAATAAAAAGCTTGATGATCACCTATAGTGTGTTGATTAATTAAATTAGATACTATAGTTCTAAGATTCTGATTTGTATTAAGCATTTCAATTGCTTCGGTTTTATCTATATTACCATACATATCTACCACTAGATTCACCATCACATCATTCTGTACAATCATATTTGGATCGCAGTGTTCACATTTGCAATCATGTCTACATTCCTTAGTATGCCCAAAATGATCACAACAATCACAACAGCAATCGTCATGATCCCATACAGCAAATGAGCCTGTGGCTTTTCTAGTTGGAAACCACGGTCCATCACAATTAAATGAATACGCTACTTGATGAAGCTGATGTAAATCACATGGTATCTGAGCTTGATGATTGTGTATTTCTACAGTCTTTACCTTAGGTTCTAATTGTGTAACTGCACCAATTTTTTCCATTCCTTCAGCAATCCATTCGAAGTAGTCTGTGATTTTAATTTCATTTTCTTTTAAATCTAAATCCGCTATTATTTTTGCAATTACAGATTTAGAACTAATCAGTTTTGTAATCATTTTTATATCTCCATTTATATTTGTATGCAGTTTTACATTTACCTTGGCAACATCTTTTTATTTGTACACGTCTATTTATAAATCCCATAGCTTTTGCAGCGTCTGTAATAGAATTATATTCATTAACTACGTTTCCGTTTAAATCAAGTTGTAATACGGCCTTTCTTAACTTAGCTACATAATCAGAGTTCTTCATAAACTCTGACTTTTTTTGTAATGTTTCTTTTGACCATATTCTATTTTTGTTAGCTTCTCGAATAATATTCCTGTGTGTTTCAGTTATCACGTGTCCGGTATAAACTTC